TGTGGCTTTATAGGCTTGGAGTAATTGGGTTACTATACTAGATAATAATAACTATTCTTCTACTCTAGATGGTAGATATGTAACTCTTGCTACAAACTAGACAGTTAGTGGAATTAAAACTTTTAGTACATAGTAGAAATTTACAGTAGCGACTGGAACATCTCCCTTCACAGTATCTTCTACTACTGTTGTTTCTAACCTAAATGCTGATATGCTAGATGGATGGCATCTAAATTATATACTAAAAGATGGATATGTTACAAGTGCCACGTCTGGACTTTCGTCGTATTGGAGAAAGGTGTGGGACATAACATTAAATAATTAGTATAATGATGTTGACATTAATCTTCTTGTGCATTCAGCTTATAATTAGTAGTGGGGAATAATATCTTTTAAATTAAGATAGAATGGAACTGGAACCGCAAAGAGTATATCTGCTTTCCTGGCTGAAGTTGTAGGAAATATACCACTAGATAGATTCAGATTATACTATAACAATAGTAGTGGATTATGTTAGCTATGGTGCAATCCAAATGGTTAGTATGACGTCTATAACTATAGAGTTCTAGCTAAGACTTGGAGAATAGGTACTGAAGCTGCTACTCTTGGAACATTTTATACTGGTGATACTTCCACAGCACAGTCTCTTCCTTCTGATAGTTATGTTTCTATGACTGGAATAACTATAGTTAATACGGCTGCAAAGGTTGCTAATACCCTAACATTTTCTGCAGGAAAATTTTCTTCTAAAACGTATAACGGAAGTTCTGCAATAACAGTTAATGTTCCGACTCACACTAGTCATTTAACAAATGATAGTGGATTCTGGACTGGAACAAGATATTGGGCTAACATAGCAGTATCTACTTCTTCTAGTACAAGTACTTCACCTACGTTTAGTACTGCCTATACTTCAGATTGGTTTAGAAGTACTGGATCTACGGGATGGTATTCTCAGACTTATGGTGGTGGATGGTATATGTCCGACAGTACTTGGATTAGAACCTTTGGGAGTAAATCGGTTTATCAGGATACTGGATAGATAAGAACTGACGGCTATCTAGTTACAAATGGAGGTTTAACTGCTGGGGCTACTAGTCCAAATAATTGGACGTATAAGCTCCATGTTACTGGGGCATCTTGGTCTTCTGGGTTAATCAGGGCAGGAGGAGGGTTCTATCATAATTCAGTAAATAGCAACAGTTATGTGTTACTAGCAGGAGGTTCTTATAAAGGTCTGGGAGATTTTGCCAAGGGTAACGCAGGTTCAGCAACTAAGGGTGTATACGTGACTGGAGGTACTGTAACTGCAATGACTTATTCTCTTAGTTCAAATCTAAACTCAGGAACTTCTGGTAAATTAGCTTATTATAGCTCAGCTACAACAGTGGCAGCATATTCTTCGAGTGTAGGGTCATCTGCCTAGCCTATATACTTAAATGCAGGATCCCTATCTGCAAGCTCATATTCGTTTACTGGAACCTATTCAAATCCAGTCATAGTATGGTGTGGTGAGATATATAGAAGTGCCCCAGGTTCCACTTACTGGTATTCTGAAAAAAAGGGTGGATGTTGTAGTATATCTTTTACTACTAATAATGCAGGTTCTAATGGTAACTTGATAATAAGTATTCCACATTGTGAACCTTATGCAGCTTTTTGTTCCACGGTAAGAATTTTTAATGGTTCTACTGCCATATCAGCTGGAGATGGTACTATTACTGGTAGAAGTGCAGGAATGGGAGATTATATGACTATCTGTGGTGTGAGTGGTACAACAGGAAATGTATATATAAGAAAGTTTAGCCAGCAAAATGCGGATAATGATTCCTGGAAAAACGGAGAGCTAGGAACAACTACTACGTCGAATGGTAATAGACCGGTAGCAAGGTTTTATTTGATGATTGTTGGTAGATATATTTAATATTTATTAACATAATTATGTTGTCAAATTAAAATTTATATAGTATAATAGAATGTATTTAAAATTAATGATTTATGACTTTAAATGATGTATTGACAAAACAAAATGTAATCACCAAGGTTATTCTTAAGGATGGTGACAAGGAACTCCCAAAAGAGTTAAAAGTAAAGATTATGCGCATTAGAATGGCTTACAATAAAATTAAGAAACAATTTGATGCCGATGCTCAAGAGTTTGCCAATCAGATTATTACAGATGAATTAAGAGAGCTGTCTGAAAAAGCTGATAGAACACCAGAAGAGGATGCTAGATTTAACGAGCTAAATAACAAGACTAATTCTGAATATTAGGAATATCTTATTCAAAAGGGATTAGAAGAAGTCTTAGATATACCAGATGATACTTTATCATTAGATGAGTACTCAGACATTTTAGATGTTAATTCTGGAAATGATGTAGAAATTAATGGAAACATTATTAAGGCTGCTGACCTAATGGAGATTATATTTGATTTATTTATAAACGAGTAATTATGGAAATTGTAAAATAGAATGAGACTTATAAAATTACAGATACAGTCGATAGCTGGGTAATGGAGGGAACTGCTAGCAAGGATGTAAGTGGTGCTATTAATATAAATTTCTCTGTAACAGTTTCTGGGGAATTGTCAGAATATCTAGGAGACTGCGGATATTTTAAGCCAGCTGATACGTCTATGGTTTCTACTAACTTTAATGTTGCAGAGCCTAATAGAGATAAGTTTGTTGCATATATAGATACAGTAATAGATTCTATATTGGAACATTTTTCAACGGAGGAATAACAATTATGGGAAGAAATAAACTCTCTTAAAGAAATGTTCAGAGAATTTATTAAAACATCTTTAAAATAGGAACAACATGGCAACAATAATTGAAATTCAGAGTCAAAATTTGAGCATCTTTCAGATTGTGCTGAACAAATCGTTAAGCATGGAAAGAAATTGATGCATTGTTTATCAGAACTAGAAAGTAAATCTGGTGAACACTACATGGAAAGATACGGAAAACGTAGACGTGGAGGAATGAGAGATTCTGACTACGACGACGAGGACTACCCAAGATACTATTGATATGAGAGCAGCTTTGGATATGTATGACGATATGCCAAAGTATATGCGTAAGTACTTACAAAACTACGGTTGGCATTTCAATAAGGCTTTGTGTTCATACGCTATTTCTTTTATGAAGAAGGGAGGAAAATCCCTAGAGCCAGTATCCAAAGAATACATTGATAAGGTATTAACGTAGAATAACATTAAACTAGAAAATAATGTTGGTATGATTATGTATTTGTTGGCAATATGTGTAAGGCTGATTATTACGGAAGTAGTATAACAGATGAAAGACATTTTGCTCTTTACATTAAAGATACCATAGACGATGAAGACGCTGGAGATGGTACTACTATGAGGAGATGGTATGCTACTATGGTAGCTAACGGAACTATGGTAGACTGGGAGGATGTGATATGACACATTTCAGAGTATTGTTTGAGAAATACGATTGGGATATAGAAGTTTGCATAATTGTAGAAAATCCCAATGTTCAATACATTTTGAGTAGATTAGAGAATTTGGGATGTCCAGACGATGTTTTACATAGGGCAGCTTCTAGGATAGAGGATTACGAAAATTCAGGTTTTACGTTTACTAACCAAGAAGAACACAAAAGCATCATAGTTATAAATAGACCTGATTCCGCTGAGGAATTTATAGATACTTATAACCATGAAAAGAATCATGTTGAAATGCATATATGTAAAGAGTTTGGTATTGACCCATATTCCGAGAAAGCTGCTTATCTAAGTGGTCAATTAGCAAAAAAGTTATTTAAAGCATAGTTGAGAAACTGGATTAGATAACTATATATAATTAGTAGGAGGATTTCCCTAAGTTGGGAAGTTCTCCTATTTTTGTTTTGATAAATCACTAGTTATGACTATATATTACTGTAAACATATAAACATATAATCTTATGAAATTTTTTACTATCAAAGAACTAACAAAGAGCACTACTGCTTAGTAGAAGGGAATTAAAAATGTTCCGTCTAAAGAATAGGAACAAAATTTGATAGCTCTTATAGAAAATGTTCTAGACCCTCTTAGAGAGGCATATGGAAAGCCAATCGTTGTTACTAGTGGATATAGATGTCCAGCTCTAAACAAGGCTGTAGGAGGAGCTAGTAACAGTCAGCACATGACTGGATAGGCTGCCGATATAAGAACTATTGAAGATACTAAGGCGGAAAATAAAAAGCTATTCGATTTAGCCCAAAAGCTAAAATTACCATTTGACTAGCTAATAGATGAGCATAACTTAGATTGGGTTCATATAAGTTATTCTAATAGAAATAGAAGACAAGTATTAACAATAAAATAACATGGGAGAAGGTAAAACCAATATGTTCGGTAAAACCTATAATACTATTGGTTCTACCGATTCTAACTTTTTAATAAAAACAAAGGGAGATTTGAAAGTCCAATGGGGCGGCAAATTTATAGATATAATTAAGAATGGGAAATTAGCCTCTGCTGGAGCTGACATACTTAAAGTTGCTACCAGTTCAGATGAGATTTCAAGTAATGGAATCTATTTAGTTCCTACAGAAGAAGGGAATGAGGTTTGGATTTCAATAGATGGAACTAAAGTTAATTTAGCTGGAGAAGTTGGAACTACTTACGTTTCATTCCTAGCTGAACAAAAAGAAGTAACTGCGGATTAGAAATATACAGCGTTAACTAATGCAGGGTTCTACTATGAAACTTTAGAATAGGCTAAAGCTTCTGGAATAAAGGCTGGAATAATCTTTGTAGAAGGAGATGGAAAACTTTATGTTGTGAAGGAGGGGGAACTTCAAGATTATTATCTAACTTAGCAACAATTAACTGGACAAGAGCAGACAAATAAGTTTGATGAGATCTATGTAGGAGCCTTACACATATATACTAATGATGGGTATAGCACATTCGATACCTAGAAGATGGTACTTTTAATGAATGGAGACTAGTATTTATTAATAGAAGATTCTATGATTTATGTGGGATATTCTATTTCATTAAAAAGAAATGTGCTTATACAATCAGAAGGGGCCTCAGAAAATGAGGGATTTAGGTTGTATAATACAGAGGAGGGATCTATTCTTGAAGTAGATGATATAGTATGGAGAAATCAGCCAGACCCCTCTGTGGTATACTCTGAACAACTTAGGGAGTCAGATATATACAGTTAGCATAATAATGTTATCTAGAAAGTAATAAACACACAAGAAATATAGGACGATAAGTTTAAAGTTAAGTGCGTATTAAAGTATAACAATAGTTATTAGGCAGGATAGTATATATATATTTATCTCTCTGAAGATTAGACATAGTATGTGATTCAACTTGATATAGGGCTGGAAGATGGAGTCTACATTATTTTAGCAAAGCTTTTGGAGGACAAAATAGCTCCGGAATTAATTTCTATAGAAGTTACATATGACGATGGTAGCAGAACTACTGTATTAAATATACAAGAAGGAGAAAACTATGGATAGTCTTAGGTTAGCATTTCCAATACTGGAACTATAGATAAAGCAAAAATACTGGCAGGACCTAAAAATATAAGGTTTGAAGAATAGTCATGGTAGGCAGAGGAAGATGAGGAAAACGAAGTAGTTGGGGATATAGGAACTGACGAAATTATTCTGAATAAGGCTTCTGCAAAAGAATATGAAATTATTGAGAGTGCTCTAGAGTATGTTACTATATTAGTATCCTAGAAAGATATCAACTCTTTTTTAGACTGGAGTATAAATGCTTTAACCTGCTTATCTAGCAGACCTTATATTAAGATATAGGGAAGTAATATAGATGTGCTAGACCGTTCTAAAACCATTACTGAAGAAATAACTAATGAATCTGGAATAGTCGAGACTGTAGAAAAGCCAGACGAAACAATTCATACCAGAATTGGTACAGTAAAGGAGACTGACTTCCAATAGCTTAAAGAATGCCCTGAGAAATAGGAGGAAGTCTAGGTTGGAATATATTCTGATAATTTTATTGGGTTAAACTCAAAACTATACGATTCAGTTTTTAAGAAAAGATGTGATTATCCTAAATACGATGAATCTGTTGAAATTCCAGAAGATTTTTAGGATGAAAAATATAATAAAGCAGTTCCAAATGTTGAATGGATTAAAGAACTAATTAAACTAGCAGTTCCAAGTGGGACCATTGCTATGTATAATGGGCAATCAGAAATCCCAGAAGGATGGGCTGTATGTGATGGAAATAACGGAACTCCTAACCTAGTAGGAAAATTTATTAAAGCTGTGTCTGCAATAGATTAGATAGGAGACAATGAATCTGAGTTGAATGAGAACAATGAATTCATAATTACTTAGGAACATCTTCCAAAACATAGCCATCCTCACAAACCTCATACACATAATCTAGGAGGAGACCTATCGGGAACCACAGGAAGTTCTGGAGATTTAACAGTATCTTTAGATTATTCAGATTATAACTGGGGAATAGAATCTGTTTAGAAAACATTTGTCACATCTGTAACCGGAGAAGGGGTAACTTCAGAAACCGGAACTGTTGATGGAGTATCAAATATAAGGACCCAGGGAGGAAACGCTACTGGGGGAAGTCATACTCATTCTATTTCTTTAGATGCTGAAGGAGGAGTTTCTTTATCTTCTGCTACAAGTGAGGAAGAGACTTTAGAAGATTCCGAATGGCCAAATAAACCTCTAAAAATAGAACCTCGCTCTTATTCTCTAGTATTTATTATGAAATTATAATTTTTTATTACAGAAGTTTAACATTTAATTATGTTTTAATTGCTGTCTACCTAATCAATACATATATATTGTATGATTAACTAAAAAATGATTATGTATATGGAAAATTTTGATGAAGTGATTTTTGACGACGACGAGTTTGGAGGTGATTCCTTTGAACAAACAAAACCAGAAGATGGTGATGGCAACCAGCCTTCTAATGGCGGAACACCTTCTGGATAGCAAGATGAAGATTTAACAACTGAAGTACTACGTCTTAAAGGTATTACTGACCCAGGAAAAATTAAATTCGAAGATGAAACTGGTGCTATTGTAGAAAGAGCTTGGGACTCATTAAGCAGAGAAGAATAGATTAATATCTTGATTGACCAAGAACCAGAACAGTAGGACTTCGATGAATCTGAATTGTAGCTTATTAACACAATTAGAGAGAGTGGAATGACTCCAGAGGAGTACATCTAGTCTTTACAGCCAGAAGTTGAACCAACTAAACGATATAGAGTCGATGATCTTTCTGACGATGAGGTTTATGCGTTGGATTTATTACATAAAATTGGGTCCGATATTTCTGACGAGGAAATCAATCAAGCACTTGAATTAGCTAAACAAAATGAAGGTTTATTCAAGAAAACAGTAGAAGGTCTTCGTAAAGAATATATAAGACTTCAGGAAGATGAAGAAGCTCAGATAGCTAGTGAAAAAGCTGCTAGAGAAGAGGCTGCATATAATAAATTTGCCGACTCAATCAAGGGTCAAATTAAAGACCTAAATTCTTTTGCAGGACAACCTTTGCAACTATCTGATGATGATATAGAAGATTTATCCTCGTTTATGCTAGACATAGATGATTAGGGATTAAGTGCGTTTGGTAGAGCTATGAATGACCCAGCTTTATTTACTAAAGCCGCATTTTGGATTCTTAATGAGGATAAAATAGTAGAAGAATTAAACAAACAGATTCAGGATAACTATAGAAGAGGTTATGAGCAAGCCAAGGCGGATTTATAGGGAAAACCTAAGCCTAAATTGGTGTTCGACAAACCCGCTTCACAAAAGAAAACCACAGACGATGTGTTTATAGATGATGAAGATTGGTATTAAGATTTATTAACATTTAAAAAGAATAATTATGCTTGTAGCGAGTTTTGTAACTAATCGCCCTACGATGGGTGACACTAGAACTTATGAAGATTTTAGTAAATTCTTAGGAGAAAGACCTCACCGTTTAGGCGTTGTATCTCGTCTTTATCCAGAATTAACTGCAACTTTCTTGACAGAGGCTCTAAGAAATATTTTCTATGGAGATACCAAGAAAGCAACTGGATTCCAGAATATTGATTCTACTTATTTTGAATGGGAAGTAGAAACTAATTACATTAAGAGAATCCCCTTCGCAGCAGTGCCTGTTGAAGATGGAGCTGATGGCTCTGAAATTGAAATGATTTTCCCTGAAAACTATTATCAATTACACGAAATTTTCAAAATTGAGAAGACTGGACAGCAATGTTTTGTTGTATCTCGTCCTACTAGAAAGGCTGACAATATGTGGTCTGTAATGGTAAGACTCATCGACGATGACTATTCATCAATCCTAGATAAAGATGGATGTTAGGTAGGTGATACAACTCGTTTCATTGGTAATGCTAAACCAGAATTGCATGATACTGGCTTCGTTAAGTATCAATCTAATGTTGAAAAGATGAGAAACTATATGACAACTATTCGTGTTGACGATAGCTACTCTTCTAAATATGCATTGATGGAAGATACCTTCATTAAGGTTGGTAAAGGAGAAAATCAAGGATGCCTAACTGAAAAGATTTATAAACTTGAGCCTATGAAGAAGAATCTAATTGAAAACTTCTTGTATGCTCGTGAAAATATGATTCTATTAGCTAAAGGAAATATTGGGGTAGATGGTAAAGCTACTATTTCCGATAGAGGTACTGGACGTCCAATTCCTATTGGTGACGGTATGATTCCTCAAATCGAAAGATTTGCTTCTAAATATGCTGCTAATAGAGTAACTATTAATACATTCCACACTATCATTTCTACGATGGTTGAAAAAGCTGAGAAGCCTACTGGCAACCACTTTGTATTCATGGTAAACGAAAGAATGTGGGGAATTGTACAGAGAGTTCTTGGAGATTATCTAGCAACTCGTAAGACCGATGGAGCTTACTTGTGGTCTAGAGGCGGAGAAGGAAAATACATCAAAGTAGGTGCTACATTTGATGCTTATGAATGGGGTGGAAATGTTGTATCATTTAAAGTTGATAGAACATTAAGTAGAGAGTTCTTAGAACCATACGCTCTATGTATTGACCTTACGACTGGTAAGACTTCTACTCAACCTCCTGTAGCTATGTATTCTCTGAAAGGAAAAGACTACATCTTTAACGAAGTACTTGGTGTAGGTGGACGTTCAGGTGGTGACAGCGGTGTAGTTTCTACTCCTGTTGCTGGAGGTATGATGACTATCCACGGATACGCTGGTATTGCAGTGTTCAACCCATACCGTTCATTTATTCTTCGTTGTAAAGAGTAATTTTAAATAAGATAAGATTAAACAAAAATTAGATAAGGTAGGGAACGAGGTGCTTCCCTACCTAATTCTTTAAAATATGAAAATGAATTATGGCAAAAAAGGTTAATGAAGTACAAGACGGTGATTTAAAGAGTAACATCGTTGTATTAAGAAGTGTGTTTGGTAAAGTAGGACAGAAATATTATATTCAACCTCAAAAAGATTCTCGTGGCAGATATGCAGATTGTGTTAAAAGGGTTAACTCTCAAGGAGATATTATTTTAACACCAGAAGAAATTGAAAAAGAGTCAAAAGGATTAGCTGCTTATATTCCAGAGACAGAGTTGTTTGTAATAGAAGATGGTAAAACTTTTAATTTGGATGATGTCTATGAGAACGCTGTTTGGGAAGCAATTAAAAATTGTGACCTCATCGCTCCAGACAGGTTTGCAAAGAATGATAAAGGAGACTATCTAATTGACGGAACTGTAGACCCGCGGTCTAAAAGACCTAGATATGGAACTGCAGAGCTTTATGTAGATAGACCTGGATTTGAAGCTCAACGTAGAGTTACTAGACGTAAACTCATTGTAGAGGCTTCTAATTATATCATGAATGATGAGCGTGGATATGAAGGAAGATTGCTAGTTGCCAAGGTATTAGGTAGAGATATGAAAAATCAGCCAAATGCTGATGTTGAAGACTATCTATTGTCTATAGCTGAGAAAACTCCAGAGAAAATTATTAATTGCTACACTGGAGGAGATATTCAACTTCGTATGCTGTTTATAGAAGCTCGTGAAAAGGGAGTTATTCTTAAAAAGGATGGACTCTTTGTTTATGGAGAAGATGGTAAGGTAGCATTAGGAGCTACAGATAATGCAGTTGTAGAATGGATGAAATTATCTAGAAACGCCAAAACCTTAGCCTTAATTAGAAAAGACACATATCCTGATATGTTTGAAGATTAATTATCAATATTTTAATATAATGCGAAATGACCGCAAGACAGGTTTTTGAAGCTACGCTAATAGAACTTAGTAAAATTCAAGCACCTTCACTAAAGCTTTATGAGTTTAATTACTTATTCAATAAGGCTATAAACTAGTACATTAATAAAGTATACAATGTATACGATATTAACTAGCAAACTACTGATGACCTGAGAGTCTTGAAAGCTACAACTTTCTTGACTCCTCACAAAGTAGAACTTGCAGGTAGAGCATCTGGAGCTGCAAAAGACAGTGCCATTCAAAACACCAAAGCAGTTACTGGAAATCAAGATTCTCCAGAAGGAGGATATACTGGTTAGGCTTCTTCTTATTTAAGTAAAGCACATCGCTCAATCCAATCTCTGCATGGAGCTACTTATGAAGTATATATGCCTATTGATTACTTGCATATGTTGAATTGTGTTTGCATTTATTATGTTGCTAAACAAAAAGATTGCTGGGATGCAGGCTCATATATTGAAATCCCTGCAACAAGATTAACTGCTGATTCTTGGAGTCAAATCATTACTGATATTTATAATAGACCTTCGCCCATGCGTCCGTACTATTATATTCATAATCTTAACCAACAATAGGTATTACCTACAGACCCTCGTACTGAGGTTACTACTGGAACAGGTCTTGAAGAAGTTGGTATTGACATGAATGGAATTTATCAGGTTACTTCCGCTTCTGGAGGAGAATGGGAGGATAATGATATTGATGCAGGAACTGCTGGTGGCACAACAAATATGAAAACCCAAAATTCCAACTTCCAAAGAACATTTAAACTAAAAATAGGAGAAACAGAACAATAGGTATCTCTTGTAGAAAAACCAATTGCCCTTAGAGCTGGAAATACTTCCAATGTTCGTTGTGAAATTAGATATGGTAAGGACGACAGTTTGTTCCAATTAGTAGAAGTGCAGATTGATTATGTTAAGTGTCCATAGTTTATCCGTCTAACTCAAGAACAGATAGACTTAACAGAAGATACTTCTCAAATCATGGAGTTCCCAGATTATGTAAACCAAGAGATTATAAACGAGTTGGTACACTTAGTAATGGAACGTGTAAACGATCCTAGACTAGGCAATAATATTTAGATGACTCAATCTATTGCTAGACCAACTGGGCAATAGCAACCAGCCCCTCAACAAGGCTAATTAAAATTTAATTAATTATGGCAACAGGTTTAAATTTCCAAACTTAGACGATTATTAATTCGAATCTGGATCCAGATTCAAGTAAACTAAATGGAAAAAGTACTAACAATACTTACCTTTTCAAGAGTGACAAAACAAACATTGATGGTGTAGAAGTTGATGCTCTCAAGATTAAAAGAGACTTTGTATTTGTAAAAGATTGTGTAAAAGCAATCAGAAAGAGAGCTGGATATAATGCTGTAATGTGCAAAGCTACTATAAACTTTGCAGATTCTGCTCTTTTAGCTGCTTTAAGAGCAGGTGGAGCAAAAACATATTGCAGACTCGATATTTATTTGGGTGTTGAAGGTGCAGAACCTTATATTTATTCAACTCCCTGGGTTCAAAAAGGTATGCCATTCTGGATTGAGTTTACTGTAAAAGAAGCTGATGAAGCTGCTACTATTGCTAAAAACGTAGCAGATATGCTTAAGAAAAATCACGTATTCCTATGTGATAAAGATTTGATTAACGTATCTGTATCTGATAGTAAATTAATCCTAGAAGGAGCTACTGAATATCAGAGATTCCGCAAAATCGAAATTAGCACATTTGATGCTTATGATGATTATGCAGATAAAGTTGCAGAATTAGACCCAACTAAAACTGCTGCTGCAGGCATCAAGTTGGATGAAAGAGGTAAGAATAGCTTCGGTACATATTCTCAAATCATTAAAGATTTAAGATTACCTACCGCTGCAAACTATCAATGGACTCATATCCGTCAGGTGGAAACTCCTATAGTAGGCGCTATCTACAATCAATATATTGTAGAATATGAAGCACCAGCTACAAATGATGGTCTTCACGCAGTTGGGCAGAGAATGACTTCTCATACTGTTCATGTGTTCTGGGTTAAGAATGATCCTGATTTGATTTCAGCTTGGGAAACTGCACTTGGTACAGTAGGTACTGTAGTTGACGTTGATGTCACTTCTAGTGACGAAGATGCTAGCGAAGTAAGCTCTTAAATAAACTAAAGGTGGGACTACCCTGTTCCGCCTTTCTTTTTAATAAGGTATGGAACAGTCTATTTTAGAATGGGCCTTAGCAGTAATAGGCAGTGGTGGTATTGGCGCAGTTATCACCTACATTTGTACATTTAAAAGCAAGAAGAAATAGGTGGAAGCTGAAGCAGAATCTTCAATGGTCGATGTTGAGCACAAGAAAACAGACCTCAAACAAGACCAATATGATTATTTATAGAAAACGTGCGATAAGTACATAAAAGATTATCATGAACTTGAAGGCGATTTTAGAAAGCAGATTTCAGAATTGAGAGAATAGATGGATAGAATCATGCTAGAGAAATCTCAGGCTATATCAGCAAAATGTAACGAAATCGCTACTCTGAAATCTAAGGTTACTTATCTGAAGGGTATTAGATGTTATAACTTTACTTGCAAACATAGGATAATGACTAATCCTGATAAAACAGAAGAATAATGTATATAGAAAAACTTGCATCCCAAATTCGTAATGATGTTGTATCTGGACTAAGAGGTTATCATTAGAACTTATCTATGAATATGGATTAGCTAGAGGATGAAATAGTTGCCTGTAGATTATCTATATTACATTAGTATTTCCTTAGAGGAATATTCCCTATCAAAGACCTATTGATAGCAATTAACTGCATAGATGTAGATTGTGAATCTCTTGAAAGGTGTAGATGTGGAATGAGAAGTGCAGATGATACTGTAACAGCTCATTTTGAAATTCCACAGGTTATTTCGCAATACGGAAAGCAAGCTATAGAATACATAGGTTCTACTGATAGACAAAATAAGTTCACAATAGTAACATCATTATCAGAATTTAATAATAGAAAATATAGAAAAAGAAGTTAGAAGAAGCCATATGTTTGGATTGATTTTGCTCCAAACGCAAATGGAATGTTAGACTGCTTCTTATTTAATGCTCCATTTTTGCAACAAGTTTCTGTAGTTGCTGTCTTCAAAGATCCTAGATAGCTTAAATAGTACAGTTGCTGTAATACTGACGAGCTTAATGGCCCAGATGTAAACACCAGTTTTATTGATTAGTTAGTTAAAGAGAAGTTAACTAAAGAAAAACTATACTACTATAGATAGGTGGCTGCACAACCTCTTCCAAACGATTAGCAATATGTAACAGGAGGATAATATGAGTAAACTTAATAACTTTCATTACGCCATAAGTTTAGCTCAAACGCTATACGATATTGAAGGAGATGACGATGACCTAGAAGAAATCGGTCTAGTGGCATATAACTTTATTGGAAACAAAAATACTAGATTATATAGGGCATCATTAGATATAAATTGTTAGGATGGGTCAGTTTAGCTGCCTTGTAATGTTGACATTATAGAAGCAGTAACTTATTGTGGTCCTGAGGATTGGGGATATACGAGTAATACAAAAGAGTTTGGAGATATACAGTCTTTGTATACTGAAAACTATATAGAAAGTAGAAAAGCTTTCCTAGATCCTTTTTATGTTAGCGGAAAATTCGTTAAATATAAAAGAGTGGGAGATACGCTTTATGTAAATAAAGGACTTGGAAGAATAAATATTCTCTATCATGGAATATTACTTGATGAAGAAGGTCTTCCAGAGATAAACGATAAGGAAGCTATAGCAATAGCAGAATATATTGCCTATACTTATAAATACAAGGAAGCAATACGTACTAACAACTAGAATGTGTTGAAAATGGCTTAGGAATTAAAAAGATAGTGGCTCCTACATTGCTAGGCTGCTAGAGTTCCAGAATATGTATCACAAGAAGAAATGGATAAAATACTAAATGTATAGGCTTCTTGGGGACGTAAATTCTACAATAAGAGCTATAAACCAACTATGTAAAATATGTAGGGAGGCAATTTGTCTCCCTATTTTTGTTTATGATTATGAGTGATAAGAATTATGCAATGGGTCATGCTTTTTCTCTGCATGATACCTTTATGAATTTTCCAGTAGAAAAACTAAAAATGACAACAGAATAGTGCAAAGAGACATATTCTGATGGAAGTAAAAGAGATTTAGCCGCTTCTATCTTTGCAAGAAGCGTATAGATGGTAGTTGACGATATTATAGATAATAATGTTCATTTTAAACTACCTGGAATGGGGAGAACCTAGGCATATTTATATATGAAAAGAACAGAAGGTAAAAAGTTTAAAAAGGCATTTAAGAATGGAAAATGGAATGATGTAGATTTTATTATGTCCAACTTTAGCGGTTACTAGTTGACTCTAGAGATGTAGAGTGAAAAAAGACTCCCTAGGGAGAAACCTGTCTATCTTTCCGGAAAGGATAAGTAGAGAATTATAGATAACACTAATATGGGTAAATAGTATTAATTATTATGGTACAAAAAACTACATAGGATTACTATGACCAAATTTGTGAAGAGTATCCAAATATTCCTAGGTAGGATATTAAAAGAATTTTGCAATACGGATGGAAATCATTATACTTACATAATAGTTACGGAGGAGACACTCTAATTAATAGAAATGGGTTCTGGTTTTACTGTGGATAGCTAATGAACGATTCCTTAAAGTACTTTGAATATTATAAGAAGAAAATGAGAATTAAATTACGAATAATGTATAAACGTAAAAGAGTTCCTTGGGATGGTTATTACTATTTCGCATTAACATAGAATTAGTATAATGAATATTTAGGTTAGAAAAATAAAAGAGGACGACCTAGGAAAAGGTTTACCTTTTCTAAGATCATCCTCTACAAAATATACGATGAGTGTAATATATCAGAAAGTAATAGAGTGGCGATATTTAGATTACAGATGCCAGCCGATTTAGGTATTAGCTTATATAAAAAAGAGTTAACTACTGATAAAGCAGAACTTATTCTAGTTAGAGAACCCCTAAAATTTCAGGATATATTACTGTCTAATTATAATTATCAATTTATTTCAGATAATTTAAGAAAATATAACAAAAAAACAAGAAAACAATGGCTAATACAGTTATGACTGCAAAGAACACATTTGCAGAAGGATTAGTAATGGATTTCGCTCCAGATAACACTCAGGCTACAACTCTTACATCTGCATTGAATGCTACCATATTGACATTTAATGGGAATGAAATGTCTCTATAGAATGACATGGGTAATGGTAGAGTAGAAACTGCATATCTTCCTGAAGGCTATGTACCAGTAGGAACTTGCGAGTTTGGCGATATTATTTATATAGTATCCTATAATCCAATTACTAATAAATCTTAGATAGGGTGTTTTCCTAGCCCAGAAAGAAATATAAGTAGTGAAGAGATATCTGATCTGTCGCAAAGTATATCTTCTGCAGAATTTTAGGAGTTTAAAGATGGACTTCCAACGGGAAAGTTAATGGCTACTTCTGTGAAGAAATTACTCTTCGATAATAAATCTTTAAACCCAGGAGATAAATATGTTATATATAGTAACTCTGATAGTCTAAGTCAAAATTCTAGCAAACTTACCGATTATGGGAACGAATCTCACGAATATGGAACTTGGCCTAGGTTAGCCAAGATTCATGTAATATCTATAGAAGATTCTGGTAAGATTTCTTATTTAGACTCTACCTTGAAATGGTATGATGATGTGCATTATTATTTAAACGATCTACAAGAGACTTAGAAGGGTACTCCAGACCTAGACTCTTATAGGAGTTTAGTAACTTCTGCCTATTCTATCTTCTAGAGCAAAAATTCTGGATAGCTAGCAGTATTAGTGGAATTAGAATAGATAGACGGCTTCAATTGTGCATACTCAGTTACTTCTGGAGAAGTAGCAGCCATTGATGATGGAGATTTGAAGTACTAGTCTTATAATATATATCTTCATGCATCCTGGAACACCAAGAATAATGATATTAATCCTTGTGGGTTAGCTATTCTTAGTTCAGAATGGGTGGGAACTGACGGAGGTAAATATAGAATAGCAACTAAGCAGGGAAATAACTATGTATATGGAAGCTTATAGGGTCCTATAGAACTTCCAATTTCAAGTCCTGGATATGATATTAAAGTAGAGTTAGGAAGAATATATTATCCGGAAAACAATAATACTAATTATTAGACCTATATAGGGAATCAAGGGGTAGAACCAAAGAATAGAATAATATCAGAAAATCACGATACCTCATATAATTATTTTATAACTTCTGATCACACAAATTATAATGTGGGGTGGCCAAAAGATGTAAATGGGATATTACGAGATGTAACTAGAATAACATAGGCTAAAACTGATACAGGAGAATACATTATTAATACCTACTATTTCAACCTGGATGGTTTTGAGATGGATTCTAAGGGTAATAAGATAGCTAAGACTAGAGGAATTTCTAATGAGCTATATTCTTCCGGAGAGTATGATAATTCTGGAGGTACTGGAAGAGTAATATTATCCCCAGATGTGGTGAACAATTATTTCAAAAAGGATGTTACCATAAAGTTGCTAGATAATATTCACCTTCCATTGTTTAGCTATATAAATGATAAGGAAGTAGAAATAGATAACAGTAACTTTATATGGAAAATTAAAGTAGCTCCATGTATGCCATATGGAGTGCTAGAGTAGTATGCTATAGACTTAATCATAGATTTTAGTAAAGTAGGAAGAAATACTACTGATTTGACCTAGTGGAGATATTGGAATTAGGGAGAGGTATGTACGCTAACATATGGAATGGATATAAATCTATCTAGTAATAAAAAAGTAAAGGAAGTAACTTTTGATTTCTATGATAATCAAGGAGTAGTTGCTACGTATAGAAGTAGCGAAAGGGAATCCTATTCTGGAATTTTTACAGAGCAATTTGGTCTTGGAGGTAATAATACTAACTACAAATTAGGTGTTATAGACTCAGAAGGTAAACCGATTTACCATGCTGGATAGAGTTATACTGGAGAACTATCCGATAATCTAGTATACTGGGACGAGGTTAATAAACCAATACAAGCAACTAGCGAACACGACACCTCTAAGATATATTTAAATGATGCTGGTTCCTTATATCCAAATTTCTTATACAAAGTGGACATAAAAATTACATACGGTGTTGTAGACGAATTAGGAAACTTTGTAGATGGAACTTTATAGTAGAATCACTACTCTAGATGGTTATGGATGAATTCCATGTATAACGATTATTATTACACTACTTCTGATTTTGATGTATTGCCTTTATAGCTAGACTTAGGATATTCTTATAACATTAGATCTAATCCTAACTATAGTCTTAAATAGGATTTATATTATAATAATGCAATGTCAGCAGAGGCAGAAAATATACCTCTTAATTCTCTAGGAGCAACAGTGACTCATATTAATTAGGATGGATAGTAGGACGGAAATATAAATATTTCTTTATAGGTAGGATTAGGAGAGTCTTATCAGACTTTATATTTTATAGAATCAGAGAGTAATAAGTTATAGACTTAGATAAGACTTGGATAGTCTTATATATCAACTGAAGAAATTTCTATTATATCAGAATATAATAATGTTAGGTATGATTTTCTATTCCCATAGCTAGATAATAATATTAAAAATTCTAATGGTAAGCTTGATAACACTCTTATAGGAAAAATTCTAAAAGAGTATCTATATGGAGAAGAGCAATCGTCTGGAGGAAACGAACTTTGGGAATCGGCTGACGCCTATAAGAACTATAAAGATACCTTTAACATAGACTTCTCCAATAAGTATTTGAATTAGGTAGAGGATGAAGAATTTAAATATACGGACCCTAAAACAGAAAACGATTTAACTACATATAAGAAGTTAGAATTATCTGGAGATTATATGGTAAATTAGGGAGTCGATATTACTCTTACCGGAATTTCATTTACAAAGCAATGCTTTAATTCAAATGAACCATATTCTGGAACCTATCCAAAGGTTGAGCCTATTATAAGATCTCAAAGTAACAGAGATAGATTGAATCTTGCTTGGGACCCAGACTTATCTACTTTCTATTTCAGAAGAGTATTAGGTTTCACTACTGCAGCAGGAGACAAGTCATAGGGGGGAATATGTTGGAGATAGTACAGCTCAGCATCTCAATCATCTGTTACCGAAAATCCAGAAGGAATGGGAAGCAAGTCTAACATTACATATAATTCTAGTAGGCTACTAACTGCATTAAGAAACAAAGACGTAACTTCTCCTCTAGTCCTAATATGTTGGAGTAGATGGGGAGAGTCGTAGAGATTTTATACAGATGGAGCTAGTATTTCTGCCCTGTCTGGTGGAGATAATCAAGGAACTATGCCTAATCTAGACGGAGGAAATAGTAGTAAGAAAGCCCTATTCTAGTTAGCACTTAATAAACTGGATTCTAGTTTCTACCTACTAAATGACGCTTTTGGAAAAAGGAATGATAGAGGAGAAGCTATTACGTAGGTTCCTTCTTCAGGAAGTAGATATACGTAGGCTAACATGGTTGCTTCTATGTTAGCTTAGATATACTATTAGACTCCTACATCTCAAACCTATGAAGGGTATAAATTTAGTAATTTATGCTACCCGAAAGATTACTCAGAGATTTGGGGAAAACATATACTAATTACTCTAAAAGTAAAATCGGAAGTATAGAAACAAAACGAATTAGTAGCATTTGCTAACGGGTTTAGATTTTCTGCATATTTGGAAGCTGTAGAAACAAAATTCCCAGAAACTAGTTAGTTTTTAAAAATAGCCTCTAATAATAATGTTTAGGTATAGCTACAGCCAACAACTTAGGTAATAGATTTTCAATATAACATTCCTTCTACTGAAGAATTGAAAAATACGTATAAAAACATGGTAGCTTAGATAGCATCACTAATATATCTTGCTGATTCTACAGTTGCTATTCCTTCTTCTTAGACATATGCAAATTCTCTATATTATCTAGATAAATCTAATAACCTAGTACCTCTGACTAAATAGTTTTCATATAGATTATGTAACTGGTCTTGGGCGTAGGAGGTAGATGCTAGTGATTTGATAGTTTCCAGTTATGATTCTACTGTAAGAACTTTAGACACTTTAGGGTAGCTAATAAAATATAACTCTGATTAGATTTTTGAGGTCAGAAGGTATCCTACTAAAAACTTATATATGATAGGAACTGGGCAGGATAAATCTGACAGAAATTGGTATACTGGAGCATCTAAAGATGCAGAGTTTACCTAGTATTGGAAAAAAATAAGTTAAATATAATATGGATTACGTACAAGTAATAAATGGGGACATTAGTCTTAAGGTAATGACAAATTCCCTACCCACAAAAGGAAAACTAGTTTACGAATACAACCCTCTTAGAAATTATAGATTATCTGAAAATAAATACCTATACAAGGAAAATTACTATTCTCTAAAAGAATTGAAGGAATAGTTTTCTATATTTCCTGATTCAGAAAATCAAAATTGGATAGGCGTACCAGCTACAGAGACTGATCCAATCTTGTATGAGAAAGGACAATTAATAGACTTTGTAACAGACGAATTAAAATTTTCTATATCTAATCCAGTTCATATAGTTCCTTAGTACAGTTACGATGGTTCTGTTAATTTGATTTTAAACGATGGTATTAATATTCCTAGACTTATAAATAGTAGATTTAGTGCAACTGGAAAGAATACATACGAAATTATAGATAGAAAGGGAAACAACGATACTAATATATATGATTAGGGGGATCAGTTCGATATAGACACTTCCTTATATAAGAGGGTGACTAAAATACCGAAATTACTATTTTAGGGGGTATAGGCAGGAGGTAACTTAAAAGTAGGAAATTATCATTTCTACTTTAAGTTTTCCGATGCTGACGGCAATGAAACCGATTTTGTAGCTGAGTCAGGATTAGTTAGTATTTTTATCGGATTCGATGACCCTTCTAGTATTCACACTGGGCAAAAAAACGAAAATAGTACTAAACAAGTAAGATTTCAGTTATCAAATATTGATTCTGCCTATAATTATGTATCAGTATACTATTCCAGATCAACAGCTGAATCTAACGAGAATAGTATCCTACAATGTGCTAAAGTCGAAAAGAGATATACTGTAAATGACGCGCAATTTGCTAATATCGTAGTTACCGGTTTTGAAGATATTACAGAAATAGCTCCCTCTGATATAAATCTACAATATAATATTGTTGATGCTGTAGGTACTTCGGCAGTATGTCAGAATATGCTATTCATGGCAAATGTGCATAAGCCAGAGATAGCATATGAAAAATTGCAAGATTTATCCCTGAGATTTTTACCATATTTAAAAGAAGTTAATTATACCCTAGATATAGACCAAAACTACAGTATAGCATCTACTAATAAAGGGTATTATGACCCTTAGTTTATTTATTAGAATACTGGGTATTGGGGAAACGAATTGTACAGATTTGGAATAGTTTATATACTACCTAATAATGAACTTACTCCGGTGTTCAATATTAGAGGGAGGGAAAAGGTTGGAACTTTCGATGAAAAGTCAGAGTTTTTATCTAAAGAGGAACTATAGGGTTCCAGAACTAATGATGGTAAATATAATCACTTCTTCTTTAAGAAAGGAAACTTAGATACAGGTAATGACGTAACAGTGCAAGTTAAAGAGGACACTGGATATATTTTAATTCCAGAGGTAGATGAAGGAATTAAAGCGATAAATGGAGGAGCGTATGAAAACTCTAGAGGAGTAGTATCACTCGACCCATCAATGGATACAGACAAGATTTATGCATTGGATGTTAGAGTAGATGACTAGACTATATAGGAATTGAAAAAATATGTTAAGGGATATTTTTTCGTTAGACAAAAACGTATTCCTACCATATTAGCTTAGGGAATTACTATTGGAGTAGATAAAGTATCTAATACCCCCACGATTCCTACTTGTAATGGATTTCTTTCAGACCTATCAGATTCTCTTGATACTTCATATGTTGAAACTTCTGACATTAACGGAATTAATTATATTTCGGAGGGATTCCTCAGCCGTTACCTTTTCTAGCTGAAAAAGAAATCATCCTCTATATGGAGTTCTATTGGTAAAATTTTTGCTGTTACTGCTCTTATAACTGCAGTGGCTTTAGGTAGTATAGCTACATTTGGTGGAGTTGCTGTTTCTGCTGTAGCTCTATCTACAGGTTTATCTTATACAGCATTTGCTATAACTGGTACCGCTATAACTGCTGGAATAGTTGGAACTGCTGCAGCAACCCTAACAGCCGTTGCTGCATCTATTGACGAGGGAATAAAAGTAATCTAGAGGTCTGCCGCAACTAAAGTATTAAAGGGGAGATACACAGAAGTTCCAAGTGGTTATAAAAGGGTAGAAAAAGATGAATCTAGAAAGGTTGGAGGAGAGTTTATTAATAGAATTATAATAAAAGATGAATCATCTAATAATATACGAGGTGTCTTGTGCCCAGACTATGAAATAAATTAGCCTTATTTCAATCAGATATTTACTGGAAATAAACACTTGCTAAGAACAACTATTTCTTAGGGGGTAAACATTCTAACTGGATATAATTAGAACTATTTTAGTAATGATGATAGACATTTTTATATGCCATCATACTATGATACAAAAGTGTAGAAATAGTATGAATGTAAGGTTTGTGGGGTTCCAGATGATACCAAATTAATAGGGATAGACTCTTATAAATTTAGAAGTCGTGCAGGAGAAGCAGAGGAAGCATTCAGGTATGAATAGGTTGGACAAGAATATACAACGTCGGACGATATAAAAATAAACTCTGATATAATCAGAGGAAGTTTTGGACCATATCTGGCGGTGACTGGTTATCCGAATAATCCTGCTGAGACAGTAGAGATCTTAGTTCCTGGGTATAATGGAGCCAATATCGGAGATTATGTTCAGTTAAGAGCTAGCGATAAATCTTCATATTTCTCTATATCGGATAGAATATCCTTTGAAGATTAGGATAATTATTTAGTTATTCCTTTATCAGCTATAGTTAATAATTAGAGTAGGAAGTGCGGGTATAAGTACGAATTATATAGAGGAGATTGTTATATATGTTAGGTAACACATAGAGTTATTAGAAATTTTAACGATCCCTCAGCTCCCTATAATGATGATATTGTTGATAGTGCTACTTGGAAGGAAAATTTTGACCCAAATAACACAGAAAAGTATGAATAGATAAATCTTGGAGATATTAATGCTGTTGAATTAGGTATGTGGGTTACTTTCAAAATTAGATCTTCAAACAACTTAAACATTAGGACTATAGACAATTCCTATATTGATGAAGCCGCTATGACTGGAAACCCTAGAGGATTTTTTCCATATTCTCCTATGACCACTGAGGGGTGCTATAAGATTCCGGAGTCTTAGATATACAACAAGGGATTTAGCAAATCCTTAAGTGAACGGTGGAATTTCGAACTCCCAGACGTCCCATATATCAAGAACTGGTTTGGTACTCGTATTATGTATTCTGATATTCATGTCAACGATGCATACAGGAATGGATTTAGAGTATTCTAGGGAACTCACTATAGAGACTATACTCGCGAATATGGAGAAATAGTTAAATTAATATCACTTGAATCAAATCTTCTTTGTGTATTTGAACATGGAGTTGCTTTGATACCAGTCAATGAAAGGGCGGTTGCGGGTGAAGGTGCAGGTGGAAATATCTATATAAACACCTCTAACGTGCTTCCAGAGAACCCAAAAATTATTTCTGATATGTTTGGTAGTCAGTGGCCTGAAAGTATCTTAAAAGTCCCAGGAAAGACTGGAGATTCTGCGCAATATGTTTACGGAGTTGATACTATTGCCAAGAAGATTTGGCGCACTGACGGTAATACTCTTACTTGTATTTCTGACTTTAGAGTACAAGAATTTCTGAATAAGAATATTACTCTAGGGGAAAGAGAGCTTACTCCCAAAATAGGTATTAGGAATGTGAAAACAGTATATAACGCTTTCAAGAGAGATGTGTTATTTACCTTCTATGATAATACATATGGATTTGAAGAGAAGGTTTGGAACCTATGTTGGAATGAGTTACTTTAGAAATTTATCACTTTCTACAGCTGGGTTCCCAGCTATATGGAAAACATAAATAATATGCCATTTTCGTTTGATAGAAATACATCTAAATGGATAGCGAAACTCGGTACGAGTCATACAGAAAGTTCATTTGCCGATGGTATCACTTTATCAAATGTTATCATAGAAAACCTTGAAAATGAAAACGGAGAAGTAGTAACCAATTTTAGAGTTCCAGTCTCATATATAAATAAGAAGGGAGAATGGGTAACTACTAACTATAGTATTGCCAATGATAATAAGAGCAGAAAGAAGTACATAGGAGTATTATCTCTAAGTAATAGAATACTCCCAGATTCTTAGTTACATTACTAGGTATCTTATTCGTTATAGAGGGATTAGTATGGAAATTATAAAAAGTTTGAAATAGTACCATTGAACTGTGGGGATAGTGTAGGTGGCATATATCTTCCAGACGATGCTATGTTCGCTGGAGCCTTTATGCCTCTTTACTGCCTTAAATTTAAAGAGGGAGGAGATGAATATACTCCAGTATTCTATAAAGATGGTCAGGAGCTTACTTAGGTATCTGATGGCGCTGGTGATACATTCTATACTTATTAGCCCTTGTATACATCAAAGGCTTTATTGTCAGAGCTTTATTATCGAAATAAGGCTAAACACGTATATGCTGATTATGATACTAATAAGATAAAGCTTGGAGACACAGTTGATGACTAGACATTAGAGATACAAGATATGTTAGAATATCCAATATTCAAGGATATAACAGGAAAGCGTCCTACTCTTCCGAGAGAAGAGATGCTTAATGCAGATAAAATTGTAACACTATTGAATATTAAAGCAACTATATCTATTGTCGATGATTATAATGCTTCTAAATTAAGTGATGCATATTATAATATGAAGGCAGGATTTTAGTCTGGAACATCTCTAATTGATGGTGGTTACTATGAGTCTGTTGTTGGTATAACTCCTAGATGGAATTTACAATTCTTGTCTACGGATTTTTGGAAGCATGGACAGGCCGGATTAATTGACATAGCTGATGATATATATCCTACATATTGGTATGGAAAGCAACATCCATTTGAGTTTGAGTGTGTAGTAGTTAATGACCCTTCAATACATAAGATATTTACAAATCTGGAGATTGTCGCTAATAAGGCTAAACCTGAGTCTTTTCACTATGAAATAATTGGGGAGACCTACGACTTTGCAAAAGATAAGGTAAATATGTATTTTAGACAGGAAGCTATGAAGGCATTATGGCAATATAATGGTGCAGATATTTCTTATGATAGAAATTTCTTGAAGGTTTAGCCTAGACAATAGCCTAAATCTGCGGACTTCCCTCATAAATATTATACCAGATAGGACACAATTAATGAGATAGAGGATTATTATATTCACGTAACATATCCAGAATCTCATGATTATCGCCATTTGTCAGGAGCAGAGGTCGTATACTATCCAAATAGATAGGAATATAGAATATGGAATCATGCAATGGCCGTAAGCTTAGATGATTTAAGTCAAGACGATTCTAGGTCTATTATTGCTGCTAACTGTCAGTACTTAGAAGACAGATGGAAAGTTACAATTAATCCTATCCTAGTATGCTACAAGAATGAATATCAAAGGAAATTCTCTGGTTCCTTAATATAGCCCCAGAACTCTACTTGGGCAAAAGCCAAGAATAGTTCACAAAGCTTACCAACTCTTCCTATTTATAATTCTCCTATACCGGATTAGGTTTTATCAGCTGGTGGTATAGATTTCCCAGGAAATGATCCAGTACATCCAGAGTGGGGAGAAGATAACGCTCTTTACAATTTATATGATTTATCTGGATACAATTCCGAAGGAAATTGGAAACCGTTGGATTTAACTAACTGGTTAGACGATGTTAGTATTTACAGATATAACTTTGGAGAAGCATAGAATAGAAAAGAGTTAGATGTTAAGGATAAATTCTTAAAGGTAAGAATTAGATATTCCGGAGAAGAATTAGCTGTTATAGATTTCTTAAATACTGTATATAGAATTAGTTATGCTTAATAAGAATATAAATAAAGTCAGAAGAATAGCGAAAGCCTATTATGGGCTTTCTATTCCTTCTGGGAATCCATATATGACTACGAATGGATTAGCCATCCCTGGTAATGCTATTACTTAGTAGAATTTGCTGGGAACTGATTATAGCGCTGATTTCAGAAACAGAGCTGAATAGATAATGGCTCCTACTAATAGTCTTATAGATTTTAATGCTAGAATGGGAGACTTATTTAGCTTAAAGCTAAAAAACGATAGAGATTCCTCTAAAGCTATTACATAGATAAAGAGTATGTCTGGAGGTACTGCACCTTAGAAATCATAGGGAACTTTCTAGAAACTAGGAGGGTGGAATACAGTGGGACAAGCCTCAGATTTCCTAAGCGGACTAATTGGAGGTGATAAAGATGGATACCTTGGTAAATATGGTTCATTATAGCAAGCAGGAGACTAGGCGTTTGACCAGGCTTCAAATGTAGTAATGGGCATAAATCCTCTGGTCGGAGGAATAATGAAGGCAGGAGGTTTAGTTAGTGACGTATTAACCAAATGGGGTGGAATGGGTACGGATTCTATGACTAAAACCGATGCTGTACTAGGTAGCAAATTATTATCTCTTACTCCAGTTGGTATGGTTAATGGTTTCTTCGGTAAGAAAACTAGGGATTTTTCTGCTAATAGAGATACTATAGAATAGGTAGGAGGCTCTTACGGTGGAACTGTTAGAAATATAGCATCAGCAGAAGAAAAAGCTGGAAAGAAATATGGATTATTCAGTGGAGGAGCAAGAAGATCAGCCAACAGGTTCATAAATAGAACAGAGTCTCAATAGGCGACTATGACTAATATAGCTAACGAGGCTTCTGATTTATCTTCTATAGCTACTAATATGTCGGATTTGAACCATATTTAGTATGGCTTCAACCTAAATGGCGGCTATGATTAGAGGTATATGAGAGCTGCTAGACTTGGAACTAAATTACAGAGAATTAAAAAACTTAATATATAGTCTCATAAATTAGGAGGTTAGATATAGGGAGCGATAGATTTGAATGAGTGGCAACCCGTTATAACCGAAGCTGTAGAGTAGTTTGAATCTGGAGGAGAATTAGAATGGACTCCCATTATAACTCTATAGGAAGGAGGAAAAACTGAGAAAGTAGATGGAATAACAGGAGCAGCTCCGAAGATTACTTTCTAGTCTTGGTACGATACTGTTCCAAAAGATAGGTTGTCGAATAATTACGACCTTAAGAAAGCTTTTGAAGTACTACCATTTGAGGAGTTAGAAGCATGGAGAAAATCTTCTGATGAAGATTTAAGAATTGGAAAGAATCACCTACGAAGCATCTATCAGTTACCCAATGGAGATTATGAATTTTTAAAGCTAGGAAATGAATAGAGTAATCCAGAAGTTCATTTCGAAACTGATACTTATCATTCTGGGGAAAATGGATTAAAAGATTCTCATGATTTAGTCTTTGAGAAAGATAGATACTTCTATAGAAAGAAGCCTAAACAATTTAAAAATGGTGGTAAACCAGAACCTATAGACGCTCCAGAAATAGAAGAAACTAATTAGAAAAATATAATTCCAGAAGGCGCCCTTCATGCTCGCAAACATAACATGGAAAATGCTGATAACTTGACTAAGAAAGGTATTCCAGTTATAGATAATGAAGGGGAGCAATAGGCAGAGATAGAAAAAAATGAAATAATATTTACACTAGAAGTTACTAAAAAGCTGGAGGAGTTATACTCTAAATATACAGACTATGAATACTCTCAGAAAGAAAAGGATGAAGTAGCAATAGAAGCTGGAAAACTGTTAGTAAAAGAAATATTATTTAACACAGATGATAGAACAGGTTTAATTAACACATTAAAACAAGGAGGAATAATAGATGGACTTAAATGATTTGTTAGTATCTTACAAACGTATTGAAACTCCCTCTAGAGTCGTTCCCACCTTCTAGCTTATTTAGCCTGATATTCCTTATCGAGATGCTCCTTCCTAGGATTCTCCTAGACCATAGTAGGTTGTTACTGAGCCAGCAACCACTAGCTATTCTATCTCTTTATCATAGGTAAAAGCTCCTGGATTCCAGATGAAATGGAATAGTCCATATAAAAACAGAAATACTTGGGTAACTGACTTGGCGGCTGCTTACAGAAAAGCAGGAGTGACTAATGATAATGCAATAAAGATGTTAATTGCCCAAGATGCTCAGGAAAGCAGTTGGGGACGTTCTGCACAAGGTAAATTCAACTTTGGAAACCTAACTACTGGATCTAAATGGAAAGGCGACTATGTTAGGGGAAATGACCATGATGCTAAAGGCAATCCCATCAAATAGAAATTCCGCTCTTATAATTCTATGGATGAATATGCAGCTGATAAGTTATAGTTCTTGAAGAATTTATATGATTTTGATGAGAATGATGACATTAATACGTTTACCGCCAAACTTACTGGTAAGAACAAAGGTAAGAGAAGATATGCAGAAGCTACTGATTATGCTGATAGAGTTGCAGCAGTATTCAGAAGTTTCAAGGACGGTGGTATTATAAAGTATTAGTAGGCAGGAAAAGTACTTAGTCCTCCAGAAAAGGCAAGATAGAATTTATCTAGTAAATTTCCGGTTAATTGGGAGAATTCTGATTGGCTACATAACTACTTCTCTAAGAACTTAGGTTATAATACTTCTTTGAGTATATTGTCTTCTATTCTTCCTGAAAGCGGAGCAGACCCTCACAAAAAGTAGCTTAGAGGAGGGCCAGGAAGAGGGTTAGTCTAGTGGGGATTTGGTACCGACAGATATAACCATATGAAATCATATAAGATGAGAGGACCAGTACAAAAGGGAATAGACTCAGAACTTCAGCGACAAGCAGAATATATAGTTAACACTGTTAAGAACGAACAAAAAACTGGAGAAGGCTTATGGCATCATGGAGGAACGGGGTCTGGATACAAAAATGCCGAAGGTGCTAGAAAGGTATTTATTAATGCAAGAACTCCAGCATCCAGTAAGGCAAGAGCCTTTAGTCTCGGCTATGTAAGACCTAAAGGAGGAATAGAAGAAGCCACTAGAAGAGCTTCTTACGTAAGTTCTCTAGATTCAGTTTATAATTCTAAATATAAATAATGGATAGAGTAAAGGTAAATGTAGGTGATAAGACATATAATTGTCAAGTTGCCAAGACAGAAGAAGATAGAAAGAAAGGTCTAATGGGAGTAGAAAATCTTCCTCCCGATGAAGGTATGCTATTTGTATGGGAGGATGAAGATACTAGAGAAATGTGGATGAAAGATACTAAAATACCTTTAGACTAGATAGCCATTAACGATAATGATGAAGTAGTCTTAGTATATAAGGCTTAGCCAGAAGATGAAACTTTAGTTCCGTTCATGAACGCTAAGTATATTCTAGAAGTTAATTAGGATTCTGGTATTGTAGAAGGAGATGATTTTGAAATAGACGACTCTGAAGATTATGACAAATATGTTATGAAGGTGCTTGCTCCAGATGGTACTACTTAGATGTATCTCTAGGGAGGCGAAAGAATCGTAAGTAGAAAAGAAACAAGAACTCTCATTAAGAAAGCTAAAAAGGCTTACGAAAATAAAGACAAAGATTATGATAAATATTGCAAATCTTTGGGCAAATATATATTTAAGGTATTAAAGGGTCAAAATACTCGTCCGCCAGAATATGTGGAAGTTCCAGAAGGAAAAGACAAAAATTCTAACGACGAAAATTAACAATATACACATCGTATCAAAATTTCTTGGTTATGCAGATATTAATATGTAGTATTGAAGTACATAAGATAGATAGATAATTAGTGCATTAATTACATTTTAAATTTTTTATTTATGAAATTAGGAAATAAGTTTTAGGCAGGAGGACCGATGCCTGCAGGAGCACCTGCTCAAGCACCTCAAGGTGGTGAAGACCCAACAGCTATGTTGCTGCAAGGAGCATAGCAAGCTGTTCAAGGACAAGATTGCGAAATGGCTATGCAAGTATGTCAGATGTTAATCGAAGCATTGGGAGGTGGAGGTAGTCCACAAGAAGCTGCCCCACAGGAAGCTGCCCCAGCTCCAGCAGAAGGGGAACCTGTTTATCGCAGAGGCGGTCGTTTAGTGAGACGTATAAACGCTTAACAAATTTAACACGTAGGGGTATATCTAAAATATAATTAGGTGTACCCCTTCTTTTTAATATATACGAATTATGGCTACACCAACTACAAATCAAAAGTCGGCTTCTGTGAAATATAAGTTTGGAGACGATGAATTGGATTTAAATGATTACATTCGTAACCTTAACCATAACTATTAGTCATATGTAAATTCCTAGAATTGGAATGAGGGATAGAGATAGGAGTTTCGTTCCGCGTATGATAACTTTTTAAAAGGGTTACAAGATTAGCTTGCTAATAACACTAACAGATTTAGTACTGACTTTTCTGGATCAATAATAGATTCAACTGGTTAGCTAAGTAATACTGACAATGACGATATAGACCCAGTTGGATCAGAATATTATTATAACGACAAAGGAGACAGAATAACTACTGACGATTTGAATACTATGGGAAAACGTTAGTAGAAAAAATATAGTACATTTTCGGCTAATAGATAGGTAGCAACATTTTTTAATAAGGTTGGCACGGCATTAAGAGATGCAAGAAAAAATAAGCCGACCACACAGAATCAATCTAACGCTTTTAATCTATCTAAGCATGGATTTTTAGCTAATTGGACGGCTGCTAACAACCCTGCTGGAGGAGAATTTAATCTAAGTCCGTATTTAGAAAAAGATACTTTAGACGAAACAACTGGATTAAGAGGTACTACTAATCGGGCAGCTTACCTAAAGGAGTAGATAGAAAATTATCTAAATAATGTAGGGAACTATGACTTCTCTGGAACTCCGTTTAAAGATAGAGAGACTTACATTTCTAAACTGCGTGCAGCCGCATAGAACTTAGAAAATGGATATAACTCAGAGGATGTTATAGCGCTTAACTAGGCTGGGATAGGAAATGAGTTTTTGAGTAAATTCTTTGCCACAGGTGCGGAGTAGAAGAAAACCGAAGTACAATAGGCTGCAGAAGATCTAATGAAAATACAATAGCAGCAACAAGCCCAAAAGATAATAGACAGGAGAAATTAGTTATAGTACGAGGCTGATAGAGATAAGTTTTTTTCATAGTATTAGGCTTCAAACCCATTTTAGAGTAGAGAGCCTTCTATACCTTTACCTTTATCCTATACTAGGTAGGCAGTAGAAGAAGCTGCAATTAAGAAGTTTAATGCTGACCCAAATAATAAAGAAGCTGTTAGAGAGGCTATACGGTAGTATATAAATATTCCTTAGCTTAGTAAATTTATAAGAGGTAAGAGCAATTTAATATTGCAAGATGGTACGGACATTACAGCATAGCATATAACTAATAACTTAGACCTAGCAGCCTAGGCTGACCTATTTATAAATCCAATGTATTTAGATGAACAGGGAAAGAGCATTTTGCCGAATGGATATTATGTATTGCCGGGGTCAGAAGACTATGATAATTGGACCTATATAGCTTACAATCCTAACACTAGACAATATCAAGAGTAGTCTATGCTATTAAATGACGAGTTAAAGAAAAGAATGGCATACTCTGAATATGACAAGAGAAACAAAAAGTCTAATGAAGCTCAAAAACATTAGCTTGGGGGAACTTTCAAAGATATGGAGAGTAGACGAAACAAGGCATAGGAAGAAAAATAGAAAGTTGAGTAGAAATCTTACGCTACCGGAAGAACTAAGGAATAGATAGAAAGTGACTAGGCTCCACATACAGAATGGTCGAAAGCAGACCTTCTTAGATTAGGGGCTATAGGAGGTGACGTAGCTAGCTTAATAGCTAGTATGACTGGTGTAGGATCAGTAGCTTCTGCTGGTATAGGAATGGCCTCTACTGCAGCAAACTAGGCTGCAGATATGGCAGAAGGAATGGGATTTTTAGAATCCTTAGGAAACAATGCTGTAAGTTACGGTCTAGATGCCCTATCTCTAATACCTTTTGCTAGAGCTGCTAAGATTCCAAAGACTATTAAAGCGATCGCTGGATTTGCTCCTAAATTAATGGCAATTATAAGTACAGCACAGGGTATATCAAATGCTCCAGAAATTACCAAGTCATTAAGCAAGTTAAATAGCTCAGAATCACTAACAGTAGAGGATTGGAGAAATATTGCTAATGGAATTTAGATAGTATTAGGAGGTACCGCTGCTACTCATAGAGCGTCTAAGGCTAAATCTCATGTTGATGCTGCTAGGACCAATGATGAATGGTTAAAGACTGAACAAGGATATAGAAGAATATCCGAACAGGATATGAAAAAACTTAGAGAGGCAGCTACTATTAAAGAATAGAATACCATTCTTAGTCCTTACAACGTAACGCTAGCTGAAAGTAGGAAAAGATTTGGCTTAGGAAAAGGTAAAGGGAAAGCAGATATAACTTCTGAAAACTATTACTATGACTTTGACAAACCAGTAACTACTTATTCTGGAGATCTTCCTTTATAGCATACGTTTGGTCCCGGAGAAAAATGGCTAGGAACTAGAAATATACCCTCATTAAGAATTCCAGCAGTTAGAGATGCCTACAATAGAGTTATTCATCCACAAGCATACAACAGAGCTAAAGGTAAAGCAACTGAAGGTAATAAATAGAGAAGTACGTTTGATATTAGCAAATTAAGAGAACTTAGTTCTCAAACTGGAAAACTTACTTCTTAGGAAATAGCTACTATTAATAGATAGAGAGTTAAATCGGGAAAAGGAAAGCTTACTGAATAGGAAATATAGACTCTAAATCAAAGACGTTAGAATAGGGCTAGTGATGGTACTGATAATTCATTCCAAGCACGCTTATAGAGATATAAGGATGCTAAGAGAGAAGGAAAATTTACTTCTGTAGAAGATGACATCAAGAGAGCTAAGGATGAATTGGCAGAGGCTACTAGATAGCAAAGACTTGCCGTACCAAAATAGTAGGTTAGGATTGAACAACCTCAATAGTCTCCATTCAACTATGATAGAATCAGAGAAGGTTTAGCTAGAGCTGAAAGAGAGAGACTTGGAAAGGATATTGGAGAATAGAGAGCCATAGAAGCTAACCCAGAAAGGAGTGCAAGACTTCAATCTGAGGAAGCATATAGAAATGTTAGATAGGCGTTCAATCTATATGGAGCACCATAGTATAAAAGACCTCTCACAGGGGCAGCTTATAAAGCTAAATAGGATATGTATAATAGACTGTTTAACTAGAGAAGATACGACGTTATTGAAGCTTTCAGAAATAGAGAACTTCCTCATAGACAATCTAACAAGAAAAAGAAAACATCAAGGGATGATAGAAGAACTGTTAAACGTGAAGATGGTGGTACTCTAGATCTTGTTAGAGTAAGAAAATTTCAAAACGCTGGAAAATTCCCAGAATGGTATTCCAAACTTTATAAATTTTAGAATTTAACTGGTTGGAATAATTCATTGAATTAGTCATTGGCTGGACCGTCTATTACTAACGAGAATGTTGGGCATTATAGAGCTGGGGATTTGAATGAGGCTTATACTAAAAATAATTCTTATACTTCCAATCCGAATCTAGTAGGATAGGACTTACAATCATATTATGATTCTTCTTTTAAGGGAAAATCTCTGGATGATTACGTAAGTGCATACAATGCTAATGCAGCTAAAATTAGAGGATATTGGGACTAGGAAAGAACATATAAATAGTCTGGAGCTTAGGAGCATAATAGACTATTTAAGAATATGTTTGGAAACAGAAGTGATAACTCTAATAATGTATGGAATATTGGTTATGACTCTAATTTGGAGGATATTGTTGGTTCATCTACCTGGCTGAGAAGAATGGATAGATATGAGAAAGAATTTGATAACTTGTCCGATGAGGAAAAGAAATCAAGAATCCATAAAATAGACTTAGGAGATGGAAACTTTGGATATGTCTACAAAAAAGCCAATGGGGATATAGCAGTATGGAACCAACCAGAAACTCCTGCAACCTCGGCAATACAACCTTCTCAAGAACCTAGTGATGATAACAAACAGAATAAATCATTCTTTAGTAATATTAATCCCACTATAGCTTATGGATTACCAAGAGCGGTGTATGCTGATAGAATGAATAGGAGAATTACTGATTTAGCTAAAGAATCTGTAGTTCCACTATTGAAAGACCCATTCGAAGTACATCGTTATACTAGAAGCGATTTAGATGCAGAAATGCAAGGAGAGCGTAACTATGCTAATCTTAGAAGATTAGCTAGTAGACCTATAACTTCTGATGGAAGTTTACAAACTGCAACATAGTTGTAGGCTGAGGTTTAGGGACAAGAAGCTAGAACGGCTGGAAAAGAGAAGAGTAATTAGGTTCAAAGATAGTACGATGAACTAGCTTGGTAGCAGGAGAAAGAAAACGCTGCTAACAGACATGAAACTGCTATGTTTAACAGAGCATAGCAATGGGGAGCTGATTAGGATAAGAGTAAATACGAATAGGCATATCTAGCTAAGAAGTTTAATATTTTGGATGTTGTAGGACAATAGTTAGAATATGACGAAAGAGTTAAGCAGTAGGAAAATAAAGCACTCACAGATAATTTTGCCTGTTCTGATATTCATAATGCTGTCAATTATGCTCCAAATGAATATGGTGCTGGATTAAGTGCAGAAGAATTATCGGTATGGAATAAAGTCCTATCCGGAACTAATCCTTCTAGCTTACAACCTAATGAATTTAACCAATATAGATTAGCTATGCAGAAGGTATCTAGGGTAGAAAATGAATAGCTAAGATAGCACTATAATATTCCTAATACAAGATGGTCTGGAAAATCTATGCAAAGTATTCCAGAATAGATTAGCATAATCAAAAAAGGAGGAGTAGTTTCTGCTAAGAATGGTTCTAAAATAGCAGTAGCTGGAATAGAAGCCAAAACTGCTGATGCAGAGAGGTTTTAGAAACAAATAAAAGAATGTATAGATAGAAATGAGAAAGCCATAGATAGATTATCTAAGAGTTTATATGGACTTATAAAAGCTTCAATGATAAAATGATACTGAAACTATAGCAAGGGGGGAATGCCCTTCCCCCTCTTGTTTCTTATCAGCCAGTAACAGTTACTGGTGGGGCAACTGCTGGAGCTTCTGTGGCAGCTCCTAGCGATAATCAAGAGACAACTGATTTAACTGACAAGGACCTATTAAAAATGCTTGAAAAGTTAGACGGACTTCCTAGTGATATGGCTGTATTAACTTAGACTCTCTAGAACTTTTATATAGACTAGCAATACAGTCCATTCCCAAGTACTTCTAACATAGCATCTAGATACTTATAGGCTTTAAATCAAATGAAGATAGCAAACTTCAACAGAAAGGAATATGATGACGCATTTTCTACTGTTGATAAAAACGGAGGAATAAATGAATTTGCTGTAACAGATAGGGGATAGTTATTCTGCATGAATGATGAAGGGGACTTTAAATTATTTTCTCTGGAATAGCTTAAAGAGAATCCTGACTATCAACCATTAACTAATTCGGAATTATTATACTATAGAGCGCAGTCTCCTCAATTAGCTAACAACAATGAACTACTAAAGGTAGTCAAAAATGGTATAGGAATAGAATCTGTTACCAAAATGATATAGGATAGCATAGGAAACCTAGGAACTACTTCTGAGTCGAATGAAGGCTTTGTCAGAACCTAGGCGTCATAGCTCATTAATGGTTTACAAGAGTTTATGAATGCATAGCAACAATCTGGCAATTATAACGCTACCGTAGATAATTTGTACAAAGGAAAATTCTTAACTAAGAGCCAAGCTATGTAGGCATAGGCTGCTCTTAATTATATATATACAACTCTTCCAGCTAATGCTAAGACTTTACTAAAGACTAAAACATAGAACGGAACTGATGCAGAAGCTGTTTAGCTAGTGTAGACACTAATTAACTCTAAATTAAGTTCAACTGCAGACTTCTCTTTAGATTTAGACGACCCAAGTTCTAGTTCCAAAAATAAAAATGGTGCTGGGGACGGTCTTGATGCTGATTTAGTTACACTAATTCAGGCTAGTCATGGAGGTCACGATACTGTCTACCAATTAAATAATAAGTCAGGAATAGGAATGACCGTTTAGGGAACTGCATATGAGTAGGTAAAGGACACTAAAGGAAATCATATAGGAAGAACGTCAATGGAGAATTTATTGAATGAGTCTGGATTACGTTCTATTATCAATGCTGACAACGGAGTGTACTTTGGAAATCAAAAGGTTGATTTAGATTCATTGTTAAATATCACATATGACGGAAAGGGATTGCTAAGAGTAAATCTTCCTGTACGCTCAGATGGTTCTCCTAATTTTGATCTGTTAGAGGAATATTCTAACGCCCAAGCGGAGTTCTTACTAAGTTCTCAAACAGATGAGGATAGACTTAGAATATTTGGAGATACAGAGAAGTATCCCGGACTAAGCTCGCTAATCAAACCCACTGGAGAACTAGATATGGATAAGTTTGCTCCATTTATAGTGGCATCTGGTATGACGACCGATGGTATGGTGGAAATAGACAAGAAGCAAAATAAGTTTATCACTGAAGTTAAGCAATCTCCGGAATTAGTTTAGTAGCTAAAGACCAGTTTGGCAACAGGTTCTGGAAAAGAGACTCAGTATCCCGATATTGATGAGTACGACTGGACAGAATGGTTAATGCCTAATAGTTATGACCATATATTTAAAGGAAATATTTATATACCTCTTAACATGAACAAGGCAGCCGCAGCTCTAGGAGGAAATCAAACTATCGATACAAATACTGGATAGATGTTAGAAAAAGAATACCAAAATAGGGATCTAAATTTTACCAAATTAGATCCATCAATATTAAATAATTAATTATGTTTGAAAATGATTGGATATTATCAAGCTTAAGTAATCCTACCTTAGACATAGATGATTTAGTTTCAATTGGAGGTTTAAATACTAAAAATACCCAGTTTCTAAGTAAGGATTAGTATTTGAAATCAAGCTTTATTAAAGATAATCCCGTATTCAAGGACGATAAGGGAGATTTTTCTAAAGAGAAGTTTGATAGATTTTATGAAATGCAAGCATCCAGATGGAGAGATTTTTAGAATAATGAATTTCCAACTGGAATAGAATTAGATGCCTTTGATACGGCAAGCAATAAGGCTAATGCCAAAATTAAAGAAAATAAATTTAACTTAGGACCAGACTATAATCCTGATAGGGTTTAGATTGGTGTAGAAGGTTGGAGAACTACAAGTAAGAGAACTAAATCTGAACAGGAAATAGCTCAATCTTAGAAAATATTCAATCCAGAAACAGGAAAGTTTGAAAATTATACTCCCGAAGATTATGCCTTATTTAGTAATCCAGTAAAATGGGTTTAGAATCTATTTAAGGAACCTTTGGTATTAGCTCAATATGACTAGGATGAAGTTGATGAACAAGGAAATAAACATAAGAAAGGAGAATACAAACTTAATCCAGAAGGAACTTATTATTATGAGAAATTAAACGGACGTTCTCCACTTGGAAAAACAGTTTTATCAGCTGCAAATATCTTAACAAAAGAAGATTCTGCTCTAAACAAGATAGACTTCATGGATTCTGATGACCTAGAGAAAAGTGCTACTGGAGTTATAGCTAAGAATATAGCATTAATAGCTCCAATGTTTACTCCTGCAGCTCCATATTATTATAAGGCTATGGTAGCTAAGGAAATATCTAAGACTCTTCCAATGCTTCATAGTATTGCTACCAACTTGTTTGGTTCTGGAGATAATGAAGCTCCAGAATGGATGCGAAAAGCAGCCGCAGTTGGAGAATCATTATCTACTACTAATTCTGTGTGGAGTAGTGAGCATACATTCTCTTTTGAAAACTTAGCTAATTTAATTTCTGATATTGCTTTACAATGGGGACAATAGAAGTAGATAGCTAAAGCTGTAGGATGGTTTGGAGATAAAAAAGCATTGAAGAAGGCTGAAGATTAGGCATTCCAATTCTACAAATCAAAAGTTGGAGGAAGTTTAAAAGGTCTAGAGGCTCCGTCTGATGAACTATGGAAACAATCTACTCTTGGTCAATTATGTATGAAAAAATACTATGACCCAGTAGTTGAGACCATGAGAAAGAAGCAAAGGCTAGGAGCTAACTTAGCTTTAGCGTATATGTCTTTAATCTCGAACACTGATGTTTATTCTGATATGCTAGAGAGAGGTGCTACTAAAAAGGAGGCTGCCTGGGTAGCATTGGGTAGTGCGGCTGGAATGTATGGAGTGGATAGGTACTTACACCTTGGAGAAGTATTCTACGATGATCTTACAGCCGAATCCATTAAGTAGGGAAGACAAGCAGTAAAAAAGGAACTGAAAGAAGCTTTCGAAGAAATATATAAACCTGGAACTAAAGATAGCCCAGGTAACTGGTATAAAAAGGGTGTAGCTTTTGGAAAGAGAGCAGCAGAAACATTTGTAGAAAACCTTAAAGATCACAATCTTGGAGGAGTTGGTAAGGCTCTGGGAGAAGGTTTAGAAGAAGTTAGTGAGGAACTAGTAACAGACCTTACTAAGTCTACCTATTCCCTTCTTGGAGATTTAGGGATGTATGATAAAAGCGTTAAAGATACTGGAGCGTTTGATAATATGTTAGAAAGATACTCCATGTCTTTGATAGGAGGTGCTATTGGTGGAGGATTGTTCTACAGAGTTGAGAAGTATAAGGGATTTAACAAAACTAGGGACAAAGACTTAGTAGACTTAATTAATGATGGAAGAGCTTAGGAACTAAGAAATATAGTAAAAGGGTATGTATCTAAGGGTCGCGCAGGTAATACCAAAATTTCTGGATTACAATACTCTCAAGATGATGCCGGAAATATTACTTGGTTAAGTACAGATAAAAGCGAAGAATCTTAGAACCAGTAGGTAGGTAATAGGGTACTAGAGAAGATTAATTCTTTAGAGGCAGCCATAGTTGGAAGTGGTACAAAACTTAGCCAAGACCAACTGTTCGACAAGATGGTTCTACAAGAAGCAAGATACTAGGAGTATAAGAATGCTTCTCACGTGACTGGATATTATCAAGAGTTTAGAAAGTTACAGAATTAGTTGTTGCAAGCTAGGGATACTTATAATAAGGCTGCAGAGACTGCCGATGGAACTCTTGAGGGAAGAATAACAGATTCTCCTACAGAAGCAGAAAAGTAGGATAAAATTAAGAATTTGTAGCAGTTTTAGACATCGGTAGATAACATTCAGAAGAAAATGAATGATTTTCTATCCGGAGATACTTCCCTAGACTATACTAGAAAACTTAACTTTGCCTTAGACCCAGTTCTTAATTCTGCATTTTTGGGACTTGACAGAACTAAGTGGTTACTTAACAAAATAGACCCTACTTAGGAACTTACAATACAAGATTAGATAGATTTGAATAACTAGTGGAATGACCACGTTAAAGAGACTATGCTTAAAGACTTAGATAAAGCCTTTTTAGCATATAAGGCTTTAGAGAAGGTTGTATCTCCATAGATGTTAGCCCAGTAGGACTATGCTAATCAATATAAGAGCATTTTTAATGCGTTAAATTAGTTATATAATAAAGAAGATTTATCATTAGATAAATATATCAATGCCAAACCGTTCTATACGATGGATTCTAGATTAATCGACTAGAACGGAATAGAGGAATCTGAGGAAGAGTATAATACTAGAAACAATACAGCGACTCCTGATGATGTTCAAAAGTATTATCAAAGACAGCAAAGAGTATTTGATTTGAATAATTAGATACTAGCTGATTATATATAGCAGTTTGATGACATCTTAAGACCTATAAACTATTAGATTGATAGTTCCACAAATAGAACTATCATGCAAAACATTAGATATAGACTTAAGGATATTATCAAGAGAGAAATGCAATATCCGTTTGTTGATTAGGGTGGTAAGTTTGATGTTAATCCATATAGAACCATACTGCAAGATTTAAAAGATGATTTGTCAAATATCGATGATATACAGCAATAGCTATAGGATAAGCATTATACCATAGTAAAAGAATAGGCAAATAAAGTAATAACCCTGTTAAATGATACTATTCCTCCCTTGGAAACTCTTATACCAATGAAAGACGCGGTATAGAGAGGAACTCTGAAAAATAAGATACTTAAACCTCTAAGAGAATCTAACCTAGAAAATAAGGACTAGATAATCGCAGCCATAGAAGAAGCAAAAAGAAAATATGACGAAGCAGATGAACAGGATTAGGAATTAGCAGCTATGGAACTCTATAACACTATTCCAATGCAATTCAAATCTAAAAGTCAAAATGCTTAGGTAATATTAAACGACTTTGCAAAATAGGTAGGAAAGGACTATGGAATAAAAGGTGATGGAGAGATAGGTGATAATATCACTATTGATGAATTAATAAAAGGTCTGGACACTCCAGATTCTGCCATCTATAAGTATTTTTCTGGAAAATCTTCAGCCTTACCAGAAGTACTAAGTGCAGCTCTTAAGTAGATTCCTATGAATTTTGGAAAGGATTCTAAACTTAAACTTCTTACTAACAACGCTAGTGACCCAAGAGACGTTGCTGGAGAACCAGTTAGAAGACAGATTTCTACATTAAATAGATATGTAAATAATCTGTCTAGTAGAATATAGAAGAACCCAGTATATTCATTCTATAATAAGTTATAGGTAAATTCACACAGTCCTTTAGAAAATATTCTATCTTCTATAACTAAGGAAATGTCTGATAATTAGGAAGAGGTATTCAATATGAATTATATACTTGACTAGGTGTATAAAGATTATATATCTTAGGATAAGTTAGATTCATTTGAGCTAAATGATACTCAGGCTAAGCAGTTAAATAATGCATAGAAAGCTCTAGAATTACTTTCCGCATACGTATATTCTGCATCAGTATCTCCAGACGGAACTCATTATTTTGGTTAGAATAAGCAGATAAATGAGTTTGCTAATACACATAGAGATGTTCTTACAAGAGAGTGGGAACCTCTTCCAGAAATAAGTTAGGACTATGCCCAAGTATTATAGGATGAAGTAACTAACTTGAATACTGAAATAGAATTATGGAAGAGAATATCCGAGAATAATAGTATGAATAAGTTAAGACGTCTTGTTGATACGGAGAATGTTGTAAACAATCTAAGATATGAGATAGGTCGTGGACTATCTTTCTAGTTTACGGTAGGAGATAAGGAATATGATTTATCTGAAGGATTGGATTCTTTACCTCCTTTTGATGGAAACCCTGAGAATCAGCTTGGATAGCTATTCCAGTTTGAACAGACCCTTCACAATAACTTTAATAAGATATTAAAAGATACTGGATGGACTCCAGAGTAGTTCTTTGCTAACTCAGACTTTTGGAAAAGGTACTTAGGAAATTACACTGATTTAGAAAAACAATAGACTAGTAAGTTAAATGAAAATCTTACTGAATTTACTAAGTATGACAAGGCTTTGTACATTTTATCAGTCTTGTCTGATAATCCATCTAACTACTATAAATCTGTACAAAATTCTATTAAAGATAATGAGGATATTGCTCCTCTAACAGTACAATAGAATATTTCCAGACTTGGGGAAGCTGCTCATACTAAAGCATATAAAGCTGGATTTAAAGCATTAGCTAAATTAGTTAATCCTAATAGTACAGTTACTCCAAATGTAGTTTATATAAATGGAGTAGCAGGAGCTGGAAAGACTGAGGTTGTACTAAAAAATATTAGATAGCGCTTCTATGAGTAGCAAGCTTTGGTAATAGGGCCTACTACATCCTAGGCTATTAAACTTCAAAATTCTCTTAATGAGGGAACCTCTTATACTATAGAAGGAGACGGAAATATATTTAGTAAGTTATTACCTAATTGGGATAAGATAAACGAAAGCTTTCAAAGAGCGGCCTCTGAAATAAACAAAAACGAAAAGAATACAGAATATAAGACTGAGACAGACTACTTTGTTATGCAAAGATGGGCTAAGAACGGAGCTACTGGGGTTAAAATAGACCTTAAAAGTGACAAGATAAAATTCAATCCTGATATAAAAGCTCCGCTTGTTTTCGTAGATGAAGCTGCCCATATGAATAGTCTATAGATAGCTTTGCTAGATGAGTATGCAGAAAGAGTTGGAGGAACGGTATTTTTGGCTAGCGATTCTAACCAGTCTGGATATTCAAACGGACAGATAGAAAATTTAACGACAAATGATATATTTGCTACCAGAACTTCTAAACTTCAAGAGTCTTTAAGAACTTCTAATATTCAGAAGCAAAGTAATAATAATAAAGTTTCTGCAATATTAGATACTGCAAATGATATTATAGAATCTGGAGATAATCAATTATGGCATGATTTTGAAGCCAAGCTTCCAAATCTTATCAGGAGGTTGAATTTAAGAGTCTATAATTAGTAGGATGATATAAATGGAGACTTAATCGGGGGAAATATAGACGAAGTAATAAAGATACTATAGGATAAACATAAAGATGCTAGTATAGGATTCATAGGAGACGCTAATTCTTCTGCATATTAGAAGCTTAAATCTGCAGGATTTTCTAATTTAGGAGAACCTCTAACAGAGAAAATTATTCCTGGTAAGAAGTTTATGCAGGGTTAGGAATTCGATTATGTTATAGTAGATAATATAGACCTATCTGTAGACTTAGATGGACCAAATTCTTATGATAAGGTAACTTTCTTAAGAAGATTCTACACACTAATGTCTAGAGGAAAGACTGCTTCTATTTTCTTAGATAGAGGATTATCTAGACTTGTTGGAGCTAATACCTAGGATGATATAAAATCTATAGGATTTAGTTTAGCCAACCAAGTTTAGTTATTTAGGGATTAGTATTCTAAGGCTCTAGATAAGTTAGACTTATCATAGACTACTCAAGAAGAAACTCCAGAAGTGAAGGAAGAACCAGAAGTTAAAGAAGAGGGAGAAGAATTAGTAATATCTCCAACAGTTGAAAATACTCCAGAGTTTAATCCAGAAGCTTCTGAAGAGCAAGTGTAGCAACAGTTAGAATCTAATAAAACAGAAATATATAAGGATTTCGTAGAAAAGAATCCAGCTGAGCGCCAAGATATAGAAGTATCGGAATTATCGGATCTTCTGATAGAAGCTAATACAGTAGTACCAATTACAGGGCTAAAAGAGACTCTTGTTAATCCTGATGGGACACAAAGAAAATACCCAGCATGGCTTCCAGGAGAAAAAACTTCTGTTAGAAGAAACATTAATGCTATATATGATGGAACTGAGCCAATCACCAAGAGAGTAGATAAACAGAGATATTAGGATATTATAACTAAAATCCAAAGTTCTGTCATATTTGGAGGTAATGTAACTGACCCAGCTATGACATCACTATTAGGATTTAGCGAGGCTTGGAAAAACAGAAAATTGTAGTTAGAAGTCAGAAGAGCTACTGATTCTGACAACTTTGGAATAGGAACTGACTTGAAACCTACATACATAGATATAGACGGAGAACGTTATATTGTATCTATTACTTGTAGACTAGATGGCTTAAGTAGAACTATCTAGGATACTCCATTCTCAGCTGTATTTGATATATGCCTTCTTTCTGATTTTAATAACTTAAGAAAACCTGCTGTATAGTAGGCTATAAAGGATAAAATAAATCAGAGAATTAAGGACGGAAAAATCACTGGAGAGAATAAGGTTAAGGCAGAAAGATTTAGAGATAACTTGAGCGAATCTGTTAAATAGTACGAAGGCTTTATTAGAAGAATAGTTTCCGAACATCCAGAAGGTCATGCTATAGAACTTACTCCTGATATGTACGAATCGCACTAGACTACTAGACTGGTCAAGAGAAAAGTTCCAAGAAGACTTGGTGGAACCTTAAGTATAGCAACTGTCGAGAACAACAGAGTGGACCAAGATGGAAACTATATATCTGATTATAATAATTTCATGGATACTGACAAGAGAAAAGTAGTTTCTCCAGTATATATTTTGGGAAATAAATCAGACGTATTGAAAGGAAAAGTATCAGAGTCTATTTTCGGTAAGGCTGTAGTATTTGCATCATCTAATACTAACCTTTCTCCAGAGGAGTTAGCTGATAGATATATAGAGCAGAAGAGAAATCCTGACGCACATACTCCAGAAGTTAGAATGATTGTTCTTAATAATCATGGTTTAAGTTTTACAGAACTTATTACTCATAGAATATAGAATCAATTAACTGGGGAAGGAGAAAAAGCTAAAAAGCCTTGGAGAATGGATACTCTAGGAGTTAGGATGTTTACTGCAATGTGGAATTTCAGAGCTAGCCTAGAAAATTTCATATCCCAACTAGATAAGTGGAAACAAGAGAATGGTTATGACAGCAGTAAGATACTAGATATTTCCAAAGTTGAATCTGAACTATTTAGTAGATATGGCAAGAATTGGATAACTTAGCTAAATGCTGGTAGTTAGGAGGTATAGAAGCTCCTAAACCTGTATAAAGTAACAGCAGCAGACTTGGAAAACTTAATAAAGTTTAACTAGGAATACTGCAAAGATATACCTACTTTTAGGCTAGGAATTGACCTAACCAACAAAAACATCGGCGGATATGTAAGGTCATTTGATGTTAGTAATTCTAGTGTATATGGAAAGAATGAGGCTAATATGTTAGCTATAGAAGAAGAATATGCACATAAGTACCATTCTATTCTATCGTCTATATTAGAACAGCTAACAGCTAATGAGCCTCCTGAAATATTTAGAAGGGCTGGATTAAACTTTAAACCTATGGCTACTAGACTGGCTAAGGCTGATGGTTCTAACTATGCTACGAATGAATATATAGGAAAGAACGAACAAAAAAGAAATCTTTCCGGACTTATTCATACAAATAATAAGAACATAGTAATTGGAGAAACAGACGAAAATGGAAATGTTATATCAACGTCTACTATTCCTGCAGAATCAATGTTTAGCTTCTTCCCCAAGGCTGTCTCAGCTATTGCTACTAAATCAAGGATATATCAAACCAATAGTAAGGCTAATGGGTTGATTAGTATTACTACTATTGACACAAAGAATAATACTGATAAGTTTGATTTCGATATTTCAGCGCTATTTGGAGATGGAATGTTGGAGAGAAGGGGTAATGATAATACATTATTTAATATGTTTAATCTTATCTTTCATGGTACTGTATAGAGCTTAGAGGAGCCCCATGCCTATACTGAGGAAGCTCCGTTTAAGTATGGAATATTTGTGGACCCAGATTTAGAAACTAGTCAGGATTATAAGCAAATAAACGTTAGAGGACAAAATGGATAGGATTATGCATTCCTAAAATGTGGAACTAATCCCATATACTTTGACGTTGACGTTGATGTTATATCTGGAGGTATTGCTCTTAACCTTTCTAAATTATTAGAGGGAGGAAAGAGATAGCTAAAAGAAGAAACCAAGGTAGAAAACTCAGTGGAATAGTATGTAGGTTATTCCTCTAAGATAGTAGATGAGTAGGATAGAACTAGATTCCAGAACTTCCTTCTTAATGAAGGAAAAGAGGACAATGAACAAAGCTATATGGAATATATTACTATATAGAACAACAGAAAATTGATTAATTTCTTTAGAAACGGATCATCTGTTGATAACATAGTAGAGCTTATTAATATGTAGCTAGGATAGCCTACCATAAAAGATGTAAAGTATGAAAATGGAAAAATAATATATACTGACGTAAACGATGGCACTGGAGAGTTGAGTTTGGACACTGAGGATATGTATATCTCTATGACACCAAATAAAACTAATTCAGTTGAAGAGATTACTGGACAGTCGTTTGATTCTATGGTTGTTGACCCAACAGGAATGGATATAATGACACATCAGGACTTCCTAAATTAGCTAGAGGAAACGTTCTAGGATGATAGCGATGTGCAAATGTTATCAAACTCTTCAAATGTAGAAAGCTATCTAGAATTGTTAGTAAGTATGAAAGATACTTTGAATAATAAAATAGAACAACTAGAAGATTCAGATTTAAAATGGAATTTATCTGATTACTTATTGTATGTAGATACTTCATGTTTTTAAAAAATAAATGACTATGGCAGCTTGTAATGTTAAGTACGACAAAAAAAGTTATTAGCAACTAGCCTCAGATTTAAAGTTATTGTATAATCAAATTAATAGACCTGGAATAGAGGACAGAATTATTAAAACTTTGGAATTTAAGTATAAATCCAAAGATGGTTAGGATAAAAGATTACTTCTAACAGATTCTGAAAACTTGGATGAAACTTCTAGAGAGTTTATTGATGATGTAAACAATATAGTATGTGGGCTAGCTAATGCTTCTTTAGACAAATTACCAGAAAAAGCCATGAAGTTTAGAAATATTGTGTTGTCAACCTTCTTCGACATGAATAGTGTCGGAGAAGTGACAGCTCAGATTTCTGAGACTGAAAAGGAAATGGAAACTGATGAAAGTCAAGAAGCAAGAAAATTATAGAAAGTAGAAGACACTTTATTAGAAATATATGGACCGATAAATACTGGTCTTATTCAGGAAGTAACTGACAGCTTTGGAAGAGAACTTAAATAGAAGTTAATATATAATAACTACCTGAAAACTAAGTACGAGTTGACCTCTGATGAAGTCAACAAAAGAATCGTGGACTATAAGGAAGGGAAATTTGAGAGCATTCTTGGTCATCTAAAGGAATAGTTCCCAAATGATTCTACTTTGCAATCCATTACAAGTATGTATAGCAACGGAATGTTAAATTCTAGTCAGTACTACTATGTTATAGATACTTTTAGAAAATATGTATTGCAAGACCCTGATAGAAATACAAAGTTTAACCAATAGCTAGAGGATAAAATCCTACAGAAAAATAAAGTATAGCAAGAATATCTCTATAGACAACTAATTAAGACTATACTAAATAACCCTAAACTTAATACATGGTTTAATAACAAGTACAATACTAATTATACAAACTCTGAAGCGAAGACTTAGCTGTTTATGGCTAATAGATTCTCTAATTACTATCTAGAAATTAAGGACAAACTTCTGAAAGAAATTGAGAGAGGTGCAGAGTTTAAGGATGAAGTATTGCCTATTATTCAGGAGATAGAAAATCCTAAAGATGATTTATTAAACTACGTAAATGATTATATAGTTCTTACGCAGTTCGATGATTTATTGGCTTAGAAACTAGGAAGTAGTATTGGTATAGAAAGAGGCTTCTTGAATAATGTAGAACCATAGAGATAGAACGCTAAGAAATATGCACTGAGAGAATCTCATGCGCATCAAAAGGCAGGATGGGAAACTGCTAATAATGAGGGAAGTGAAGCTCATACTAGTACTGGAGTAAAGGATATGTTGGACACTATATTTGTTTATAAATATAATGAGTCTCATCAATTGCTTCCCCAGACGTTAAATATGACATCATTGATGTAGGCATGGCAATCCTTGTTATCTGACGTATTGAATAATAATATCAATTTCGATACAAGTAACAGTGAAGCTGTTGTAGGAGTGCTGAAAGATTTAATTAATACATAGAATGTTAATGTTTTAGACAATATTGTAGATATTCTAGAAATATTATTTAAACCATAGGCTATTCAAAATTCTAGAGGTAGAATGATAGATTTTATGCGCAATGAGAACCTGTTCTCAGAATAGCATAAGAATATACTATATTCATTCTATAATGAAATTTTGAATAAAGATAATCCTAACTCAAATATATCTATAGAATTAGGAAGAGTAAATGATAACCTAAAATATGGAACTAAATTCTTAGAGACTGTTTCAGATTTATGTGCCATTATCTATAGAAATGTAAATAACAATTATATTGATTGCAATCTACAATCATCGAAATCTTTATTTGCTGTAAAGAAGAAATTTAATTGGGATGCTGACTTATTTGATTCTGTTGAAAGAATTACTTTTAGAAGTAAGACCAGATAGATAAATAAACTTGGGGAAGATAGATTGTCTAAATATAACTATACTTCTGTGCCAGATTAGACTGGTAAGTTTATATCTAAGGTTGAACTTCCTGGAAAGGAAGGAACATTATATACATTTGGATTTAGATATAATCAAGGAGCTTCTAATATGGAGGGACTGTTCTCTACTATGGACAACTTAGAGCTAGAGAACTCTACGGTGAGCATAAATGGAAAAGAGGTTCCAATGTTAGATATATTAGCTGGCATAAACCTTAGAGACTTTAGTAATAAAGTTCTTCAAAATAAAGAATTACTAAATGAGTACGAAACAGTTCTAAATAATCTATTAGAAATGTTTGATTATTATTTAGATACTAATTTCTTATCTGATAAAGGACTAGAAGCGTTATAGGGATATAAAGACAAGTATACTTATGACCCAAAAAATAACTTATTTTCTAAGAATTATCTTAATCACTTCCTAAAGTTAGCAATTAGAACTGCTGACATTGATAACTAGGTAAAACTCGCTGGGGATTAGGATATGAAATAGTTTTTGATGGAAAACTCTAAATATACAAGTTTGTTTAATAGAGAGTCTAAGAAGCCATCCTCTAACGTCTTTGACATCTAGGCTAATAGAGTTTATTTTAAACCTGTAACTACTAGTGATAAAGCACTTAGCGACTTAGCTAAAAGCTTTGTGGAAGCATCTGGTAGGTCTGTACGCTCTACATCTTTAAATAAGGCTGGTTCAAGTGTCTCTAACTATAGTATATCAAGATTAGGCTCTGAATTAAATAGACGCTTGCATAAATAGCGCCAAGAGGGAGGACCAGCAAACTCTTTATTATTTGTATAGAATCCTAATGCTATAGATATAGACCCAGTAATTGATGGGGAAATAACTACACCCATCGGCGATGTTAAAGCTGTTAGAGATATGTCCTCTTCAGAGTTATTTCAACACGCAATCCTAGATAAGTTCTATAGTTCCTTCTTGAAGACTGGAAGAATATGTTTCCAACCTACTGTATACTCTGATAAGACCAACTTCTTGAATTATATGTCTAATCTATCTATGTTTAGTGATAATATAATGGATTTAATGTCTGATAAGAGTCAAGAATTTGTTGATTTATATAGAAATACTTTCTTCTCTGCCCACAATCAAATTCAAGCTAACGTAGTAACAAAAATGGAAAAACTAATGTCATTTTTGACTACTGAATATGGAGCACAGTTCAGAAAGGAAGGAGATGTATTTACGTCTAACAGACTAGATAATGTTAGAACGTTCCTAAGAAATAGAACTGAGAGTGATTTAATTTCTCTTGTCTTTAGTTATAACCAACACAATCTTGAGAAGATAGAGTTAGAGAAAGACAAGGATTACAGAAATAGAAAGAAATTCTGCGACCTTAATGAAATAACAGATTTTTATGCTAAACTATATAATGAGCCAGTTCGTCTAAAGAAATTTCTAAAACAACAGTAGGAACTGTTCCTAGAAAACCTTAGAGAATATGGTGTTAATTTCCGATTGTTTGATTCAACTTAGGAATTGAACTCTTGGATTAATAATAAATTAAATGAGAAGGCTGCTACTTAGACAGTTAGATTATTGTCTGACACTAAACTGCTTCAAGTAAAAGATAGACAAGCTTTTGCTGACAAGTGGATTGATAAAGAAACAGGAGAATTGCTACTATAGAAAGATTCAGAAATGAATCCATTCTTGGAAAAATTCTTCTATATAGAGGGTTTATTTAGTAATAACCTAAGACTAAGTTTATCTGGGACGGAAATAAATCATCCAGATAAGGCAAAGGGGACATTATTTAATAAAATAGTTTCTGCTGTTAATGACATAAAAGGAGCAATTGGAAATCCGATAAAAACTAATGTAGCTAGAAAGGCTTTAGAAAATATACTAAATAATAACAAAATAAGCTTTAGTTCTCTTGATAATTTTATCGAAGAGTTTTCTTCAATGAGAGCTATAAATGATTTAGATGGAAAACCTAATATGTAGGATATATATGATAAAACTATCATAGAAATTATAAATACTGCATAGGGAACTCAATTTAAACGTAATGTTATTATTCCAGCTACTTTGTAGCATCCTCTTACTGGTTTAATAAATGGTGTTGCTAGTAAGGTTAATGCTGCTGTTGCATATGATATGTCAGCACCGGTCAATAACCTAAGAGAATCTGATGAAATAGATTCTTAGGATGGTAGTTCAACTATGTCTCCTATTCAAGTTATTTTGGAAAATAATTCTTTGGGAGATTAGAGAGTTGGAACAAACAGAAAGCCTATATGGGACGATTAGACTGGAGACTTAACGTCATTTCTGGCTAAGTTTGCATCATTTGGATAGACTAATGCGATGATGTTACAATCATTATAGTCTAATTCAGCTTAGTATAATATGTTCAAGAAAATGCATAATATACGTTGGAATGGAGCTATAGATTTGACTAAGAACATTAATCAATTCCAGTAGACAGCATATGACTAGGAAGAAGTTTCTAGATGGTTTAGAGAAGCAATTCTAGGAGGAGAGAAGCTGTTCTATAAGAACCAGCTTGGAGAAATAGTTTAGGTGACTGACTTTGGAAAAGATAATTCTGGATATTTTACTGTAGAGACTATTTTAGGAAAAGGTTCTAATAAGATATACCACTATTTTAGTGACAATACATCTGAGCATAGCACAGTTGGAGGATAGGGATTTCATACAATAGATAGTCTTTATGAATTGTTTGTTGCCCTTGGAGGTATTAATTGTACTAACGCTAAAGGAGTAACTTCCGAATTTAGTAATTAGGTTTTAACTAACTTTGTAATTAATGTTGGATATAAGGTTAATCCGAAAGTAACATCTATAAACGATATAGTCCAACCGCTTAAAGATAAGTTTGTAGCATATGTATTTAATAACTCTGCAGTAAAGAATGGTGCTAAGAACATAAATAGTAAAGATGTATGGACTAATAATGTCCCTCTTAATACTTTCTAGTTGAATATATAGGGGTTAGGTATTCAACTTAATGCTGACCATGATGTAGTTGACTCGGAATTAACAGAGTTCTCCCAGGTAGTTGCAGCTTGTGCAGCATATGGAAAGGATTACAAATCTGTAAATGAGATTTACTACGGATTGGCTGAATCAGCATTCTAGGCTTCTGAGCAGGAATTAACTAATATACAAAGATACTTCAAAGATTACGCTGAGGACCCAAGTAAAGCTAAGTACTAGTTGTATAAGATAGTTGGAAAACTTATAGTATAGTCCAAGAGTAATAGTGATATGGATTTAACTGAAAAGTTAAAATAGGAAATAAACAAGGAATTTAAGGTTAACAAAGATAACTCGTCTTCTGGTTTAAAGATTCCTTTTAGCGATCCTAGTATTTATACACAATTTATTACTAATATTACTTCTGTAATTAATTCCAAGTCTATTAAGCGTAAACACCCTGGGTCTGGATATGTTATGGCGCCAGGCTATAATGTAGTTCAATACTTTCAATGGTTTGACCCAAAAACCAAAACATATAGGAAGTATCTTTTTGAGGACGTTTTAAAGAGAGCTAGAAATGACTTTAAGGGAAAATTAAGAAGTGGACTAGAAGCATGGTGTGCCCAAAATGGGGTTGACCCAAACAAATATGGAGAACGTAAAAGAAGGATTTCAAGTTTTGACCTAGCTACACTAATTTAGGAGTCTTCTGATAAGATAGACACTTCTCTTATTCCTTATTTAGGTATAACATCTTAGGACACGACTGAGTATAATAGACAGCTTGTAAATATGTTTCTAGCTTCTAAACAAGAGGCAGAGCAAGTAAGGGATAAGTCTTGGTTTATGCCTACTGATATTGTTAATATTATCAAAAATGATGGAACTGTAATATCTCACGATTTATCTGATATGGCTGATTTCTTTAAATTCAAAAATGGAATATTTGACATAGAGGACGAATATAATGTAAAAATTAATCAAAAGGGCAACAAGTTTACTATTACATTAAATGAAGATGAAAATTCATCATTTGTTATTGAGAAAGAGATAGATTCAGATAAATGGAACATTCATTTTAAGACAGGAGGAAGAGATTCTAATCTATAGAGAAGAACTCCGTGGGTAGGAGCTAAAGAAGATTAGAAAATTAGACTATTCAATGCTGCTTTATAGGTCTTACCTAATGGGGCTATCTTACGTTTATCTCCAACTACTCAGGAATAGTTGGATACAAAAATAGGGGGCCTAACTAAGGGAAGTATAGTAGGATATTAGAGCATAATAGAAAATGAACAAAGGCACTCTGGAGTTAACTTAGAAGTTGTTTCTGAACCCTATACTGTTTCATATTTTGATAAAAGCAACCAAGTAAAATCTGCTTAGGTTAGAGAGTATAAAAAGATTTCTAATGTTAGCAAACATACTTACAAATTAAACATAACAAAGCCTAATAATTTAAAACCATCTCTTCTAAGATGGCAATATGTAGACCCTACTGATGGGGTTACTAAGTATATGACTATATATGACCATCCAATTATTAGAGGTTCTTGGAACTTACCAAAATCTGAAAGACCAAAACAAACCCAAATACAGGATGTTTTAGACTTATTAGATGAAGGAAAGTTTGAACTTAATGGATAGACATTAGATATAGTTCCAGGAAGTCTTGAAAACACCGAAGCTGAAATAGTTCTTGGTAATATGTATAAAGACATCTTCCAGACTGGAGATGCTACATTAGCAGATATTATGGATTAGGGAGAGAACTTCTTTAGAAAACAGACCGAGGTTCCAAAGATTCCTGCTGGATTTTATAACCTCGCATTTGTTAAAAATAATGGTCAACATACCTTGGTTTCGTTTAGTAATCTAATAGAAACTCTCAATATATATGAAGACCCGTTTGACTACACTTAGGAATATATAAATGACAATAATGAAATTTATACTCACCAGGATGGAATAAAGATTGGAAAATATATACAATCTTCTTGGAAATATTCAGACGGAAAGGTTCTAGACTAGAATAATCAAGAGATAGACAAGTCTCGCTATAGACTTATTCAAGATGAGAATGGAAACGTGGAGAATGTATTGTAGAGAATAGATTATGTCAAAAGATACAAATATACTAAATCGGAATTAGTTAATGGAGAGTAGTAGTTAATTAACTATACTTTATACAAGATAGCCCCCGTTTAGGACATAAGAAATGCTTTAGACAAAAAAAGCAAAGACTAGGATGTATTAAATTCAGATGCTTTCCACCAAATCTCTTCTATACTTAATAACATTTATTCTCAGGATAAGTATATAGACATATAGGTTAATACTGGTATAGAATTAAACCCAGATCTTAGGAGAACCATCGCCAATAGTCTTGTAGACTTCGGGAACGATACAAAATATGATAGGGAATCTAATAAAAGAGTTTTAATGACTCCAGAGGAAATTTAGAAACTTCCAAGATTTTAGTAGCATATGATTGAGTTACGAAATGCCCTAATTGGAAATAATTTCTAGGAATAGTACAGGTAGATAAGAACGTCTTACTATGAATATCTCCAGTAGTACAAGAAGCAATATTCATCGTTCTTAACATCTCTTCATTTCATCTCTTCTCGTATCCCAGCACAGTCATTGCAATCATTCATGCCTATGACTTGTGTAGGATGGACTGCTGATACCTCTAACACTGCTTATGTTTCCTATATTTAGACATATTTGTAGGGTTCTGACTACGATATTGATAAGGCTTATGTTATGGGACAATCGTTTAGTGATGATGCTATGTATATAGGCTGGAGTCCATTATTCAATTATTCTTCTGAGCAAATGGTTGATGCTAGTAAGACTCTTCCATTACCAAGAGGAAATAAATTAATTGTGGTGGAAGGAGAGCAATATTCTATAGAAAACGAACTTAATAGTATATTATCTTCATCTGGTCCGGAAAGACTTAGAAAAATGGCTAACTTGATATATAAGATAGACAGTAATAATGGAAGATATAATTACATAGTTGGAGAGAATGCTGATTAGAAGTAGAAGATTATAGAGCAGATTCAGAAACATGAAAACTATAAAGTAAGCTATAGATAGAGAGAGTAGGCATACAAAAATGTAGCCAGTGCTAATATTAGAAATGTTGTTCATAACATTAGAAATAGAGACTAGGCATATTCTCCTATTACAATGAGGGACTTGCAGAAAGAGGCTGACAAATCTCCAAAGGGAGCTAAAACTAAGTAGTTAAATATGATGAATCCGCTTACCAAATACGTAATGCAAAACCAGAACTTGGTTGGTAAAAACGTAATTGGTATAGCCGCTAATGGTGAAAAAGACTGGTTTAACCTTACTTACTACTATCATAATGTATTAAGAAATGGAAATCAGAAAGATAGATTCTTCCTAAAGATGAGTCACTCATACAGTAGATTATCTGGGCGTGCTACTGACCAACTAATGAACGTGGTTGTAAAACACATTCCAGACTTGTGGAATGCTTCTCCAGAGCTATCTTAGAAAATTAAGGAAGAATTTTATGCTACATATGATGGTTAGATAGACATGGATGATAAATATGTAGACTAGTTAATTTCTCAGATTCTTTCAGCAGCAACCGATAATGCTAAAGAGTTAATTCTAGCTAAAATTAATGCTGGTACTAACTTGGCTAAATATCATCTACACCTAGTTATGATGGGATTCAATCTTAAGGATATTGTAGCATTTATGACTAGTCCTGTAGTGGAGTTGATAGATAAGTATAGTAGAAACGATTTATATAAAAATCAAACAAGTTCTGTAACTAACGCTATTAAGACTCTAAATGGAGACATAGACTTGTCTAAATTAATAGTTAATCCCTAGGATAACCTTTCTCCAGAGGAAAGAATAGAAGCTATGGAATCTCAGATGGAAGCTATGGAAGCTGAGGCAGATATGATGATGGAATTAATGGCGGAAGGTCGTACCCCGAGAAGAGTAAATAATGAGTATTCTTGGGTAATTAAAGAACTTGGTTCTATGTATAAGACAGCATAGGCTAGGTCTCTTAAAGATTTTGTATAGAAATATATTAAAGCTAAGACCGAACCCTTATCTGCCAATAGTCCAGAATTTATGGTAGCCTTGTCAAACTATGAGTTGCCAGTAACTTCTAATATGAATACTAATTATGTGTTTAGATACATAGATTAGATTGTAAATGATATAAGATCTCAAATAGAAGACTATAACAGGATTCATCCGAATAGTAACTATTCTATGTTGGACTTTAAGCTCGACTTGAATGAATTTTAGAGAATAACAGATGAAGCGAACGAGACTTCTACATTGGCTTCTGTGTGGTTGAAACTGAATTAGGGTATTCCACAAACAGATATGGACTTGATTAAACTAATCAAGAGGATGTATGCCACTGTATCTACTAGAGAAAGAAGAATGGATATAAAGAAACCTGTAGATTCTAACAAGTAGAAATTTGTTAATTTGTCCGATGAAGAAGATATAGTTACTGGAAATTCTGGTACCAAATAGGAACTTTTACAGTATCTAGAAAAATATTCTATGTTGCCAACTGTTCCAGAAGCCTCTAAGAATAAGACAGAAAGTGGTCTAATAAAAACTATAAAGAGTATCTAGGGAAACAACCCAGAGTTATCTCTTGCCGAAATAGTTTCAATATTAGAGGATGCAGTTAGGACAGACTTGTATGGAAATTTTGATTTATATAAATTCTTGAATGATGAGAAAGTAGTACTTCCCCAAAGTTCTAGAACCATCTATAACACTAGATAGGGAGACCTTGTTTCATATAGGGAGCTTGCTGCTACATATTATAACTTAATTAAATCTAGTTGGAATATTCTTGATATGGTCAATCGTATTCCACACTACAAAATGAACCTAGATTTATTAAATTATACTCTATAGCAAAGACATCTATTTGCAAATAAGTCTAAAATAGTAGACTAGTTAATTTCTTTAGGAGAACTATCTTATAGTGCTCTATCTGACAGAGATTATAAAAACATCATACAGTATGCTGATAAGATATTGATAACATCATATTTCTTATCTAAAGAAGAACCTATAGATATATCTAAAGTGGATGATACGAAAGTATACGATTCTAATTATGACTTAGTTAGGTCAGATGAATTATATCTAAATTCTCTTAATGGAATTGACTCACTAAAGAACTTTGTAGAAAATAATTTCTTTGAGTGGTTGAAGAATACTTACCCAGATAATTTCCTGGTTAAAGAATTAGTATAGAGTTCTAATAGGGGAAAGAGTATGTTAAGAACAGCCCTTAATCTATTTGAAATTGACTAGAGTCTGACCAACAAGTAGACCTATAATAGATACCTAATAGGTATTCAAGAGTTGGCTAATGAAAAATTTGATTAGAATCACTCAGTAGCTGACATACTGATGCTATATAACCTGGCAGTGAATGGAACCAGATTGGGAGGAAAATACATGACTGGTATATTTAGAGATTAGGTCAGAGAAGGTAATGTTCTGTATGATTATTATAAATTCATGTCTGAACAAGATTATAATGATGACTTTAAATATATTATGCCAACTAAGAGAGATTTCTTAATTGCTATGGCCCCTACTGTATATTCTACTTATGCATTAAATTATAGGACAGAGCCTTACGTTAAAGTTCTTAATCCAGCTCATGGATATGACGTGTATAAAAGATACTATGATAAGTCTGATTATACTTGGAAGTATGACATGAGTAAACCAGAATCCCTATTATAGTTAGACCATCTAGGTTTAACGTAGGGGGAGATAGATGAAAGAACTTATAATTACGCACAGAACTCTCTGGTAATGTTCCCAGAACTTCATAAGAGATTAAGAGAAAATTCTATATTCTCTGGAAGCGGAGAAACGAATATGAAAGACAAGGTGTTATAGTTAGCACAATATATTAGATAGAACAGGTTGCTTATTTACAAACTATGTTAATATGGAATGTGATGTAATTCTTGAGATAGGAGGGAAAAGTAATTTTAAAATTGATAGAGAGTCTAGTGAAAAGGAGCTAGACTCTCTTCAAGATATCGTGGAGTACTTAGACACCCTTCCTGAACATAAAATAAAACAGTTGATTTACGACTTGTAGACATCCTCTACAAGAGTGAAAAACTCTCAAAAATACTTCTTGGACAAACAGCTAATAGGGAACTGTTCTTTCGAGAATTTGAAACTTCGTTATCCAGAGGAAACGGAATTGATTAAAGATATTGAGAAACCCTATATAATTACTCTAGTAGATAAAGCATATTCTAACGGAGATATGCTTAAAGGAAGGGTTGTAGTGAACGGAGTAGTTAGTTATATATTTAGAAATAAGTTTGATGTTCAGAATTTTGCCGAAACAGAACATAAGAAACATCTTGCCGAACAAATTATAGCTGACAATGATATTACTGATTAGTATCTATCAGAAAAGTATAAGGATAAACTGAATATTATTAAGGATAACTATAAGAAGAACTTAGAGAGAATTACTAAGGAAGTAGACCCTACTCCATCTGAGTAGTTTACCATTAAACATCTTATTTTAGATTATCTTAATAATAGTAGTGACTATACCAAGCTGATAAAGGTAGGAGACTAGATTATTGATTCTGGTTCTGTATTGAATGATTTCTGTAGAGAACTTAATAAGTAGTAGGTAATAAATGAGGATTCTGAATCCGACTTAGCTAGATACTTAAGAAGACTACACTGGAAAAGAGAGTCGTTTGGAAAATCTGAATTATATAAAGGGTTAGCTACTTACATTCCAGAATTTTCGCAAGAAGTTAGTGAGTAGTAGTTCATAAATCTAGATTAGGATGGAATGGAAAGTTTACTTCAAAAATACTTTAAGAATGATATTATTCTATCTAACTATCATGTAGAATCAGTTGGCAAATCTGTTCCTCAAACTATAAGACTTACCAAGTCTTAGGTAAAAAAATTGTTTGAAAATACTTTAGCTCTTAAGAATACGGAGAGAAAGGCTTTAGGAGAATTGGAATTATCTAACAGTTATGAGGACAATATATCATCCTTAGAGGATGCACAAGCCTTCTTTCAAGGTCACTTAAATATGGATATAGATGGAGAGATATATACTCTAAATATTTCTAAAGATAAGGACTAGATAGTGTATAGTTATAAAGGTAAGAAGCTCACAAACGATGATAAGGTTAAGTTAAAAAGGAAAGGAAGAGTCCTAAAAGATGAATTTAATTTTGGATATGACACAATGAATATATTTACTCCAGTAAATGAAGATGGAGTAGATAATGGATACTATAAAGGATACTATATATATAATCATCTAAACGAGGCTGGGGATAATATATTTATAGTAAGTAACAGTGTTATTAGTCCAAATCTATATGATCCGGCAAAGTTTAAATCATTGAAGGATGCTAAGTTAGCAGTAGAAGGATTTAACCGCTCGGCTAATGTATCAAAACAAACTAAAGTGGGATTAAAGCAGATATTAGGAAGTTCTGACGGAAAAAGATATGTTAACCTAGAATTTCCAACTAATGTTGGCCAGACCATAAATTCTATAGCTTATCCAATAGGCCAAAAAACTAAATTATTTGCTCAGGAGCATAATCTAATTACTACAAAGAAGCCCTCAGAAATCCAAGCCTTTTATAAACAGAGAGGTATAGATATTTCATCGTTAGACCTCCCTGAAAAGATAGGAATCTTTCTATATGCAATGACAGAAAATGGATATTCTATCAATGCTATGCAGGGAAAGACCTTAGAAGACTCTGACTATGCTAATATAAGAAAAATCATATTTGATATAAACAATGCTCCAATTAAATAGTATCTAGTAGAAAGAAGTAATAAGAACGGTGAGGGTAATTATACAACCTATATAAAATCCTTATCTGATTCTGGAATCACTATAAATTCTACTGGAGTAGACTTGGCAGGAAATCCTCCGACGTAGAGCCTTACGAGTACACTATTTAATTTAAAAGATACTCTTGAGAATACACTTTTCAAAGATACTCCAATTAAGATAGTTATTACAGATAATGAATAGCTAGCACAACTTCAGGACTAGAATGGAAATAGAATATTCCCCGATGGTACTGATGGGGTGAGGGCTTTTATCTATGACAATAATCTCTACATAAATCAGAGTAATGCTAGTATTAATGACCTTCTTCATGAAACTTTCCACATTGTACTAGGAGCCATAAAAGCTCAGGATATGAATGAAGGTACTAGAAATTATGAAAACATTTTGAATTTCTATGATAAAAAAGTATCTTAGATGACTAAGAATAGAGTTAATGACCTTTATAGAAACTTAGCATATATAGATAGAATAGAAGAGGGTGTCGTTAGACACTTAGCTAGATAGGTTGAAAATGGTGATGTGTTTTACTATAGTGATAGAACTAATGAAGCGATTGATTTGTTTAGATAGCAATTTCTAAACATAAGACAAAATATTAGAAAAAATATTAAACTTGATTTGGACTCCGATTTAGGTTTCCAGTCAAGTATAAATACTCTAGTATCATCATAGGTAGGACAAATGTAGAAAAATCGTATCATTTCAAACCTTATAGAGAAAGGAATTGAGAAAGGTTTAATATTAGAAAACTGTAAATGAAAGATTGTAATTACACATTAGTTGGAAAGAGGCAGTATAATCACTCTTATGACGAATTAATCAAAATCTTGAAAAGAAGTCCGCAGCTTGCATATGACATTCTTTATTCTAAAGATTATAATCGTTAGACAAGAGTGGTTGACAAACTGTCAGAATTAAAGGAATAGGGGAAACGCAAGTTTAGAAAGGAATTTTCTGACAGGGTAGATGTTATAAATGGATGTGCAGAAATAAACGCATCTGGATACACAACTCAATCATTTATTGATTCTGGGTTATATGTTGACCAGTATGGAAAACAAATAATGCCGGTTTTATAGGTAGATGATTATATTGAAAGAATGAAATCTCTATATGAATAGAAGGGATTAACTAAAGATTAGGTCGATTAGCACATCTCTATTTTGAAAAATAGCTGGAAAAGAATAGCAGAAGATGGTAGAGATTTACATAAAATTATCTTGAAGCAAGGTAAGGAAACCTCTTACTCCTAGACTGAGGATAATACTAAGGGCACTTCATTTGAGCATCTAAGTGACGTTATACATGACTAGGTTTATGATGATATATTTAGTTAGGTATACTTAGGAAACGGAAAAGAATCTAGAGAACTTGGGGACGACTCTTCTCCAGTTATTCTCAAGAATCTAAATCTCTCTGCCAAATTAATAGGAAGAGACGAAACTATTACTGGACATATTGATTATATTGTAGTTAAACCAAATGGTTCTGTAGAAGTATTCAACATAAAAAGTTCACACGAATCTCCCGCATTTTGGGATTAGGCGAAGAAAGAAAAATATAGAAATGAGTTTGCTTTATTATCTAGAATACTTTAGTATAATGGAATTAATACTAACGATATTAGATTTAATGTTATTCCAGTGACACTTGGATATGATGATTAGTTTCAGAACATAAAAGAGATTACTGTTAATAGAGCAGAGTGCTATAGTCATAATAGAGGTGCATTTATAATGCAAGAATCTATGAAATTAGCTCAAAGGTTCATAGCATCTAATGCAGAAACTATTACAATAAACGACTCTTCAATAGATACAGTAAATAAGCAATTAAGTGCAGCATTTCCAAAAAGAGATATAAAAGCTGATGGAATAACATCTACTATTGAAGAATATATTGATAAAAACTGGACATATTGGACTCAAGGAGAGCAGCCAGATACTGGTTGGAACCTCACTATAGATGGAGTGATCTATCATGTAAATAGTTCTGAAGTTAAGAGTAAGAATAAGGAAGTAATAGAAATCATTAAGCAAAACCAGGATAAACTTCTAAATGTAGATAATGGAAAACTGAGTGCTAGAGGTATAGTGAATTAGATAGGAGAATTTAGAAGATTCGGTTTTCCAAAATTTGACAATGACTATTTAGATTAGCTGTTTAGTCCATACTTTGAACATTCTGTTGTTAAGGTAAATGGGAAAGATAAATACAATTATCTGTGGGAAGTAGTTAAAAATGATACACTAGATAATTGCAATATCATTATGTTCAAAAATACTCTTACTGGATAGGTCAACGTGGTTACTCTTTCTGGTTTAAACTTAGACTAGAAACACTCCTTCGAGGGTAGGGATAATATATTAGGTTTCCATTTGAATGATTTATAGGCTACTGATAATCAAGGTAGAGAATTGATGAAAGCCACATATGGAAATATAGAAACAATGAGAACAATGTTCTTATTAAATGAGATAATACCACAATTAGGTTCTGATATTAAGTTGGGGGACTTAATAGTAGTTGGTGGATTAGGAGGAAAAATATAGAGTCAATAGTATCCAATACAGTTAGTTGTCTCAAATTTCGTTAAAGCCCAGGAAGTTTTAAATAAGAAAGAACCGAATCTTAAAATTAATAATAACTTTTCTACTGTAGAGCATATCTCTCCAGTATCATTATTAATAAATGAATTTTGGGATATTTTACACGAATCTCCTAATTTAGGAAAAACAGATTTCAATTCCTTAAAGGAATTAATTTCTGGGTCTGATACAGACGGATTGTAGCATCTATTAAACGGAACTACAATAGACTCTCTGGCATCGGCTGAGACTACTGAAATATAGATTTAGAGACTGGAGGAATTGATTAAGAAGCTAAATACTATCATGTCTAATTAGCATATGTCTGTATCTCCAGATACTATTATAAAGTATGCTACTGGAAAAGCTAAACTAGCTAATCCAGAAAGGAATGAGCTAGTCACTGGATGCTGTAAATTGTTACTTAATGCTTCTATAGCTTTAGATAGATTGTCTGGAGTTATCAGAATATCAGAGGGCGATTTATCAGAGAGGGAACGGCTACTCGCAAGACCTCAAAATATATCCAATTCATAGGTTAGAATTATTAGTAAACTATTGCAAGACGCTATCCACAATATTTCTAATAAACTAGAACCTCAAATATCAGACTTTAATTTAGCCTGTCTAGAATATTACGAAGCTAAGGGATATGGAAAAACTCGAAATGCTTTGATAGGAGATTAGGTTAAAGTTTTCAGACACTTATATAAAGAAAAGGATGGGGAGTTATTCTTCAAGAATCCATATGATAATTCTGAAGATTTGGATGAGGATGATAGAAAGTTCCTAAAGAAAGCATTATTTGAAATAAATAAACTAAGATTTAAGGATAATAACTTTTCATATAAATCTGAAGATGATAAATCTCTATTATCGTTTATAAAAAATAATCCCCAATACTTATGGGTACCATTGGAAAAAGCTTCTTCATCTACTAGATGGAGTAATCCTGGTAAGTACTTTGAAGACTTTAAAAGAAGGGTTAGAGGATATTGCAAAAATCCAACATTATTCTTTAAGGAAATGTATGAAGATATTCTAACAGATTAGGAAGAATCCTAGATTAATTAGGATATAGAGGATATGTAGGCCTATAATAGATTTAGAGCTTCAGAGACTACAAAAGGTAGACAAAGATTGTTAACTAGATATGGAAAGGATTACTTTGAAACCAACCTATAGAACCTTGTGATAGATTATTCATATAAAAGTCTTCAAGAAGAAGAAATGAATAAAATGTTAACTAGGGCTAAAGGCATTCTTCTGTAGTTAAAGTTAACTGGAATTAGAGAAGATGATTAGGAAAAATTTGCTAAGACTATTAAACATATTGATGACTACATTAAGACCGCAGTATTCAACAGGAGTATAATGGAGGAAAGCTCCAAGGAAATTATTGCTAGGTTACAACCTCTCAGAAAAGCAGTATCTACAGCATATATTGCAGCTAGTCCTGTTGCAGCTATCCGAGACGTTTTTGGAGGTTTCCTATCTAATGTGGTCAGAACAATGACAAAATATAGAACTGACATAGACGCCAAAGATGTTATGTGGGCGTATCAATTTGTGTTAAGATAGGGAGTCCATTCTGCCATGAGTATAGACTTACTAGATAAATTAAATAGTAAGTATCTTATTTCTAATATCAATATAGAATAGCAGTAGGAAGGTTATAAAACTAACAGAGGAGGTATAACAAATGCTGGAAATTGGATGTATGCCACTCTTAGAAAACCTGACTTTCTAAATAGAATGGTTTTATTCATGGGAAAACTAAAGCATGATGGTTCCCATAATGCTTATTCCATTGTGGATGGAAAACTAGTATATAACTGGAGAACGGATAAAAGATTTAATTTATTAGCTTCAAATGATAAGAGTGATATGGAAGCCTACAATAAGTAGAAAGCTCTGTATTTGAGCTAGATTATGAAGTTTAATGAAGAGAATCCAGAAGCAAATCTTCCTGTCAGTCTCGATACTAATTTACCAGATGGTTATACCTAGAACTAGATTGATGAAATCAAGAATTTAGGAGATACCATATACGGCTCATATAACCGAAGTACAAAGGCTATGTATGAAAACCTTGCTATAGGTTCACAGTTTGGAGTATTCTCTACTTGGATGAATGGTATATATGACGTATATCTAGGATAGAGAAGAGAATCTTCTTATGAAACTTAGAAAGTCTAGAAGGAGGATGAGAACGGAAATAAGCTCTGGATAGATGAGAATGGAAATGTTACTACAGAAAATACAGGAGTTCCTTATTTAACTGACGTTCCATTAGTTGTGTAGGGAGTATTAAGGACTTTACAAGATACGGTCTCAGAACTTTATCATGGTAGAGGATGGGAAGGAATAAAGCAGAATATTCTTAGTAACCCGATGTAGATGAGGAACTGGAGAAGAATACTGTCAGATGCTCTAGTAGCTATGTTATTGTATTGGCTGTTTGAGGAATTAATTAACCCTGCATATAAGGAACATAAGAAAACTGGAGATGGGAAGGATGTTCTAACTAATGCCGCTATTGAATTACTATATAAAGGTAGCTCTAGTAGTTTTGAAGAGTTTAAAGGACCTTTTCCAGTATTGGACTACGTAATGAATAATACTAGTCCTGCATCTGTTAAGTGGGGAGCTAAAGTTTATAATGACATTGGAGGATTCTTGTTCGGAGATACTACATTTGGAGAGTTAGTTACAAAATCCCAAGCATTACCACGTTCTTTACAGGACACATATAAAATGTATAAAAGAGATACTATAAATGGTATTGGAGAAGAATAAAAAAAAATAAGGGAATATAGGAAGGCATAATCGCCAACCCATATTCCCTTTATTATTTACCACGTCTCGTAATCAGTTATATTAGTATGTTCTTTACATACATTACATTGTACAGTTTTACCTAGTCCTATTCCAGTATGAGTGAATATTACTGAACATCCACACGCTTTTATTCCCTTGTGTAGCTCATAATGCTCCTTTTGGAATTTAGCATAAGCCTCTGCTTCTTTTTCATTTAGACTGTAAGTTACAGTAGGTTTAGGAACAGAGATTGTTCCTATACTCCACCCTTTTGCCTCATATGTCGGTTTTTGAGCTTGCTTGTCCTCTTCTAGTTGTCTAATTCTTTCTCTACAGATGTGAATAATTTTCTCATAGTCCATTATCCTAGCATCCTCTTTAGATTTTCCAGGCTCTTCTTTAATTCTCAAAACCCTTTTAACTATATCAGCATCCCACGGATTGAGATTATATTCTTTCCATATATTCCACGGCTGAATTACGTGAGTACTATAATCAGACTTTCCTATATGGTAATCTTGACAGCTCTTTTCCGTGGTTTTCAAAATACCCAAGTTCAATAAGTGCTCTATCTCTTTCTTGTTTAGCTTTACCAATTGAATCAAATCTTCCTCGGTTCTCATATTTATTTCCATTTTTTATTCTCACTACCCACTTATCTGACCATTTATCGTATGATACTCCAGTAATTCCAGAGATATTGTCTCTCCTTTTTGGTTTATTCCTACTGTTTTCTTCTGGAGTTACTAATCTTAAATTTGAGATACTGTTATTATTGGTATCCTGATCAATATGGTCTATTTGTTCTAATGGATATATTCCATATTCAAAATACCAGGCTAGTTTATGTAGGTAATATTTTACTTGGTTATAGGTTAAGCACTTATATCTACTAGTAGTATTTGTCCCTATAGGAGTGCTTAAATTTCTATGAATTTTATTTTTTATCCAGTAGAATTGCCCAGAGTTTTTATCGTATCTCACCTCCTTTTTGAGTTTTTCTAGTTCGCCTGAAGTTTCCTCAGAGTTGTATTTCATACCGAGGTTGAATTTTGTGCTTACTGTAATCAGAGTTTCCTATATTATACTCCCTAACACCTTTATTCGTCTCCATTAATAACTTCAATTTGATATTCAAGTTCCATAGAATTTCTTAATTTATCTAAATCATCTACGAATATGATAACATCTCCAGAGTCTACAAAATCTCTTAATACGTCTATAAAATCAAACTCATCAAGTTCGTCGTCACATTCCTTAGCATAAGCTACTCCAGTTCTACTTAGTAATACTCTATACATATTAATTATCGTTTACAATTTGCATAATAGTTCCTAGAGATACAGCACCAACAGTTCTCTTAACTTCTTCATCTCTGTCATTGTAGTAAATCAACACAGGCACATTTCTTATGCCTTTAGAGTTTGCCAATTCTTCCTCTTCATCTACATCATGCTTTACTATCCCTATCCCAGAAATTTGTTCAAGAGTCCTGTCTAATACCTTGCATGGTCCACACCATGATGCTCCAAATTTTTCAATCCTTGTAATCATACTTTACGCCTTATTATATTTTTCTGTATCTGTACTTAATATTACTAATCTATCGGCTAGAAGTGAGGCTACCTGCCTTCTAACCTCATCTGTAGTCCAGTATCTCATCTGGGTCAAGATATGATTTCGAACAAATTTGTCCATATCAAAATCATCAAATGTTTTCTGGAGCATAAGCTCAGCTTGAGACTGGACAGCCTCTTTAAGCCAAGCTCTTATATCGTCCTTAGTGATGCCCAATTCATTATGTAAATAATTCTTGAACATTAACCATTTATCATTCCTTTCTGACATTAGATATGAAAGTCAATTACAGAAATTTCCACATCATCTTCTACTGATTCTAGATAATCTAAAAATTCTTTTCTCCAAACATCTTCGTCTTTGTCATTTGTAGTCATAGCCCACCAACCCATACTAGCAGACTCATGCCAATCTCCGTCTTCCGTTACAAAACAGAATGGGATTCTGTCTCTTTCTAACATAGCGTCCCAGTCTACTTCTTCTTTGGTAGCAAAGATGGCATTGAGGGGTTCTCCGTCTTCTCCTTTTTCCTTAAGAAGTAACCATGCTCCCCATCTACCTCCTTCACAATACCAATCCCACTTAGAGTCAGGATTATATGTAGACATCAAGTTCTCTTCGTCATCAATTTCATATCCCCAGTTCTTAGCTTCTTCCCAGGCATCTTCATATGAGATAAACAACCCTTTCTCTATGATTTTATTAGCTCTTTCAAGCTGTTCCTTTTCCCATTCGGTGGTAGGATTCTTATACTTATCTGCTAGCTTAATGGCATACTCATAGTTATCAGCGTGTCTGGTTTTAACCTCATCAATGGCTTCATCCTTTGTATATCTAACATATTGTTCTACCTCCATGTTTTCATCATAGGGTTCTAACAATGTTTCAACATTACTTCCGAATACTAGTCCTACAAAATGGCTCATACTATATATTTTTTAACAATTTCTGAAATCATCTTACCGTCTGCTTGAGGAAATTCTGATTTCAAATATTTAATCGCATTTCCCATTTCTTTCTTTGGAATTTGGAAACTAACCATATCTATTGAATTTTCTTCATTATAGAAATCTTCAATAAAGCCTTTTCCCTCACACCATATTTGTAATGCAGAATGTATGTCTGGCTCATTTACAGGCTCAGGAAGCAACTTTTTTAGTACTTCCAATTCATCCCTATATTCAGTTGCCAAGTCCTCTCTACCACCCTCTATAAAGCTAGAAATACTGTCCTCTAATTTCTTACACATTTTAGAAATAAGCTGTATCTCAGCTGCTTCATCATAAGGTTTAGCATTTTTAGCAGTTTGTAGAATCTGAATTTCTGCCTTCAGATTCTTATATGCACGAAGTTCTACTTGATTTTTAGACTTCATTGCTTTAGCTATACATTCGTTTATATTTATCATTTTAAATTATTTAATCCTTCTTCTAAAACTTCATTTAACCAAGTGCCTCCATTGTAAAATTGGGCAATGTATTCGTAAGTTCCATCTCCATTACTTCTAACGTCAACCAAATAGGAAGTGTCTTCTGGATACTGAGTATCATCACATTTATACAGTTCTCCGTTTAACACTTTATAAGTATCGTCCACGTCCATTAAGGTTTCAGCATATGTATCTCCTTCATAGGCAATCTCATAACCATATTTCTTACAAAGATACTCACAATATTCTTCTACTGTAAGTCCTTTTGTATTAATTTTAGTTAAAGTCCCTGTATGTAACTCAACACAACTCATATTTCTAAAGTATAATTAGAAATCCAATCCCCACAACATTCACAATGTCCTAAGTCTTTATATTCTCCTAGATGCTCAATAAGAGACATCCATACATCCTGAAGAGTAGCTATATCGGTTTCCCTATCTAGCATGGCTCGTATAGATACTTTTATCTCTTCCGGAGTCATGTATGCAGTCTCTTTTCCATCAACGGTAAGGGATGTGCAAATACATCCGTCAGTATATTCTATTTTCATAATTAATTTATTACCTATTATAATCCAAAGTCTTAACCAAATACTTGATTGCTTCTAACTGTCCATATGTTAAGGATATCAGTTTGTCATTTAAACAAATATCCCAACCTTCTCCATTTGCCCATTCTGTTACTTCTATAAAGTCTGAATCCTTCGCCAGATGGTCATACTTTTTTAATTCGTCGCTTACAGCTTTTCTTTCATGAATTTCCATATCAAATAATTATTTTAAAATATACAGAAGTCTCCCAGGTTCTCCAACCTAGAAATTCAGTAGGGACCCAGTTAGGTTTTCCTATTAAATCTCTAAGTTCTAATGGAGTCAAATCAAATACCATCCCTTGAACATCATCTGGAGACAGTCCTATCCAAACTTTCATTCTTCTGAGATTCTATTTTTTCTTTAACTTCCCTATATGATATTGGAGTAAAATTATTATTATCAACTCCGACATCATACTGGGTCGGTAATAGCACCCTAAGTCTAGAAATATCCAAACCATCAGCTTGTGGTCCGGAGTGGACGTGACCAAACAGTTGCCATACTCCTCTATATGACCCTCCATAACACAGAAATGGATAATGGTTTAAATAGATAGAATTATCCTCAATCTCTATCTGCAGTTGAGGTACTACCATATCAAAATATGACATATATCCCTGTCTAAGATTCTTTCTGTCATGATTACCTATAATAAGGTTTATATGACCATTTAGACGAGGAATAATACTTTTCCATACATTACTCCCACCAAAGGCAAAATCTCCCAAATGGAAGACCGTATCATCCTCGGATACTACTAGATTCCAATTTTCTATTAGAGCTTCATTCATTTCTTCAACATTTCTGAACGGTCTATTACAAAACCTAATTATATTTGCGTGTCCGAAATGAGTGTCGGAAGTGAAAAATGTGTGGTCCGGACTATACTTAATCTTCTTTTCGCTCATTCTTTCCTAATTTTTCAGCAATTATATCATACCCAGTTTTCATACAACAATAAAGTTCAGATGAAACCATTTTTCTAAATTCAAAATAAAATATCTCCTCTCTAACTAATATGGGAAATAGAGTATGTGTTACTGCTAGGATTGAAACATTAAATTTCTTATGCAAGTTCCTGTACATATTAGACATTCCGACTTGGCGAGATAGATCGAATCCCTTGTCAACTTCATCAAACACTAATAGAGTTTTCTCATCCCAATGTTCCTTGTTTTCTTCTAACCATTTACTTAACATCGCTAGACCTCTCTGACCTGTAGACATACGTTTGGTTTGGAATCCTCCGTTCTCAAGTAAGGCTTCTGCTGAAGCACTATTATTAAGACTCGTTGGGTCATCAAATTCGGCACTAATGAAATAAAACCTAGTAAAGTCAGTACTTATTTCAACCTTATTTTTGAATCCTCTAATATTACAATATCCAAGCTTAGTCTGATACACAGCGTTTGGGTCATCTTTGCTGTTATCACATTGATAATCTCTTATAATATTAACAAGAGTTGATTTTCCACACCCGTTATCTCCAGCAATCAGAATCTCTGGATGTTTACTAAAATCGAAATTAAATTCATCACCTTGCTTGAGGGTTCGAAAATCCTCAAGCATTTTTATATTAAGGTACATATTAAGAAATCAAATCTTTAAGTTTAGAGATATACTTACTATTATCCTCAGCTACTTGCTGGTTAAACTCAATTTGAGTTTGGATAGAAACAATCTCATTTTGTTTAACTTTAATGTCTTCAGCTATAGCTGCATTTAGAGCCATAGCCTGGTCATAAGAGGTCTTGAAAATATTCTTTACTTCTGCTAACTGTTCAGCAAATGATTTTATTTGTTTTTTGCTACCGAAAATACTTGAAATGTTCATAATATTAATTTTTACTTATTTATAAAATTGGTTTCTACTTCCCATTCGAAAAAGCTAGAGTCTAAGTTCTCATAACTTTTTCTTGGACTATTTGCGTAAATGCCTTTTAACTGTTCAGTCATCATATTCATCATTTCAGCATAGTCCATTTGCCTTCTTATTTTAGCAGCTTTACGAGACCATTTAGAATTTCTTCCTACAGTATATACTGCTCCATATCTAAGATATCTTCCACATACTCTTGGATATAGGAAGGTATACTTAAGAGCTTTCTTTACTTTCCTAGGAATCCTTCTTTTATTCCCCATGATATGTAAAGCCATAAGCTGCTCCATATAAGTCCCACAAAGTTTCTTCCTCCAAGTCTCTAGAACTCCACTCTAAATCTGGAAGAGAATATTTTACTATAGCAAAATACAAGTCTACAAATTCCTCCTCAGCATAGTCAAATTCATAACACCCAGCTGGTGCACCCCATTCAGCATCTGATTCCCTAACATACTTCTCGTCTATTATTCCTAGTTTTAATAACTCTTTAGTAAATTTTTCTGGTATCCAATAGTCTGACTGAGAATCTACTCCAACTTCCTTGATAAAATCAAAACCTAGGAGTTTAGTAGTTTCTTTGTATGCTTTGGATATTTCATCTGCTGAATGATTAGCAACTATATGATAGTCTGTTGTACAAGCATGACCATCTCCACTAGGATCTCCTATTACAAATCCAATATTATATTCCATAATTAACAATTTCCATATTCCGTTTCTTTGTAAAATTCAATCTGCTGTCCGTATAGTTTCTGCAACTCCTGATTTAGTTCAGTAAATACACTATATGGCATTTTCTTATTCTGCCTAGCAAAGTAAGCAGGATGATATACTTCCATAATTTTTGGGCTATTTACAATATACTTCTTAAATGACGATGCTTGATTACCAAATAAGACATATATTATGCCTCCATCTCTAGAACTTAGATTGTGAATTAATTTGGCAGTAAAGGATCTCCACATATCAAAGTGTGAGCCAACTCTACCAATTTCACAAGTGAAAGCAGTGTTAATCATTAAAATACCTTGCGTTGCCCATGATTCTAGAGTATTATCAAATTCTATTCTATTATGAGGAATCTCATAATTTATTGCAGCTTCTTTGACTACCTGTAATGAAGGCGATAGTTTATCTTCTGGAGTGTCCTTTGAGTTGCCAAACAATATTCCAGTAGCCACACCTTGTTGTGGGTACGGGTCTTGTCCCAGAAAGACTACTTTACAGTCTTTCAAAGGACAAGCCCTAAAGGCTTTAAATATATTTGGAGAGGAGGGACATAAAGTTGTTTTATCTATAGTACTTATCCAAGACAGTATCTTGCGAAGTTCTGCAGTATCTATTACATCCATCCAATCTCCAAAGTATTCACTAGCTTTCATTCACACCATCCTTTTTTTCTAAATTCTGCATGTAGAGGTTCTGCCAATTCTCTAGCCTGTGGATGTGCACTTTCTGCATCACGCAATTTAAAGAATCCGTCCCACTGTGTAAGAGTACCAGTCATAATTAATTCAGTCTTAAGACTATTAGGTAGTACAGCTCTTGCTTGCTGAGGTTTCCAACCCTGATTTAGTAATTCCAAATATAATTGTTCGGATATTTGTAAATTAGCTATAAAATTCCTTTCTGGAGTAATCTCCCAAGGTTTAAACCAGGGGTTCCCTTTTCCAGTTAAATGATAGTAGTATTCTCCAATTAAATTTCCATACTCATCATGATTAATGATAGTTCCTTTAACTTCTTGGAGAGCTAGGCTGTCTGCCCAACATGGAATAATAAAGGTAAGCTCATTACCAAATTTGTCCTTGGAATAATTGCAATAACGGGTACTCTCCTGAGCAAAACTAAACACTCTATGCCTTACAAATTCGTGGCTTACTCCTCTATCACATACAAATCGAACCGTAATTCTTTTCTCATGTTCCTTACCAGGATTACAGATATATTCCAAATCCTCAAGCCAACCATTTTCTACTAATACTCTATAATTAGTAGTAACAAATCCGTTCCAAGTTCCCTTTTCGGCTTCTCCAGTACTATTAGCTACAGAATAAGGATTGCTGCAATACTTAAAATACTGTTGTCTAGAAGACATCGTTAGAAATAGATATACGGTACCATGCTCTAACATAGCTCCATGTCCAGACTTTACCATTCTCTCAACAAATTTTGCAGCAGAATCTAGAGTAATCTTGTCCTCTGATTTGTAACAGGTTCTTCCAGCTATTTCAATCTGTCTATATACAGTGTCAATAAGCTCTTGCCTAGCCATTTTAGGTCCTATTTCCATATCAGATGGAATGATTATGTTTCTAGGTTTCTGTTCTAAGATTTCAAAATATGGTTTAATTAGCTTCATTGTAATCCTTTGTTAGTTCATCATTAGTGTATTCATCTGCTTCATAGTCACTCATTGCCTGGTCATACCATGTCCAATTATCAACACCTGCCATTTCTAGACAACGCAACTTCCATCTATCCCTTAATAACTCTGCTAACTCGTCTTTTCTAATTAACTTCATTTCCATAGTCCTAGTTCTATACCTAATGCTTTATCCATGAAGCAATACGTTGTTCCGTCCTTTAATGTCCTGGTATTCGGCTTTATGTGTAATGCTAAAGGACAATCTTTATTAATTCCTGTAATATCTCCAGTTCTCCAAGGTTCTTTCTCAGATTTTTCTGCGTCGATGCCTATTATGAATAAGGCTTCATCCTTATACTTTGCACATTCCTTGCAAGCATGATCAGAATAACCTACAGTTTTTCCATGTAGACTCTTTACCTCTTTTGCAGCTTCTTCAGAAAGAAGGGAATTCATTATGATTCCCTCCTCTGCTATATTCCCACAAACTGGGCATAGGTAGTTTACTAAAGAGACCTCTAGTTCTTTCGACATCTCTTGCAAGCTTTATATCCTTGTTTACGAGCATCTGATAAAGATATTTTCTTAACTTCAGGATTGCGGGCCTTCAAAGAGGGACAATCCTTACTAGTATGATAAACACTGCCAGTCTTTGTTACATATACATCAGTATCTTCATAGTCAATACAACCACCAGTCGGATTTCCATTTTCGTCGCAATAAGCTCCACTATTAGCTAGAATTAACTTTCCGTTATCAGCCTCTATTACTTCGTCACCATTTTCTAAATACATATCCTCTACCTTTCTTAATGTTAAACTTTTTATTGAATGATAATCATGTCTTATATTTTGTTCTGCTTCATATTCATCTTCAGCAGTAGTCCAAACATTTTGATCATCCCCATAAGTATGTTCTATATGATATATAAATCTTTTCATTTTATTCCTCCGAAATAAGCTCTACCAGAGTGAGATTTCTAAAGGTCTCATTTAGAGACTTTCTAGCTTCCTCCTCACTTGGAGCTTCTATAGTAACTGTTTCTGCACATCTTTTCTTAAATTCTATATAATACGTATAGGTTTTCATCTTCTTAGTTTATTAAAAATTTTACTTAATATAATTATAAGCGCCATACATATCATAGCGGTGATATAATATAGCGTCAATGTAAAGAAACACAATCCTGCGGCTATAATAGCTATCCAGATTGGGCTAGTTATAATTAGTATGAGAATTACGATAAATTCTAACATAAAGTTTTATAATATAATAGGGTAGGATTATTATCGTGTATATCAATCTGGTCTAGTTGATATAATGCCAACTTCTGAGAAAATTGTTGTCTATCAAATCCATTAGATATAAGGTGATAACCATTAACAGTGGGAATTATATGCTTAATCCTATCTCCCTCTGCTCCTCTACATTCATTAATTAGAGATATTATCCTATTCCTATATTCGTCGTCTTTAGAATCTATATCAACAATCCACAACTTTTTATAATTAGAACTTCTACTGGCACCAGTAGCCCTGTCATATACAGCTATGCCCTGCCTAGTATTTCCATTCTTAATCAAGTCTGCAAATTGTTTAATAGACTCGCAAGCTATATCAAGAGTATTTCGAGGATTAATCCAAAAGTAAGCTCTAGCATTATTACTATTACACAAGTCCTTTATATATGACTCTTGTCTCAGAAATTCTTCCTTTGTAAAAAAGTAGAAACTTCTAATAGTTCTAGCACCAGATGTATAGGATGGGAGTTCTACCCCATCCTTCTTTCTTTGAATTATTTGAACGAAATAAAAATCATCTTTATCTACTAATCCATCAAATAGATTAGCTAAATATTCAAAATTGTCTACCATAAAATAAGTCGTTAAATATATTAGCACCTCCGAAGTAGTCAGGAACACATCTAGTTATAATAAGCTGTCTGAATGAATCTCCATGCTTCCTTTTAAGGTAATCTTCAAGTGAGCATTTAGCTATCAACTCATTGCTTTTATTTTTAACTATAATCTCTTTATCATAGAGTGTCTCACTATACAAGACTACATTATAATTGATCCTGTAATTCATTTTCTATATGTTTTTTAGCCTCACGCCTTGCTTTTTTCTTATCTACCACATCCATCATTATTTCTCCGTATTTTTTGAAATAGATTTCACCTCCCCATCCTTTCCATCCTTGAGAACCATAAGCTCTTCTTTTTCTTCTACGTTCTACCTTTCCCTCTTTATCAAGGTATGGAGTAGGGATTCTATTCTTCGGATTGTGTGCGGTAGGATGATGCTCCTTGTAAGTTCTACTCATGCTATAAGTTTTTCAATATATTCTCTATCCTCTCCTTTAAAGATTGGAATCTCATTATCAATAAACCAATAACTTCTTAAAGTTTGATTCATAGTCTGATGATATTTCTTTATACAGCAGCTTCCTCTTTTAAACTTAGTAGGATAATCATTCCAGTTAATTCCTTTCTCCTGAAATAGTAACTCTTGAATTTGATTAGAGTTTAGACCTTCCAACTGTTTGTGAGAGAAATGTGCCTGCCCAGCTGAAGAAATGCTGTTCCTCGTAGCATCCTGCTGTCTCCATAGGATACAATTAGTTACTTCCTCTTTTGGAATGTTAAAGCATCTGGCATCAAACATTGCTCCAGTCTTAAGAGAACGCTTATATGAGCTAGTTAACTCATCATCGTCTAACTTTCCATTATAAGAAAGCTCTACGATTTGCTCTTGAAATCTTCTGTTAAAAATAAGAGTTGCCATAGATGCTGCCACACTACATATCTTCTGAACATTATAATCAAACCAGGCGTCAGTAGTAAGTTTCTGATAGTCGATAAGTACTAAAGTAATTTCATCAGACTGTGTGTATCCTAAAACACATCCCTGAATATTCTCACATAAGTACTTCATTGTTTCCTGCATAGCATTACACATAGCCTCATCAAAGGGTTTATTAAAACCTCTTGTGAATGTGTGAAATGCTTTTCCATCTAGTCTTATAATAACTGGTGTGCGTCTAGCTAAAAATGTTTTAGAACGATTCTCATAATAAGATTTCATTCTATCTCCTAATTCATCTTTCATAGCTTTTCTTTAGATATACTTATACTTCCTTCGTAGGCATTTCCAAAAATCTTATATTTAAAATCTTTATCTGGTTTTGTACAAATTATACAATAGTATGCATCTTGTCCTAGAGTCGCTTTTCCAGCATAAGAACATTTCCAACCTAGCATTTCCATCACTCTTCTTGCTGTAGAAAATGCTATATCTCCACCTCTAAACGATTCTGGTTCACCTTCCATAATTAGTGATAAATTCTCGGAAATACTTCTTATACCCTGAGTAATAATTTCTCCCCTATTAACTAGTTCGGCATTATGCCACATAAGTTCATCCTTATCATTATAAATCTCTCTAGTAGGACTTCCATTATTATCTACTGGATCTAACTCATCAATAACTTCATAGATTTGTTCGGAATCATAACAATCAACCTCTTCATACCTAACTTTCTCAACCGCCTCCTCCAAAGCATAGCTCTCCATCTGAATGTCTATAAGATTTATGAACCTCATATTTACCTTCTAAACTGTTAAAGAATGCTGCATTATACAGCATTCTATAATGGTAAAGTTCATCAAAGCTATGAAATCCATCAGAGATTTCACCCTCTGGAAGAAATAAATTCTTTAACCTTTGTAGAAGTTTCATATTAGAACTTTCCTTCGTTAGGTTGTAGACATATAAGTCCTTGTTCTCTCCACATCTTTACACATTTTGAACTATCGTCAAGGACAAATTGTACATTATACTTTCCCTTAATGTTTTCCTCATAGATTCTCCTTTTACAATCTGGACCAGGACTATAGTCTCCTACTGGTCTAAAGAACATAGCATCTGATGGAATCTCATTCTTCTTCAACCATTCCTTCGTAGCATCTACCACCTCAGTGGTTCCCTCTCTACCAGTGACTATAAAAACCAAACAATGTTCTCCCATTTGTCTTACTAGACGACAAATCTCTTCTACTGGTGTATCTTCTAGCATACCACTGGCACTGTTTTCCCCATAAAATGGTCTTCCAGAAGTATTCAAACAGAGAGTAGCATCCATATCTACTAATATCACAGGTCTTCCTCCATCAACGTGCTCAGCCTTATTCTTAAGCATTTCTTTAATATCAGAATTAATGATAAAGTTCCTATAGCGTCTCCAGGTTTCTTTAATGACCTTCTCCCCAATAGGATTAGGACGAGCCGCATCTCTACGAATACATTCCTCGACCGGAGTCCAAAAGTCTTTGTATTCTATATTTACATGAATACCAGTATCTTTCTCTATATTCTCACACAAAGTACGAATCCATGTATCCTCTTTAGGATTTAGGTTCATATTATCAACTACTACATCATAACCCTTAATAAGGGCAAATGTAATCATATTAGCCTTAGCCTCTGTTACTAACTTCTCTCTACTTGGAACCCAATAATCACCTAGCATGGTGCGAATATCATCATTGTTAAACCTCACTCTATGCTCTGGGTCTTCATGACACCATTGTTTAGCCCAAGTTGATTTACCGCTTCCCTGAATACCTCTACAAATAATAAGTTTTCTTTCTTTCATTTAATCAATATATTTTGATAGACGTTCTTTTAATCTTTCTAGCTTTCTTTCCTTTTCTAGTTCAACTTTTTCCTTTCCAAAATAATAAGAAAGCTGTTCGCACATAATCATAACGTCAGCAATTTCAGTTATAATATCATCATTACCAACTCTACCTCTTCTAAACTTACAGATAGCATTAGTAAGTTCACTACACTCTTCTACCACCATAGCAGCCTGAGCTGGAAATCCGTAAACCTCCATTGCCTTTCTGCATAAGTTTTCTGAATCAATCATTACAAATTTCTTTCATTTTATCGTGAAACAATTTAACGGCATCTTCATTAGTATAGCTTTTTTGAGCTAACAATTTACATACATAAGCTCCCTGACCAATACTTCGCCTAATCTCTATAACATCATCAAAATGTATCTCTCTAACTGTAGGAAGAGAGTTTAGAGATTTAGTCAACTTACGAGATTCTAAAATATGATACATATTATTTCTCATTAGTTGGCTTGAGCCACAAGTTAGTCTTTTTGAAGATATACTCTTCTAGCTCTGGAAGCTGACTTAGATAACGAAGTGTTCCTAATGTATTATATTTAAAACATTTAGTTAATTCCTCTCTTATTCTTTCCTCTGATACTACAGACATCTTGTCGAAGTAATCATACTTCCTCATAGCCCTCCAAGCGTCATCGGCAATAGTAAACCTTTTAGTAATAGCAAACCTTATTGCTCTGAGAATCCTCAGAGGATCATCGTCAAAGGTTTTCACTGGGTCTAGAGGAGTTCTTATAATACTTCCCCATATATCCTTCATACCATTAAAGTAGTCTACAATTTCACCAGTATCGGGGTCCTTTGCAAGAGCGTTAACAGTAAAGTCTCTGCGTGATAAATCATCGTAAAGAGTTCCTGGATATATTATTGGTGTTCTAGTACCAGGAATATATCCTACTTCTTTACGCGCCATTACGAAATCTGCTATACCTTGATATTTATGTCCTTCTGGAAACTTAGCTCGTATGGTATAACAACGAGGAGTTACTAAGAAAATTTCAAACTTTTGTTTTTCTAAATAGTCCTTCAGTTCATCAAACACCAACATAGCTGGACTAGGTTGGGATTCTCGTGGGTGGATTTTATCGAAAACTTCTTTTGATGGTACAGCTACGTAATCGACGTCTTTGGATTTTATTCCTAGAAATTCATCACGTATCTTACCACCAACTTCATAGAATTTAAAATCTTCCATCATTCTCCCTTTCCATAAATCTCTCCATCATACTCTTCCCATTCCTCATCGTCGCCTTCAAACTCCTCTATAGTATAGTGATAATAGTCTCCTTCACTAGTTTGCTCCCATAATTTATCCCAATCCTCATCTTCCATATCATCTGGGTCATATCCAAATTCCTCAGCAATATCATTCTCGCAATCATAGAATTGGAAGTTTTCATAAGCTAACTGGTTAGCTATTTCGTCCAACTCATAATCATTTTCTGCCATAGCACGGAATGTATCATCCATTCCGCACCAGCTAGTACTAACGTGAATTAAAAACCTTTTCATAATTTCTTAATTGTTACTTCATCATAAGTCATACCTTCTACAACCCCATCTAAATAATGATATACTACATCCATTAGAGTATCCTCCGGTACATCTTCTAGGCTAGTATATTCCTCATCTCTACCATCGTTAGCATCTATCAGCAGTGAGCTGTCAGAAATATCAAATGTAAATTCTAACTTAAATTTCATGATACATTACAGCAAATTTTACTAAAACCAGAAAGAGAAAGAGAGCATTGCGTTACTATTGTGCCTATCATTTCACAATAGGACTTTGTAGTATTAAGCTCTTCAATATACTCTTGTAGGCTTATAATTTCATGGATATATTCAGAGTTTTGCGAAGCGTACTTCTCATAGATTTGAAGCCTACTCGTGCAACTCTTTAAGTCTTCCTCTATGCTTCTGACTACCTGGTCTATCATTTCAGTGGTGAGATTAGTATAGACATCACTGTTTCCAGCCCAAGCAATATTTATTTCATCACATATCGCTCTGTATACACAATGAGACCTACTGAAACTTACAATTTCTATTGGCTTATCTCCTTCTTTAGGAATACCATAAATATTTAAATAACTACTCATAATTCTTCTATTAGTTTAGTTAGTAGTACCTTTAATTGTTTAATAACTTCTCCTTTTGAGGATTCTGTCATGCATGACCCATAGACATCTAGAGAACCTTCAATGGATTCAAAGAAGTCATTTTCAATAAATTTACCTTCCCCATATAGTAACGTCTCACCAAAACATTTAAGAATTTGGTCATCAGTTAATGCTTCTGTTGTTATAAAATCTACAGTCATTTATTTAATATTTTAATTGCTTGCTCAATATGTTCTTTCGTAATACCATGCATATAATCTATATGGATAAAATTATCCTTTTGGGAGTATAGCATATCCTGATCGTCATCGAAGATAACGTAGCTAGTTATATCTTTTGACTCTAATACGTATTGTATTTCGTTCCCTCTACAAAGTGTACTTCTGATGTCATCATTCTGGCAAGTATAACAGAAGTGAGGAGTCTTTCCTATAATTGCATCACAATATAAGCCATTGTCATACAAATATTCACAAGAATTTTCATAATCAGACCTCCATGATGAAGACATAATTATTTTAGCCCCAGTAGCATCTATTAAATCATTTATAAGCTCAATACATTCTGGATCAATGTCTCCTCCATTGTATCCTCCAACACCACGAGTCTTGACATACCAATCATTACTATTCAAGACTCCATCAATATCTAAGAAAATTACTTTCATAATAAGCCTAAATAATTAGCTTCATAAACCATTTGGAGAAACATTGTAGGGCATATGTCCTCTAGGCCCTCCTCTAAAGTCCACCTATTAGAAAAATAATCCCAAGTATTTTCACCAGTAAGAAGCCCTTCTACATCATTAGTAAAATCATCAATTTCATCCTTAATATCGTCTTCCTCATCAATACTTCTTGCCCACCAATCATCTAAGAGTAAATCCATGTTTACTCCTAATGCTGATGCTGCAATAAAACGAGCTTCGTCGAATGTAAGATGTTTCTTTAAGATTAAACCCGTCCAAGAGCCATTACAGCTTATTACATCAAGTTCCGGTAGTTGTATCTTCATATCCAAATTCTTTTAAAAAAACTTCTATTATTTTCTGAGAATCTTCTTCAAAAATATTTTGTAAAGCCTTAATTGCATCCTCTTTCTTTATATAATCGCCTGTGCCATTAGCACAGACAATCATAGCTCTCATTGGTGTATAAGTATCCATAATTACTTAGTAACATTTGGTTCGGTATAAGAAACTGGTTCGTACAATTCCCAGCCAGTTAACCATACTGGAACAATTACGGTTTCTATAGCAACAATATCCCAAACAATGTTCTCAAAACATGCTTCATATGTTACTCCTTCAATCTTATTAGATTGGTAGTTAGCCCAACCATAAGGTTCAGCTACAAACTTAGTCCCATCAGCTCTCTCAAAAGTCTTGCTATCTGCACATGACATCATAGCAAGAACCATCATAAATAAAACTATAAACTTCTTCATAACATTTTAATTTAAAAAAGATGCCCTAACTGCACTCCTACCTCATTACAAGGATGGCTGTTCGGCTGATCGCTCTTAAGCCTACTCAGGGGCTCAGGTTTGGCATCACTACTATAGCCCCTTATTCGTTAATGAATCCAATAATTAGGCAAAGGCCCATCAGCTTCAATGTAATCCTTATACCCTTTTACCTCAGACTCTGGATACGTAGTATTCTTAGTTATATTATAAAATACTCCATCTAAACAATCCACAACATCACCATTCTCCATTATGACTTTATCTGCCACACTGAAATTAGTATGACATTTGGACATTCTAGCTACGTCAGCTCCAAGATGTACTCTAGTACAGAATGGTTTTCCTCCATCAGCTAAACATTTAACTAGAACATTAGCCATATCTTCTGCTATAGATTCTGGACATTCCAAATTTATCTCATCATATGGAGTAACGCATAGAAGAACAATATCAATTAGATTATTATTCATAATCCAATTAAATAGCTTTATCATTGCCAGCTTAAAAGCCATTGCTCCTCTATTCTGAATCCTATAATTAATAGATTGCTTTTCAGAATCTGATTTTCTTCTGAAATACCTAGTTACCTGCTGGACAGTATCGCAGCCTGGAGCATCGCGCTTCATTTCTCTATAGTATTCCCAATATCCATCCTCTTTAAACTTATCTTGCATTTTGAACATCCACTTTGCATCAAATATGTGTGCTCTATGCTTAGTTATAGGATTCATTAGGATATATCCATTTCGCATTACTGCTTTTCTACAATAGTCCTGGTATTCTGCAATTCCAGAAAAACCTTTCATAAAGTTATCATAAATGTTCTTCGCATCTTTCTTGTCAAACCCACTATTGACGTGTAAAGTATTATCATCGCCTCCATAGAAAATAGCAAATTCAACAGCTTTGGCATTTTGTCTGTGTCCCTTATACTTAGTTTTAACTTCCCCAACAGTTAATTTTCCAAGGAGATCGGGCCAGCACATTTTTGCTACTTCACTATGCATATCTCCTCCAGACTCAAGAATATTAATCATCTTTTGGTCATTAGATACAGAGGCAGTAATAGCACTTTCCTGTCCAGTATAATCACAAGAAACCCATAGATTACCCTTCTCTGAGGTAAAGCACGCTCTAGTCTCCTTATCTCTAGGAAGATTCAACACATTCACTTTGTAAGGACCTCCTCCAGATGATATTCTACTTGTATCAGTTCCTATTACATGCAAGTCTGCATGAACTCTTCCAGTTTTAGGATTTATCGCCTTCAGCCAGTTTTCTCCATAGGTAGAAACCACCTTTGCGGCTTCCTGATACCTCAAATAAATAGGAATAATAGGAAACTTATCCTTTTGAGGCTTAAGCATTTTAGCCTCGACGGACTTCTTTTTCTTCTTAGTCTTTTTATCAAAAGTATCAACTTCAATGCCTAGGACTTCAAACAGTTTGATTACTTGTTTAGAACTACTCCAATTTATAACGCATTGTGGCTTATCATTAAAACCAGAAAACAGGTCTCCTTGCAAATCTATCTTGGTAAATAAACTTGATACCTTCTTCTTATAAGCTTTCAATTTTAAGCTCTGATAAGGCACTTCTAGGTCATCTTTTGGAGAGCGTATATACTTATCCTTTAATAATCTTCTTTCCTCCTCTGCTATATCATCAGGCTTATCATAATCCATTTCTGGATAACGAATATCCCAATCTCCATTCTTAACTCTTTTAGAATCCCACTCTACTACCCAATCATTCAACTCTTGCTCAGATGTTTTGAGTTTAAGTAAATCCTTAGCCATCTTGTTTTTCCATTTAGCAACATCAAGATGAACTCCACAATGCTTAACATAAGCTAAGGATTTAGCAAACTCGCACTCAAACTCTGCAGCCAAAACTAGGTCTTGAAGCTTAAGTTCCTCCATCTGCTTATCTAGAATGTCCTCCAGATACATAACATCTCCAGCAGCATAAACAATTACATCCTCAGTAAGACCATCATTTATGATTTTACCTCGAACTGTTTTATCAATGTCTATATTAAGATACCTCTTAGCCATAGCTTTCAAAGAATAACTAAGCTCGTAATAAGGAAGTTTTCCTGCCTCTTGTATAAACTCATATCCTGGAAGCTCTACTCCAAGTTCATTATACAGCTCGTTAGTTATAATCTTTGGGTATCCTAAATAGATTAGTTGTTCAGCCAACATTATGTCATATATCTTCTTAGGATATATACCTTGAACATACATAAAGCACAAGTCAAACATTAGATTAACTCCAATAACTAGTACTCCAGATTCTAGATAGTCCTTTAGAGATCTTTTTTCACATTCTGCTAGGGTAGTCCAATCGAATACAACTTGGTTATCTCTATTTCCAAGTTGAACAGTTAATAAATCTTTAGTATGAGCATCGAGACCCATAGTCTCAGTATCAAACTGAACCCTTTTCAAAGGCAACAGAAAATCCATTGCCTTCTCAAGGGGAATATGTTGATACTTCTCGGGGCGAAAGAGAGTTTTATTTCTACTTACTAGATAAATCATCGTGACTATAGATTGTTATATTGTTAAGGACAATATCCTCATTATCTATATTCAGTTTTTCGATAACTTTATCTTTAACCAACTCTTGCATTATGTCCTCTGAGAGGTCTCCAACTACTTCAATATCTACCATTGTCCCTAGTTCAACTCCTACTTCTACCTTAACATTTCTTGCTAATGGTTCGTTATAGGGTGCTCTAGGATCGTCAGCTGCTCCTACTGGATAATTATCGAAAGTCCTCATAAGGGTCGTATGACATAGGATCAACTAATTCCCAATCATCTGCATTCATATCTTCCCCATCAAAGGGATAGTATGTACAACTTTGGTCTGAAAAGTCATACATTATGAACTGGTCATGATAAGTAACCCCAGCTTCATATTCTCCCATAAGAACCTTCATTTGGGTAGGTATAGATTTCATCTTCAAGACATCCTGTGCAGGAATTTCTGCAGGAATCTGCATAAATACTACAAGGCTACTTTGAAAGACTCCTCTTCTTACTACTTCTCCTCTACGCAATGCTGGTAAAATTTCCTCGAATTTCATTATAATAAATTTTTAAGTTGATTAGAAAATCTACGTCTTAGTTTAGCTAATGCTCCTTCTTTCATCTGTCGGATTCTTTCTCCTCCAACGCCATACATATCGGCTATAATTTTCGGATTTACTGGAGCCATTCCAATACCGAACAGCATACAGATTAAGTCATGCTCTCTAATAGTCAATTTTGAGAGCAAATTCTCGATTTCCTTAGCTACATAAATCTTATTCACCTGTTCGTCTAAAGGGTCTTCCCCATCAGGTATAACATCACAGACTTGGCTGTTTTCCTCATCTCCTCCTATAAAATCATCCACAGATACTAGCTTGTTAGAAAATTGAGCAAGATAATCAATCTGCTCCCTAGGAATATCAGTCATTTCCGATATTTCTTCCGAACTAGGATTTCTATCGTGAGATTGTAGAAATTTATTAGTTGCATCGAGTATACTAATTACTAGTAATTGCTGAGACATTGGCAAGCGGATTTCTCTAGCCTGCCAATATATAGAGTTATAAATACTTTGTCTAATCCACCATACAGCATATGATAAGAATGTGACACCTCTTTCTGGGTCAAACTTATCAATAGCTTTCATTAAACCTTCATTTCCACTAGAGATTAAATCCATCAAAGGAATACCTCTGTTTTGAAATTGCTTAGCAATAGTTACAACGAATCTTAAATTAGATTTTATAACCTGCTCTCTAGCAACATCATCTCCCTTTTGGGCTTCACAAATAAGACGAGTTACCTCATCACTATCCAATATTTTATATTTGGATATATCTTTGAGGTAACTAGTCAATAATGAATCCGAGCGGTCGGTGAAAATGATTTTCTTACTCACCTTCTTTCACAACCTTGGCCTCTGAAATTTCATCTTTCGGAGCATTAAGTCCTATACGAATTGATAGTACAGATACATATGCTTCCATTGCTTTTAGTTGGGCAATTAACAAATCACGATTCAGATTATCTACTTCTTTGCTCTTATCGCTCAAAATAAATTCTCTAAGTTTGTTAGCACGTTCATTGACTTCATTAAATTCTCCCAACATTCTCTGAAATACAGCTTGTTCCATTTGATTAATTTTTGATATTACAAATGAATCTAGACCCGTAGGTTTTAAGGAAATTAGTTTCTTCCTTTACTATCTCATAAATTTCAATTATTATTAATGATAATATTGACCCTCCAAGAATATATAGGAGGATGTTATTAAATATCCAGATATAATGGTTCATAAGAAATGTCATAAGCATCATCAAGAATAGACGCATTAGCAATTTTAGTCGCTCCAATGTCTGTTAACTGATGATTTCCTTCATGAATATGACCACAAAAAGCATATTTTGGTTTCTTATCTAGAATAGCAGAAGCCAAAACTTCATTTCCAGCATCAACAGGAGTTGAGTGCCACATATTAGGAGGTACTAAACCACAATTATTCAATTTAGGAGCATCATGACTAATCAGTATGTCACAATTTCCTGGAATATTTTGGTACAACTCTTTTAGCTTTTCGTCAGAATACATAAATGCCCAGTTACCAAATATATGGCAGGCTGGAGTTCCATATATTCTGTATACCTTTCCATCATTACTTAGATAATCAAAGTGAGAATTATCTAGGTATACTGCTTTCCCTTCAGTAGGAAATGTAATTATAGAATTTACCCACATAAATTCTCTATTCTCAAACACAAAGTCGTGATTTCCAGCTACAAATACGACTTTTTCACATGGAAGAGATTTTATCCAATCAGCAAATTCTGTCTTTAACCACTTCTCACACTGTGGTTTATTCCTTTGCATCCTTAATGGAACAATATCTCCACAGATTAATACTAGCTCGCATGGTTGAATATCATCAATTAGAAATCCATGCAAGTCACTTAAAATACATATTTTCATAATTTGTGCGCTAAACCATAAACATTCTTAGTCCATCCATTCATATGCCCCTTGTTATTACCAATAAGGCATCCTTTGTTAGAATCCACTGCGTATACTTTGTGAGTGACACAGGAACCTCTAACCTTACAGAATACAACATCTCCAATATTACATTCTTGCCAAGTTATAGGCGTGACAAGATGTTTCTCATTACTCTTATACAGAGGTAGCATTGAATTTCCTGGTTCGCTTGTAACAAAAGACTCACCATTCTTCAACCTCTGTATTTTCTTCAGCGTGTTTGGGTTCATATTCTTTTAATCCTTTTTTAGTCATATTAGAAATAATAGTTATATATTTCTTTTCACCATCCTCTTCATAACTCCAAACATGGTTGTCGATAGCTTGGTTTATAGTCTTGTTATAATAGGAATAATCTAAGATAGCTTCCCAAGTAGCCATGCTCTTTGTAATACTATTCTTTTCTTCTTTAACTGCCCAGTTAAATATCCATAACAAATGCCAAGTTCTGAAAAACGTTATACAAATCATAGGGTCCCACTCGTGCCTAGGACTATCCCACTTATCTTTCCATCCAAGTGCGTGAAATCCTATATCAATTACTGGATTGTAGTAGTCTCTTCGAGCTGGAAGCCCAAACGTCCAAAACTTCTTTCTAAAGAGAAAGTGAGCCTTTGGACGTTTGAAATATTCTCGAACTTCCCACCAGTGATACCAGGGATTCTTATACTCATTCCACCCTGGAGAGATAAATGGAATTTTACTATGAAAGAAATAGGAAACCCGATATCTCAGGCTTCCATATTTTCTGCCAAATAAATATTCCTTAAAGTACATCTAATTCTGGATATCTTTCTATTATTCTACTAGTAAATTCTTCAAATATCTCATCTTCTGCATAGTCTGACAGCTCCTCTGAGTCTTTTATCAAACCTAACTTCTCAAGATAATAATTCATGTTATCTCCAAAGACACATTGCAGATCGAATAAGCTCATTTCCTCTCCATCAGCATCCTTCTTAGTATCTTCGACCACTAAATCAATAACCTGATCAATATCAAGAGATAACTTCTTTGTTACTACTGTTTCATAAGTTACTGTTATATTATGCATAATTTAATTTTCATCCTCAATATTAGACTCTCCCTTATCTAACTCCTTTCCTTCTTTATCCAGGAATTTAAAGCATTTCAATTTGAAAGCCTCTGATTTCATATTCTCTATTTTGATAACAATACCCTCATGAGGTACTTTATTATCGCAAGACGGAGAAGTACATTCCATATAGAACTGAGTATCATTTGCTAACTTCTCCATAAAGTTTTCGTTCCAATGTTCAGACTCATTAAGTTCTGGATATAGAGCTTTTGCAGTTCCATAATACCATTCTTCCACTGGGGTAAGCCCAACCTTGGCACACCATTGTTGAACTTCACGAGCAGAAAACTCGTGAACAACTCCATCAACATTAGTTATAGTTACTCGATAGATACGAACCTTAAAGTGTTTCTCTGGAGTATATGCTTCTCCTTCTTTAGGAGGCATACATCCATAATCATAGTTCTTTTGGATATAACCACCATTCGGTAAGAATCCTACTATCTCATAATATGCTGTCATGCCTTTAGACAAACAAGGCTTTACTATTTTATCAGCCTCTGCCCAAACATCACATCCGTAGAATCCTGGAGTAACATTTTTGTTATAGAACTGATTCTTAATTACAGTTCTAGAGGCATAGAGATAGTCATACTTATTAAACTCTTCTCCTGTCAACCATTTAGCAATCTTCTGTTTCCAATCTAGGTCTTGCTTACACAAAACATATGCTGAAATACCAGAAGTACCATGTATTTTCTCAGTAATACTAATTAAGTCATTAGGATGAATTACATTAGGACATTTCTTAATAAGAGTTGTGTCGTAGTGAAATCTAAACTGTTCATCAATAACCTTGCTGATTCCTTTGACTTTCTTCGTTTGGTTGTTACGTGGAGTTCCTCCCTGCCCTTGTTGTCTCTTGGGAATGTACTTTTTGTTAATCCAAAATTCTTTGCCTTCATGTTCTACAATATCAAATTCAATACCTTCTTCAACTTCAATCTCCTTATTAGTCACAGACATTATATAGTTCTGAAACTGGACTACTGGAAGAATAAAACCTTCAGACAGCTCATTCTTTAATCTGATAGCTTTTACTCTACCATTATCCTCAAACATACCAGTTTGTTCTGGGTCATTGTTTAATTCTTTATGACGATAAAGATTACAATATCTCAGAAAATCTGGATTTATACAACAAGCTGTTGGAAAATATACATATAGTCCTGGCTGAGAATCAATCCCAGTAATGATATTGAAACCATCAATGGTACAACACTTAAGTCTAGTAACTTCTGGATTACTATGCGCTCTGAAATTTTTAATGTCTACAATCTTCGCCAAATAATTTACATTGGCTCTTTTACTCTTAGATAACTTCATTTATTCTCTATTTAAAATGGTTCTTCTGTAGTTTCTATAAATTCACACATAAAGTTAGCATATACCTGAGCCTGTGTTTCGTTAAACTCATTATTAAAGTAAAATTGAAACACATGGAATAATTCGTGATAGAAGGTATTTCTTATCTGTTCGTCACTAAGAGAAACCGTTCCATCATATTCAGAATTAATAGTTCTAGCTAACTTAATGGTATTAGTAGCATCACAGAAATAACCATAGTTATTGTTTGGAAGAGAATCTTCTATGACTACAGTTATTTCTTGATTAGCTACTTTAAATTTATCTGGAAGCTTTCCTCCCTTATTCAATTTCGTCATAGTAAGCTGAATATAGCTTATTTAAATAATTTACAAACTCCTCTTTGCTCTCAAATAAGTTATCTACGTCTGGAAGCTTTACCTTGTTGGCTATTCCATCATTATCATAGTACACAATGTCTATACCACTCACACTATGACACATCGTATCGCACATTCCAGCAAAGATTAGAATGTCATTTTCTGATAAGTAGTTACTCAACCAGGGAAAATCTTTATTATCGTCTACATGATGTCCATAATACCCACAATTCCAACTTTTTCCCTCTGAGAACTTACCAGAGTATTTGCTAACATAGGATAATACTAGTAAGAGAAGTTCATCTTCTTCAAAAGAACTCTTGTCAAATTCAATAGTATCTCTCATATAATCCCCATCGTTTGCATCGCACTCCACATATACTATATACAATTCCCTATTATTCGGAATAATGGAGTATTTAGCTTTCTTCAAAATATCAAACTTTTCGTATTTCATCGCGTATCAAGTACAATAAAATTATCACACATTTTTATAACATTCACTCTTATTCCTCCCTTTAAAGCTCGCGTATCACACACTTCATACTTTTCTTCTAGGAGAGAGGCATCTTCTTTAGTAATCTTTACCCAATAGACACCATTTTTCTGTTTAGAACCATTCCATATCAGATGCTTTACTAGCCAGATATAGCGCTTCTCTACATCATTCATTGTTAATAATAGATTTATAGATTTTCTCAGACTCCTTTAGGAACAACTCTGATATGTTTTCGTCAGTAGTAAATTCCTCCATAAAGATTCTTCCGAATTTTATATTGATAATATTCATAGAAGCCATAGCTTCTCCATAAACCCAATCCTTGAAACATACATTACTAGCTTCTATTCCAGTATATGTAAGTTTCCTGAGCATACATATAGAGCATATTTTCTTACACTCTTTTCCTATCTCTACTAATTCGGTTAATTCATCCGGACTGGCCTCTCCTATATCTCCAATCTTACTTAAATAGGCTGAGAATTTGGATTCTGACTCTTTGTCCTTGTAATACACAACAGAGTATACCCCACTAAATCGTGGGGCAGATTCTATGTCTAGAACAGCTATTTCAGAATCAGTAATAAATACATCGTCTATGTAATTAAAATAGACATTTCCTAGAAGGGTAGAATCTTCAAACTCAGTTGGGCATAACATTGCATATGCCTTTGTCCAGGTTTCCTCTTCTATATCCTGAACCTTGTGAGACGTATTAATCATTCCTATTTCGTATAAACTACACTCATCTGGAACTTGTAATTCCATATCGGCATAGTTACCTCCATAGTAGTACTGTCTGTAGTTAATCTTTTTCATTTTTATGCCATAATATAATTATACTTCCTATTAAAAACAATATAAGGTATATAGCGAAGGGAACCAATGAAGGATGTATCGCAAGTAGATTATTCATAATCCCTTATACATTTTAACACTGGTTGTAGGGGAGTCCCTTCATCAGATAGATAGAAATACTTAACAGTAGCCATCTTTCCAATAAGCTCTTTAAGCCTTTCTCTATACTGCTGCTTAAGCTCTCTGGAACCCATCGGCTTAGCCTTAAATTCTATACCATCTTCAGTTATTAACGTAAAACACATATCCTCTTCTCGAAGACCTTCTGATAAGCCAGTAATTTCAAACTCTGCATCTTTATAGAATTTAAATTTAAGCATATCATTAGTACGTTTCCCGAAGCCATACTCCTTATCAGGATTTCTACATACTACTCCTTCCCAACCTTCTGATACATACTGGTCGTGGAGTTTCATTATGTTCTCATATTCAGAAACCTTTTCCTGTGGAACTAATTGCATTTGAAGTTCTCCTTCTTCCCATTCTCTATTTGGGTCAAATCCAAGATTAAGTTCCTTTTGCAACTGCTTAAGAATCTCTAATCTATCTGAGAACTTCATTCCAGGAATCATGATGTCGTAAACATAATATTCAAGCCAGTCACAGTCAACTGCGTTCTTCTCAAGACGAGCTGCTCCACTGATTTGTTGGAGGCTTTTACCATGTTTATACAACTCTCCATCAAGTATATAAGCGGGATGAGATTCGAAGAACTTAAGCAATTTCTCATTTCTTCTGATATGACCTGTTGAATAGTCATAATTTCCCCCTCCCCTAGAAGCAGATAAAATCTCACCATCCTTGTAGTAGAAGGAACACCTAACTCCATCAATTTTTCGGCTAGCGTACCAATACTTGACCTTATTGATTGAGGATTCTTTAACCTTATCTGCAGATTTTGCAAGCATATGCTTTGCAAATCCATTCTGGTCCGTCTTGATGTCTCCATAAAATTCCTCCAATTGCGTTTCACTGTAGGTTTCCGGATCATTTTCCATTTCCTTGTAACCTTTATCTAAATATTTCTTAAGCTCAGACTTAAACTGTAACTCAAGCTGCTCTCTATGCGTTCTACCAGCCTTACCCTTAGTAATAACGATTTCTGGCTGTTCTGTCATCTTTCCATGTAGCTGTCCAGTAACTCTATTTATTACAAATCCAGCTTTTTCTTCATCCCACTCTTCAGTAGTAGATAGGTATACAACTCTAAATTTACCAGTAGAGGCTTTGCTTAACAAATATTTAATCATTCTTCACAAAATTTGATTGGATAGTATTTATTCAGGTCAGAAATTATATCTCTAAAGTCTACATTCTCATTTATAGAATATTCTTCATCTACCTCACTAAGTAAATCTTTGCAAATGTCAATGACAGTTTCCCTAGATATTGAGTATGATTTATTTTCGTAGTTATATCCTAGAAATACAGTATCATAACAATAGTCCATGACTAGACCTTCATTATCTGAGATAAAGTCATCCCAATTACTTATAAGTTGTCCGAACAATGTGTCAACTATACTCCATTGAACTTCTTTAGTAATCGAGTCTTCGAGGTCCTCTGGGCATTCTGGAATGTTGTCCATAATTAAGCCTAACTCCCAATCAGAGTATGATTCCAAAGCTCTCTTAGTGTCCCCATAGCCGGGAAACAATCTCTCCATTATGTCTTCTCTTGTTTCTGTCATTTCTGATAGTCTTTAACAATATTCCATAAATCATCTATGGTATCTGTAGGAATTACATTCCCATTCTCATCATATGTTTGATTTGGATCTCCTCCGAATCCGGGTTTCTCAAACAACCACCAATTAATCCAGTCTACGCCCTCATCAGAGAAAAGTTCTGGGAGAACAACATCAAGGAAGTTCCAACCTAGTTCTGAAATAGGCAATTCAAACAAATCAATACCAAAGTCACTCCATCTATCCAGTTCCTTACTATAATTCAGAGCATTCTCAATCAGTTTAATAAATCCTTCTTTAGTCATAACAATTACCTTTTTATAATTTCCTTTTTAATATCTTCTTTCCAACCGCAATCACATTCCTCGGCTGCTGCAGTAAACGCTTTTTCTAAATTTCCACTTTCCATATATTCAGAGACCAATATGTCAGTATCAATATCATACCTTTCGATAATTTTCTCTGTGATTACTTTCAAAGCCATTCCTTCTAGCTCTTCATATAGAACGTTCTCCAGATTATCTGATAGTTCTTCCCACTCATCATTCATTTCGGAGATAGCTTTTCCACTATCCTCTTTCAACATCCTATCTTCTAGTTCTAGAATACGTTCTCTTAATTCTTCTTTTGTCATGGAACTTTCAATACATTTTTAATAACAATCTCCTTCTTCATCTTACCAAACTGCTTCTCTATTTCATCTGGAATATTCACTTTTATGTCCATCAACGATGTTAGGTATTTAACTTTATCCCTAACATCATCAATCAGAGCACCATTAGTTTTTATTCTCATTCCAATGTCTTCGATCCTTCTAGATAAGCATATAATTAGCAAGATATTACATAACCCTATTACTGCCAAAGCGTATACCATCATACTCCAGTATGTCCAAATCCACCTTCTCCTCTCTCAGTAGAGGGTAATTCTTCTACAGCCTCCCATTCTATAGTTTCATGCTTAGCAATAATCATTTGGGCTATCCTCTCTCCGTCCTTTATTCGCACAGGATGATTAGAAGTATTAACTAGTACTATCCCTACCTCCCCTCTATAATCAGCGTCAATAGTTCCTGGAGAATTTAAAACTGTAAGCCCATGCTTCAAAGCAAGTCCGCTTCTAGGACGGATTTGTGCCTCATAACCCTTAGGTAGAGCTATAAATAACCCAGTAGGGATTAAACATCTACCTCCAGGTTTAATCTCAATAGTGGAGGCCGCTGGGATTGTAGCAACCTTCTTATCAGTTGGATTTCCCTCTTTGTCTAGGACAAATGGAGCATCTGGAGCCTCTATAAGACTTATAGCTACTACATCTGCATCAAAGAAGTTCTTTTCTGGTTTGCTGTCTACTAGTTTGATTCTACTAAAATCTCCACAGATATCCATACCTGCTGAAAGAGGAGTTTCATACTTAGGAAGTTGATGTCTGGATTTATTAATTATTGATACTTTCATGGAGCAAAATAAATTCTTTTAAATAAAACTTAGCATCTATGATACACTTGGGAACTAGTCCCTCTAACTCTAAATCGTTTCTTATAGCATCCCTCACAATGGTAGCTGATATTCCTTCTTCTACCTGTTCTCTAGCCATAAGAGTCATAGATATGTAATCCTTTAGCATGAACTTTGGAAACCATGTAGTAATGATTTCATATCCATCACTATAGTAGATATTAAAAGAGGATTCTTTTATAATACTAACTATATTAGCATATAAATAGAATCCCCAATCCTGAGAGTTGTCTGACTCATCAGTTAAATCCTTAAGAGGATGTATCACACATTTATTAAGCAGACCTTCCTCTTCTAGTGCTGTCTCTAATAATCTCATTCTAATATTTATCGGAATGGGATTTCTAGCATTTATCTTATCAGCACTTCCAACCAGCAAAAGAACCTTATCATTCTCTAAACAGGCTTTTCTAATTAAAGCTAGATGCCCATTATGAATGGGCTGAAATCTAGCTAAAATAACTCCGTATTTCATTTGGAATCTTTTTGTTTATTAGTTATCTCTGTAGTTTTAATTATCTCTCTAAAGTCTAATAACTTCCAGTTTTGTCTCTTATATTTCTTATGGTCTTGTGCAAAATCCTTTAAATCAGATTTATTACAAAACAAAGCAAAAGCATAATCAACTATAATTTCAGAAATCTTTTCGTAGTTCTGCTCCTTATTTGTAGTCAAGTTGAGAATTACATCATCAATTTCTAAATCTGGACAGTTGTATTTAGCTGGAATGTAGTTTTTGTCATTATAATAAACGCAAACAATATTTGTAAATTTTCTAATCATATTAAGCTAGTTAATTCTCTTAATTTAATAGGAGTAAATTCAAAGTTAAACCAATCTCCATCTGTAGTCTGAAACATATGAGAATCCCAATCTATTGTTGTAATCTTTGGAACTGTTTTTACAGGATTACAATTAATGATTACAGGAAGCCCCACCTTAAATGCTCCAGTAATACCATCATAGACCTTTCCGACACCAGATTTGTGCCAAACCTTTATTCTACCATGTTTAGAGTGAAGAAGGTCTTCTTCCTCACTAGTGAAATCTTTGAAGATGTTCTCCTCCAAACCCTTTATCAGAAGACACTTTTTACTAAGAATATCAGATACGTCACTCTTTTCTACCATATACAGTATAATTATTTAATGTTTTAAGTATCTTATCTATAGTACAAGTATTAGCCTCACTATAAAAAGCCATTACTGGTTCTGAATCATTATTGATGAGCACTGCAAAAGGAGTATGTCTAGCACTAAAGCCTCCTTTAATTTTAAAAGCCTTCTTTCTCTCCTTAAATAAACCTTCATGATAAGATTCTAATTCAATTAATGGATAGTTAGGAAGAATACTTTTCAGCTTGTCAACCAATATTTGACTGTCGTCGTCATACACTACTTTAAGAATCATTTCCAAAAACGCGATGTGATGTCTTTAGTTATGGGTTTTCCATAGCTATTATCTATTTGAAGCATTACTTGGTTAGTAGTTCTACTGCTGAGGGGACCTTTTTCTTCAATATATGGTCCAAGTTTTATATAATCAAAATTATTTAGATTAATACTCTTAGGTAGACTTTCTCTACCACTATACCAAGCAACCTTTAAATCTGGATAGAAATCCTTAAGGTAACTAGCTAATACATTAACTAGTGTTGGGTCTGAATCTCCTCCCATCATAGAAACACATGAAATACCAGGGGACTTTTCTATTAGTTCATCAATGTGAATTACAAAGTCGTCTGAGTATCCTTTTGGATATTCTATTAGGGGATTGCCAATATCCTCTGCCAAATATGAAGAATGACACCCCGGACAATGACATGGACAATTAGATATATTTATTGCTAAGGTAATCTCGTCTGGAATCTCCTGAAAAACTACCTTGGTGTCTACATACTTTAACATATCTCTTCTATTTTTCTATTATCAGTGTCTAATAAGAAACACCTTCTTACGTCCAGACAAGCCCATTTATCAGTGATAATAGGCTCTGACTCTAGTTGAGTATGTCCAAAGATTTGATAGCAGGTATCTTCTCTGTCTCCTTCAGAGACATCACTCCATACCATACTTCCAGTATCTTGGTTTCCACCTCTTAGAAATGATACCTTCCATAAGAATGGAATTAACTCTCTAGTAGTTAAGGTAGTAAATCTTTCAATATCATATTCTGGAAGATATGTTCTCAACCAATCTCTGGTAATGCCAGCATGGGTGAATAAATAATTTCCTTCTCTAAAATAGAGTCTAAATAGCCCTATATTTGTACTAAATAAGTTTTTGATTTCAAACTCATTTTCGTAATCATATCTAGACGCACTTCCAAAATCGAAACAGTAAGCACAATCGTGATTTCCCAACAATAGTACAACCTTGTCAGGATTATCGTTTTTGAACTTAATTATTTCCTCAAACTCTTTAATGGTATCGAGTCTAGAGATACATTCCCAAGGGTACGGATCTAGGTAGTCTCCTAAGAAGACTACCTTATCCACACTGTTTATCATTTCTTTGGCTTTGTGCCAAAACTTCCTCCCATGAACATCTGGGACAATTAAAATTTTACTCATTTATACACTTTTTGAATAAGTTCTCTTTTCAGCCTCTATTCTTCTATCCTTACCAAATGCAGTAATAGGTCTTAGATAGCCAATAATTCTAGTATACTGGGTAATATGCTCACTTCCACACTTTGGACATACTTTGATTGGAGCTTTTACAATATGTTTACAATCCTCACACTTACTGTTCGGAATATTAAATGTAAAGTAATTAGTTCCCTGTTCAATAGCAAAATCTATGAGCTTCAAATACTGCTTCTTAGATAGATGTTCTTCTAAATTAATGTGAGCTGCACTTCCGCCATCTGTATACTGATAAGTTTGTCTTCCGTGAAGTATAAACTTATCTAATACAGATGTGTCATCATGGGCATTATAGAAATAACTATTGTATAGATTCCTATCTTCAGGAACTTTATACCCGTCCTCCTTATCCCATCTATAATTTTTACCACCAAGTCCCTCTGCTGGAACAACTTCAGAATTAAATAGGAAAGGTCTTTTCTTATCGTGGATGGAATGAATCTTATTCTGCTCCTTAATAGTTCCGAGGATTAGTTGCAAGAACTCGAAATACTCTGGATTATTAGATACTTTCAGTCCTAGGAACTCAGCAGCTTCATTCAAACCATTTAAACCAATAGTACTGTATAGGTCTTTAATATTGATATATCCACCATTAGAAGAAGCAAACATCTTCTTTTCTTCCCATTCATAGAGCATAGTCTTATAAGTAATGTGATACTTGTAGACTCTATCAAGTATACCTATTAACCACCCTTTAAATTGGTTAGCTACATCCTTAGACCATATTTTATGATTATAACATTTATAATAATCTTGTATAATTCTATTGATATTGAGAGTTATCACATTACAGCTACCAGTTTTGACCCCAGTCATACCAGAGGTAGGACTAAATGTATTCTCCGCCAATTCATTACGAAGTCTACAACATGAAGCTAGACTATCCGCACTATCAGAAATATAAGTAAAGAAACTATGACCTTGTGCATACATTTCTGCACACAAATCTTTGTATTCCTTATCTATAATATCTTTTCCATTATGCACCATAGCGAAAGTTTCAACTGGAAAGGTTAGTACCTGTTTCAGACGCAGCTTGTTGAACCAAGACATAAATAGTCTTTGCAACGTATCAATCGCACTCCACTCCGGTTTCGTTCCGTCTGGATAATAAAATTCTCCAAACAAGGACTCGAAGTATGTCTTATCATAATACGACACGTTAGTAAAGGGTGATTGATAACTTCTATTTCCTGCGGGCTGATTAATTCCCCAAACAAACTGCTTGAATGCTTTGAGAATACTATCTTTAATAGTACGCTTAATGAGTGAATGCTCGGAGGTACATATACAGTCAAGCTTTTCATACCACTTTTCTCCATATTCAGCTATGATATAATAATTAAGAGCAATGAAGTAACTTCCTACAGCAACTGCTCCTTTACACTGAGAAGATAGTAGAAACACTAGATTAGTAACCTGTCCACTAAACGACTGCAAATCATTAGGAGGACCAGGAGTAACTCCGTCAATATTACCTACACCTTCCAACATAAGTGGATATAATGAAACTGCCATACAATACTGTTTAAGTACGGATGTAGAAGCTTCATCATGAGTATAGATAATATGACTATCTAAGTCTCTAGAATATTGAGAGGCTAGTTCTGGATAAAGAAGCTTCAACTTCTTTTTCATACGATAGCGTTGAATTTCTCTGTTTTCGCGCTTTCTGTCTTCACTTTCTAATGTAGCAACATTCTTAGATACAACATTAGCATTTCCATCTGTTTCAGATGAAGTGGCTGCATTTTCAGAACTATTTATATAGTTGTCTTGATAACTAATCTTAGCTATGATTTCTCTAAGCCTAGATTGCTCACTTCTATATTGAGAATAAGCCGAGGCTACATCATCATAACCATAGTCTCTCAAGGTCTCAATTACAACATCTTGAATTTCTTCAATAGTAATTCCATCCCATAAATGCATATCTGATACCATAGCATTAATAACGTCTCTGTTCTCATCTGGGCAGCAGGCGTTAAATGCCTTAGATATTGCTTCTACTATTTTATTACTATCAAACTCCTGTAAACTTCCGTCTCTTTTTACTACCTGCATATTAAATACCCATTACGTCCTTAATTAACAATGTCTTCTCAAATTTATTAACCAAATCTCTCTTATCTTGGGTAATCAGGTCAGTAAATGCGTTATACACAGTAAATCCGTCTACAACATTGTCCGTCGTATAATACTTAGATTTTTCATCATAAAATAAATCTTTATAAACGTCAATCGGAGCAGATTCAGCTAATTTTACAGAACCAAATCCCATATTGATTTTAGAATTGATGCAATTATCAACCCAGTGGCCTAGGTCAGCGTATATATCATCTTTCTTATATTCCATCTCTGAAAGCTTCTTAAGCATCAAGTTAGTTTCGTCTGTCATTGACATAGCATTTCTCAAAAAGCTATAGTTAATAGCAGATTCAGGCTCTAGCTCAGAAACATTTAACATTTCTGGATTAAATACACACAGATTCAGACAAGCCATATTTAAAGCTCCTACATAGAACTTAACTAATGGTTTACGAGTATCTAGAGCATAAATCATACTGATTACTCTCTTATGATTATCCCAGGCATATTCGTCTGGTAAAACTCCTTGAATCCAAACTCTATTGTATATTACATCATCAAAATTAATCTCCCCGTCTTTAGTAAGTGATATTTGGTCGGCAGGCTTAGCATTAATGATAAAGTTATCAGTCATCTTAGATACTCTGTCTATAAACGGAGTCACATAAGCTTCTGTAGTAAAATACTCCTTATCCTTAATTCTAGTTGCCTTTCCCTGCATCAATTGTTCAATCGTCAATTCCATTTATTTCTCCTTTTAATATACTATTAAGTATCTCTCCAGTGTCTGCCAAATCTACTCTGTCTGGCATCATCTCAAACGGTAGGTCATCTGCATCAAAATCCAGCATAATTTGCTTCATATTAGATGTCTTATCTCCCCAATACTCACTTGGGGAACTTGTAGCTTTAGATATTGAATCTTCTAAGGTATTAATTAATCTTTTAATATCTTCAGTCATAGTTGCATGACATACAAACTTCGGAGTTGTTATCAAAAACATCCCAAAGTGGTCAATAATGAATTTATTGATATCTGTATAACCAAACTCCTCCGCCAAATCTTTTAATTTTTTACTAAACTTGGTATATTGGTAGTTCTTTATTTTGAAGTAATAACCTATATCTTGAAGAAGTGCTTTCTTTAGGCAAGTTTTGTATCCTCTCATAGTCCTACCCACAACAGAATCCCCTACTTTGCATTCGTGCAATATAAAGGTTATTTTTCCATCTTTGAAGTACCATCCAAATCCATCTGTCCAATAAAACTTTAGTAGTATACATTCCCCATTAGAGGATGTGCTTATACCTAGTTTTACTGCATCTTCTAACATAGGTTCATTACTGACTACCCCATTCTCGTCCAAAGCATTATACAGGATTTCTTCACCTGTGTACCGTTTCCATTTATCCATTTAATCGTTAATTAGTTGTTACACTTTCATAATTAAATTACGTTTTATATCTATCAAACTTAAATTTATCTCAAAATAAAAAAGGAAGACCACCCTAAGGTAATCTTCCTTTTAAAACTTATATCTTTAAGAAATTAGGCTTCGATACCGAAAGCAATCCAAGTACCGTTCTTAGTGTTCTTAGAAGGAGTATATTGTGCAGTTGCTACTACAGCTTGTCCCTCAACAACATCCTTAGTCTTTACTAACTCAGCATTTCCTTTGTACTTACCGCTCTTATACAGCTCCTTAATTGCATTCTTAGCGTCAGCCTTGTTAGTATCAACCTGACAAACTACTGTCTGAGTTTCCTTGTCAATCCACTTGTAGAATGTTTTAAACTTACGTTTTCCATCACCCTTAACATCGTCAATCTTATACGGACGCTCACGAGTGTCAGCAACAGACGATTCAACAGTAATCAAATAACCAGCACCAGGGCAGTTCTTACCTTTCTTTGCAAGATATTCAAGCATGAACTCTTTTACATCACGCTCTGTGATACCCTTAGTCTGCTTAGCTTTCCAATTTTTGTAAGCCTGTGTTGCATCTCCGTTTACATGGAACAATGTGCTTTCTACTTGTGCGATTGCTGCTTCTTTGCTTTCTGCTACTACTTCTACTTTCTTAAAATTCAAAATCGTTGTACTCATAATAAATAAAAATTTTAAACATAAATCATTAACATATAATCTAGAACTATTTTTCTGTATCTAATCAGTATCGTTTCCCTTACTGATGTAATCAATTATACTTCGTAATTTAGGGAAACCCTAATCTTTAAATGTTAATTTTATGTTAAAGGGTGTTAAATTGACCCTAGTCACACACCTTATGCTAAATAATAAAATTTCCGACTTTTGTCTTTTTATTAGTTAAAGCATTCTTTATATCCTATATCGGAAAACCTAAACTCTATGAACATTCCTATATGGAATCGTAATCCTTATAGAATATGCCCCTTGAGGTCCAGACTCTGATGTATTTTCTCTACTTGGCAATATTTTGAGACTATTCTACTAGTCTCTCTACACTATCATGAAAGTGTAAGATAATATAGTTGTTATCTTCAAACCATTCCTTAGCTACCTAGTATTTTCTAAACATCTTATGGAGTAGCTTTTCTACCTGTTTATCTCCATCCCTTACATCTAACAATTGATATCCAAAGGCGCAGGTATTATAGCACTTCATTCTCCTCTAGACATCTTTAGCGAAGCCTATCTTCAAAAAGTTGTTGTTTCTTAATAGATATATCATAAAAATTTTTAACATTAAAATGGTACATAATTGTCTAGCAAAATTTTGAGTTGTTTGGGCATATCCTTGGGCTTTATTCCAAAGTCAAGGAAAGTATTACACCCATACATTAAATCCTCGCAAATGGCCCCTAGGGACTTCAGGAAGGTATTTTTTTCCACCTCCCCAAAGTCGTTACCTACTTTTAGGAGAACATCATAACAAGTTACTTTTTGACCTTTTTTCCTTAACTCATTAGTTATATAACAAGTGAGAGCAATACAAGCTAGTTTATCTCCCATATTGCTATTTAGGTAATTTAAGGTAAAGTATTTGCTATAAATTGCTGACAATTTTTCAAAGCTGATATTTTGAAGGTCGTTCATCCAGAGAATAGTCTCTATAACCTATCTGATATGCTACATACTTCAATAGAGTTTTAAACTCATGAAATCCCTCACGTAATTCTCCATAAGTAACCGGTCTAACCTTACTATAAAAGTTTGGAATAGTAGAAACTACCAAGTAATTAGCTTGGATTTTAGGATTCTTTAGGTGATAGAACTTCTCAGCACATAGCTTCAGAAGATATAAATACATTGCAAACTCTCTACTGTAATGAAACTTCTTGATATTATTGTCGATTTCACTGACAATCTTACCAATAGTTTTTATATCATTCACTACAATAGTGTTAGTCTCCATATCTATGGTATAATTATCTAATTTGGACTTTAAGTGCAAAATGAACTTCTTGCCGTTGGGACAAGTAGCTTCCACGTCCAATAAAATAGCTTGCTCATTTTCAGAAATAGGTGTTTTAGTTATCCCTTCAGGATGTAAAAGTTTCTGTACTTGCTTATTGCTATTTAATGCAGCCACACAAGATTTTACGATTTCTAGTGACTTATTATCAAGGTATATAATTTCCTTATCCTGAGCCAAATCAAATTCTTTAAGCTGTCTATTCTTCCAATAATTGGTAGATGCTTCAATAACAGACTTAGCTAGGTCTTTGGTAAGTTTTCCTTTGTAATATTCAACTTTATCTGAAGCAGCCTTCACATCATCAAATTTTACATCTCCCTTAAGGAAAACTGGATAAAGCTCATTAGCCATCGCTCCCAACTTAGCAGTCGGTTTACCAATGTCTTCTGAAAGCTCAAAACTATCTGGCTGTAACACGAGTTCGTGTACGGCACTACCAAGCTCAAGTGCAGAAGAGAAGGTATTTTTAAATCCAGTGAAAAATTTATCTGGATTTCCATCTTGCCTAGGATTAATTAATCCCAAACGAGAATTACTTACATATCCACTATATTGCTCGGAAAAATACACCTTATCACTTATCTTCTCTAACCTTAGCGTGTCTAGCAGAGGTCTAAGCTTGATGTCTTTTAATTCCATCCTAAAGTCTCTAATTCTAATTCATATGCAAATCTAATTTCGTTAATATCTAAACTATAAATGCGAAATAATGGGTCTCCATTCTGATTATGGGGTCTGTCAATTAACAGGGCTGGAAGACCAGAATTGATAGCCATTTGTACATTACTAATACTATCATCAATTAATACATCGCATTTGCCTTTTATCAAGTCAGCCTTATTTCCATGCTGATAATACATTTGATAAATAGGTCTTATGGGTAAATTGTATTTAGCTAGACAATTCCTAGTATAAACCTTACTGTTTATTCTCTTTGTGGCATAAATATATGGTTCAAAATTTGGTTTCTCTAGCAAGGGTAAATTTTCCCAAAACTCCTTATTATAGCGAAGACTTACTACGTTCCGTGTAATTACGTGTTCAACTAAATCAGATTCCCTTGGAAATAGAGCCTTGTAAGCTCCCCAAAAGTCAAAGATAGTATCATCCAAGTCTAGTGCTATTCTCAATGGATTATATAAATTCATTTATCTCAGATACTTCTCCTAAATATATCCCATGTTTATCGGCAAGTTCTTCGCAGAAATCATCATAATCCAGAAGATCATCTAAATCGTCGTACTTATTTATATACATACTCTTTATTTTTTCTTCACAATCCTCGTAGCTTCTAGCTACCACTTTACCAATTCTACAGACTTCATCTGTATGCCATGGAAATAAATATGTGTTCATAACTCGATTACTTCAATAACATTTAATCGCTTCTTAATTAAAAGTTCAAGGTCTTCTCTATCCACGTAGACAAAGTGACTCTTTTTCAAATCAGATAATGTAGAGTCAAATTCTAGAGAAAATGCTTCCTCAGTTCTCCAATTCTTCTTAGCTGTCCTCAAATAGAGGGCATACTCGTCATCAAAGTCATTAACTACACAGTTCTTAATCGTAGGAATTGGACCTTTAACTATTAACTTTTTCATTTCTTAAGCAATTCATAAAAATATTCTATAGGTATTACAGCTACTTGACCCACGCTAGGTGCTCCGTTCTTTCCTGCCTTCTTCCAACATATACAGAACGGTTTAGATTTATCACTACAAGCGTCCCTAATGTCAAAATAGTTTGGCATATTTTGGGTGAATTTAGCTTGGATATTAACTGGGAGTTCGTTATTCATATCTACAATGTCTATCTTATCAGCATCAGCCAATTTATTCTGACTTCTACTGGATACACACCCTTCATATCCTATGTCTCTCAATTTGTGAATTATTTCTAACTCATACTGAGAACCTTTCTGCTTACTTTTCTTAGCTTGCTTGCTTCTTCTTACTGCTGGGTCAGCCCATTCAAAAGTAATTCCATCTTTTGACTTCGCTCCAGAGCCAGGTTTATTAGCTCTGGCTTTAATAGAATTTATCTCTAGACCTGTTACTTCTGATGCTTCCTCTATGGTTTCAAAAGTTTTCTTTTCGCCATTTTTAAATGTGGCTGTAACACTTGTATTAGTCTACTTTTTCATTCTTCTTAAATTTCTTTATGTAGTTAGTAATAAATTCTTGTGTACCCTTTCTTCCGTACATATGATAGTAATCACTTATATCCTTAGCTCCTGTACTTCTGGGAATCATTGATACAATTAGTTCTGGATGTTGCTTTCTAATCTTATTAGTAAAACGTACTCCAGTTAAATCATTATCATATAGCAACACAACATATTTGAATCTCTGCTTTAATTCTTCTAATACTTTATCAGAAACAAACTGAGTTTCAGAGTTGGGAGCTATAGCTGGTATTCCTAAAGAATATAAACACATAACATCTTTCATAGACTTAGTTATCACAACTAGTTTACCACTCTTAACTAATTGTTTATAGCCTTGAATGGTTTTAGTAGGAACATTGCCTATGAATCTAAACTCCTTTCGTTTTGGCATATAAATACGCCATTGCTCAATGTTTTCTTTCTTTCCAAAATAGTAACCATAGATAGGACTATGTTGGGCAGATTGTGCATATATATTTCCGTTGAGAAATACAGTATTACAACTGTAGACCTTGAATTTATACAGAATATCTTTAGTAATACCAAAACTTCCCCACCACTTCAACTCAGATTCTGAGAAATCCTTGGCTTCTATTTGAATAAAGGTTTGTTTTTCCTCTTCAAACTTCGGCTGGATTTTCACTGCAACTTTCTTTACAGAAGAGTCCTTAGTATATCCAAAGTCTTTAGCTATAATCTTTAAAGCAGTGTGGTAGTTACAATTATACTTTTCCATAACTACTCCTTCAAATGTCAGACACTTTCCAGAAGCAAAGTCTTTAAAATACAAGTTTCCAGATTTTCCTCTAAAGAAACTGCAGGTGACGTGACTGTCACTACGCAAAGGAGACTTAAACAATCCTTTCTTAACTGGGATGCCCAGATAATAAGTCATGTAAGTCTCCTCATTGTTCTTAGATAGAAGAAATTCCTTAGTAATTTTTGGTTCAAAAGTATAATTAAACATAGTCACTAAGGAATTTATGAATTACCCTACTAACAAATCATTATAGCAAGTTGTCAAGATCGAAGTCATTTCCTGGTGCAGCATCTACACCGGCAACATCTGCAATCGGGTCTTCTGACTTCATTTCAGTAGGCTTAGCTTTCAGATACTTCTGACGTTCTCCCTCCTCATAGTCAGAGAAGAACAGCTTGTCACCAATATAGTTATCAGAGATGAACGACTCACCTTGTTTGTTAATACCTACGATACGAGGTATATCAGCAACTACTTTACCATCACGGTTTCTACCAATCAACTTCAACTTAGTCTCTGTACCTTTAACTTTTTCAGTTATAGTAATCAGAGCCTTAGCTACATCATCGAAGCTCTTAAATTTAGAGCTAGCTGCTTGCATCTTTTCAAATCCTGCAGGATTGAGAACCTGTGCAGTCTGCTTAACTACAGCCATCAAAGTCTCGAAGTTGGAAGGCATAATAACCTTTCCACCATTCTTACTATCAAACTCACGTCTCTCATCATCACCAGCTTTAGGGAAGAATTGAGTCACAGAGAAGTAACCCTCTTCGTTCTCAAAGTTGATTGCTAGAACTTTATAATGAGCCGTTGGATCCTTTTTACCATCAAATTCTTTGATTTCACATCCCATGAATTTTACATCATGGATGTTCCAAGGAGTTAAAGGACGACGTGTGTTTCTTACTGCTGAGTCTGCTGATATACCAAAATTAAATGCCATAATTAATTCAAATTAAAATCAAATTTTTCTAAGTCTTTGTCATCTTCGTCTATGTTTATATTATCTAATGATTCTATATCGAGTTCATTCTCGATATCAATTATCTCATCAGGTACAGAGTTTTCTTCTTGTACCTTATCTCCTACTAGATAATAAATTCCTTTATCCTCTGTAGGCTCTAGTTTAAAGGTAGTACCATAAGCTGAGAGCTTTTCATTAGCTGCACCCCTATAACTTACAGTATTACTCTTTGTTAACTTGTTTCCACTTTTAGTTCCAAAAGCGGCATCAGTTCCAATAATAGGAACTGCTTTCTTATCCTTCTTCTTATACTTGATGTCTACTCGACAATCTGCACAAACCTGTAACAGGTCTACAGCTCCCTGAGTTAATATTAACTTGTTGGAATCAAGCGTAATAATAGGATCTGGATTAGCATCTACCTTGGCTGTAGAAGCCTTAGTAGATGTCTTGGTAGCACTTTTCGTTGCCTTAGTGTCAACAGAAATTTCTTCTTTCCCAATATAGGTGATTTCACCAGTTTGTTCATTCACCTCGTAGTGAAACAGTATGTCTAACTTCATTACTCTCCTTCATTATAAGCATCAATAACATGGATAATCTCATTCAAATCATTATCAATCTCTAGGTCTTCAAACATACCAAAGGATGTCTTAGCCACACAAGTACCATCATTATTAGTGATTAACTTGTACTCCATTCTACCAGAATCTCCCTCACTTACCTTAGTGAAGAAAATATAAGTAAACAGACCTTCCAGTGTTACCTTTTCAGACAACAACTTTCCAACAGTTTTAATGACAAACTTAGGATTTACATTGTCTCCAACATTCTCCGAGTGTGTCAAGAAAATCATCTTACAATCCTCTCTCATCTTTTCTGAATATCTCAGAATTTCCATAGCGTGTTGAGCTAGCTCACTAAATTTGGTATAACCAACTTCTGTTGCTCTATCAACGAACTCATAAGAGAGAACATATTGGAAGTCATCGATAATTACCTGTTTAATTTGAGGCATCATCTTGTCAATAATTTGAAGAATTTTCAGAATTTGATCCCATTTGGAACTAACGTAATAGTTACCACTTACGTTCTTTCCCTCTATTTTAATAGGGATATACTTCTTTTTCCATGCTCTAAAGGGGAGCGGTTTACCCGTAGTACTTATAATAAAAGTCTCTTCGGGATTAAGATTTCTTAAACTTGTACTCTTTCCAGTACCTGATTCACCTACGATAGCAATTGTTTCAGCAGCCATTATTCTAATGCAAAATTAAAGTTTTCATTTGAATCATCTAATTCTGTAATATCATCTAGCTCCTGTTCTACTATAGAACTATTATCTTCTAGTATATAATTTGGGTTTGTATACCTTTCATAATCATAAATTTCATCGGGCTTTGGAAGCTCGTGGAACATATTAATCCAACCAAAGAAGTTTACTCCAACCTCAACATCACAATCACCATATCGGTTCTTAAGTACCATTATACTTCTAAAATAAGAATTTAGATACTCAATATTATAATGTTTATAAGTTTTCAATCCATCCCTGTGCGGATTATACAATGCAATCATGATATTACAATCCTGCACAGTATTACCAGAGTCTTTAGCATCATGAATAGTAAACGCACTCTTTCCCTGCTTAAACCTTTCAATATTTCCTTGCTCTCTATTAGCTTGCTGTATTACTACAGGACTAACGCCACACTTATCTCTAAAGAAGAGAAGATAGCTAGAAAGTAAGTCTATGTCAGGTTTAGTACCAACTAGACCAATATGGTCTACTACGATATTATAGATAAGATTAGGATTATTAGGCTTATATAGAAGTCTTGTCTCACTTTCAGAAAAAGTTCCCATTTCTTCTAACCTAGTTTTCAAGATAGCATACACCTTTTTTGGAGATACTTTCTTGTCATAGATTTCCAGCTTTTTACTAATCTTATCTACCCAGGGCATACATTGCTTAACTAGGTCATAATGTTCCTCTGACAAAATATATTCCTTTTCTCTTGAAAGAATCTTCTTAAAAGATAATTGTATTCCATACGTTTCGAAGATATATATGGATAATAGCTTGATATATAAGGCTACTTCTCCCATCTCTAGACTAAAATACAATACCTTAAAATCATCATCATCAAGATGTTCCATTAGTGGTCTATAAACATAAGCATAAAGGGCAAATGAAGTTTTACCTGCACCAGAGTTAGATAGAATTAGTGTATAGGTTTCCCTAGTAACTCCATCAATAATACTCTCTAGTTTAGGAAGTTTCATAGATATACCATGATTTAACCCCAATCTACCTCTATCAATTTCGTAAAGAAGTTTCTCAGAAATCATAGCAATCTCATGGAATCATAATTAACTCCGCCTTCATCTTTTAGTGCTTCAAGTTCTTCCCACTTATGGTCTATTACAAAGTTGGCAATAGTGGTACATAGAATATTGTGCTCTCTAGCCCACTTTACTAGCTCTATAATTTGATTATGAATTTCTGGCTTCCATCTGATAGTCCTACCATAAAACCTATAGAAGTCTTCGATGGTGTCAAATTTCTTGGACACGCTTCTAAGACCCACTTGTGAATTATTAACTATCCCGAATTGAGGATAGGTATCCCATAATTCCTTACCTAGCTCAAATGAGCATTTGTAGAAATCTTTAACCACATTTTTGTTTAGTGGAATATCTAAGGGATTAAATACACTTCCTTTTTCAGGAATTTTATAGGATTTATGAATAATTCCAGCATTGCGAAGCCCAGTTAATAGTTCTATTGTAAAACCACGAGCACATACTCTAGAGGAGAAATACTCATGGACAATTTCTGGTTCGTCGCCTTCTTGGGCAATAAGAATAATTTCTAACAACAACAGCTCGCTCGGATTTATACTATATTTCTCACAAAACAGAAGCTGTTGTTTCAATTCAAGATTTCTCACGTGTACAAATTAATAGATTTTCTACTAATCTATACACTAAGTCTAGTTTACCTGTTAAGGTGTTAAAACTTAGTTACGTGATAAACTTTAGTCCTTAACCTTTTCGTTGGCGGTTTCAAGAAGTACTGCGTAATCCTTCTTTAATTCCTTCAACTCAGATGTCAGTTTACTAACTTTAGTTTCTAGCGACTTACATTTCTTAGTAAGTGCAGATTTCATCTCATTATACTCTTTCTTAGTGTAATAAGTTTCCATAATTAAAAACGATAAGTAAAATTTTGTATTTTCTTCTTATAAGGCTCATAGGGTTCTCCCCTTAGAACTTTCATAAGATTCTCTTCATCAATAGTTATATAATTCACTCCTTCGTGTGATTTCTTGTACCATTCACACTCTACAGTGTTTTCAATAACGATTGTGAACATTTCGGCATACTTAGTAGGTTCTTCCTTTCGTATTACCCTACCAGTTCTCTGCTTACTCTTTATAGGACTGGAATCTAAACCAAGAACAATACCAACAGATAAACCCTTACAGTCTAAACCCTCATTAGCTAGCTGGACGCTATTAAGCACTCCAGAACTAAGTGTGGAAAATTCTTCTATGGTTATTCTGTTTTTCTTTTTACTCTCTCTTCCAGTATAAACGTATCCTATACCTATGCTTTCAGCCATTTTCACATTAGCTGAAAAGGTAATGATTTTCTTATCGGACCTATACTTGATTATCTCCTTGGCTATTTCTAGCTTCTTAGCATGATTGTATATGAACTTTTTCCTACTCTGCAAAGCTCTCATAAATGCCGTAGCATGAAAAGTAATTTCTTTGAAAACTTCTTTCCTATCCAGCTTGCTGTTTCGGTTACATAGTTCGTCCCTATACTTAGCCCTATTGACAAATCCGTTTTGACCTAACATACTCATAACTAAGTCAAAATCAAAGTTAAAATATTCAAAATGTTGAACAAACTCCTTGTTATATTTTCTATACAAGTCTATGTCGTCCACCGTTATTATAACTTGATATTCTGAAAAGTTTGATACCCAACCATTGGCTTTGGCTACTTCTATAGAAATGTTATCAATCTCTGGACAGTATTTTTCTATGATACTGTGCTTTCCATCGAGTCTCTCTATAGTAGCAGTTAAGCCAAGAATAAGTTTATATTTTACCTTAGTAAATACTGAAGAGAAAGTATCAGCAGGACATCTGTGAATTTCATCCAGAATTAGAAGGTCACAATCATACCCGTTCTTTGCCATGGAATTAATAATTCCAACTTCGACATTCAATCCATATCCCAAACTGTCTAGGATTCCAGACCATTGTTCTTGCAAAGTAGAATTTGGAACGACTACTAATACCTTGATAGAAGGATACTTAGAAATAAGTTTTCCTATAATAATAGTAGCAACCCTAGTCTTTCCATACCCAGTACAAGCAACTATTGTACCTCTTCCTTTGGACTTAATCCACTTTTTGACGGACTCCTCCTGCCGCTCATCACGAGTGACAGGAGTAAAAAGGTCCTTCATTAGTCTATATTTCTAGTGATGTCCCAACCTTTAAGTTCGGCAACTTTCTTAATTTCTTCCATTTTGTCCTTCCACTGTTTGGCTTGACTTTCACATTGATTTTGGAAGCGATAAAGAACCTTGCTCGACAACAGTCTCAACTGATCACTAGTTAAGTTTGCATATTTATCTCGTTTCAGTCTACACATCGATCTAAACTCAGCATAACTTAATCCAGTATCACAGATTTTAAGAGAAATAGAAGGATTCAAACGAAGTTCCTTACTTACCACCAAAAGTCTATCGACAGCTTTACCTGTTACAGGGTCTTTACGATACAAGTCCTTTTGCATTTCTTGTTGTGTAAACCAAAGTCCCATCTTGACAATGAAATTCAACGTCAAATGAGAGTTATCAAACAATCCCAAAGAATCCAGACAAGCATCCATAACTAAACTTACAGGTACTTCTCTAAACTCTACAGGGATACCATTAAGAATATTTCCAATAGGATAAACTTTAATAGTCTCATTGGTCAAAATCTCTTTATTATTCTTGATGGTAATTCTCAGGTCTTCCAAACAGCGGGTGTTTGTGTATTGTTTCTCAGCTCTAAGCCATCTAATAAGAAGCTCTGCTCGACATCTCTGTATTTGATCGGACACTATATCTAGTAATGTTAAACGACCCGGATTCTTGGTATCCGAGTTGTACAACATTTGTTCACAGTGGTTATAGAAGCGTTTCAGCTGATCATAATCAGCATCCACTAACTTTATTTCCTCCTGGACTCCATTTACTTTAGGTCCTTTCCATACATAGCTATTAACATCGTTTGCTTTATCATTCAAAGCCTCTCTCAGCTTATCTCCTAATACAGTCATAAATTATTCTTTAAAAATACTTCATAGTTCATCTAATTTTAATGTTAATCTAATAATATTTGTCCACATTCTAGAGACGGTTTTTCATGAATAAATTTCAGGAAAATTATATTCGTCTCCTTATATGGAACGAAATCTGTACCATCGTACCATTTATCGATGCCTTCTTCTACATATCTTAGAGATACATATCCGACATCACCTAATTTCATAGAACACTGGTTCCAATTCGGAAATCGAACACACATTATGTCTTTGTAATCTAGATTATCATATTCTAGACGTTCAAAGACATAATTTGCATAACCCATTCCGTCCTCACATTCAGCTACAAACTTAACATGGTAAGTTACTTCTTTGGTTTCCACACCTCAAAGGTATTAATATCCTCGAACTTCCTGCAACCATAAGAGGCAAAGTCCCCTTGTAGTTTGTCCATATTTGGCAAACAGGGATAGTTCTTACACCTAGTACAGCTACGTTCAGGATGTTTATAGTGAAAACCATCTTTGTCCTTAAACATTACTTCAGTAATAGGCATAATAATATTAATACACATGAGCCAGCAGCTCCATATTTGATTACGTTCTGCTTCTTCTTTAAAGACTTATTAAGACCTTCAATTGATCTATTTTTATCTTCAATTATGTTTCCATAATACAGTAACTGGACTCTGCGAACAGAATCCGTTTTCTCCCAACTTTTGTTTATAAGTTCTAAATTAGTTATTTGACTCTTCAATAAAGGAACAGTTTCGGACAATTTCTGATGTTCAGCAAATATCAGATTAGTTGTCTTTAACTGTTCGCCGGTTATTGTAACGGTCGATGTATTCTGAGAAAAAGCACAAATTGATGCTATCAGAACTAGACATAATAGTAGACACTTTCTCATCATACTCCTTGTCTATATATTTAATTTTCTCAACAATGGAATCATTAACTATATAAATGCTATCTCTAATGATAGAATCCCTCACAATCTCTTGCACATTAGGAGTGCTAGGATTACTATCTCTCTTAGGGATAGACAAATATATAATTATTAATCCCATTATGACAATTAAAATATAGCAAAACTTAGTCTTGTTCATTTATCTCAATACCTGCAGCCTTAGCCTCCTCTACGAGCTTAACGCATCCGACTACATCTACACCTTCCTTCATTGCCAGTTTCACAACAAGTTTCTCATTGTCAGAGAGACCTTCCACTTTAGCTTTTAGAGCTTGCTTTTTGTCAAAACGAGCTTTCATCTGATTGTAACCCTTGATAATTCTCTCTGGATTCTCTTTAAGGAAATTAACCTCCTGCTTCAAGAAAGCCTTTACCAAGGTCTTACTAGCTACTCCTCTATCTCTAGTATAGATAGTAGGACATTTAGGGTCGTGCAAAGCTTTATTGTAGGCATTGGCTTTACCTCTCTCCTTGTCAAACGTATCAGTCGGGTGACATACACTGATACCAACAGATACGACTCTGCAAACCTCTGCGTAATCTGGATCGTCCACACAGACAAATTCGTCCATTTCGTTTACCCAACCTACCGCAAGTTTGCAACCATCCTCACTCTCTTCTGGAGATTGGCTTAAAGCACACGCTACAATCTTGTGTTCCTCACCCTTAAAGTCTACAAACGAGTCAATCAAATACTCAGTTACATCCTGTTTCATTTTCTACAATTTTAAAACCGTTATTAATTAAATATTCTTCTGGAGCAAACTGTAATTCGAAAAACCTATGCAGTGAATAGTTCTTTCTCTTTACAGAAATTAAATTTTTCTTTTTAAGTGTGATAGGTTTATCAGAAGAATAATACTTCTCTTCCATGAGGGCTGCTCCCCATCCCCACATTTGATAAACCGAACTACAGTAGATAAACTTATCATGTGTATATACAATCTGTTTATCCTTCTCGTAAGTCTTCCGTAAGGTCGTCATAAAATACTTGAATAGTTCTAAAGATAAACTTATTCTTTGCTGAATTATAACATTCGTTCCAGCTACGATTTTTGTAGTGGTCTAGAATTTCGGAAGCTCTTACATTATAATATATATTTCTGCAAAAGCTTTCGTCCTCATCACATTCAGCAGAATTTATTGTATAATTTCCGATGCCAATAGCGTAATGATAATGGCTTCCAGAAATTTCACTAAATCTATCTTCTAACTCATAATCTTCGTATATTATTACTCTAAACTTGAATTTGTCCTTACTAAGAAGTTTTGCCAGGCAATATGCTACATAGCAGCACCCTCCGGCATTAATATCGTACTCTTCATCTAGAAACCTACAAAGTTTATTCAGCCTCTCCGCTAGAATTTCTTGTACTTCCGTAGATTTGGAGTTCAATCTCCTCCTTTGCTTTTTTAAACTCATCCAAGTACTTACCTAAAGTTACAACTTCATCTTTTCCGAATTTTCTTCTAACTGCATAGTGGATACATCTCTCCACTGCAGACTCTAGCAGGAATCCATATCCTACTACCTTGAACTCTTTTCTCGGATTTTTACCACCAATATCGCATAACAACTCCAAGTCGAAACGAGGAGATGAATCGTTAATTGGAGTTAACCTGTAAAATGGACCTTCAATTACCATCTCTTTTTAAATTACTATCCGCATACATCTATCACTGTTAAATTATTATTACTAGGCTTATATCCGTAATCACAATATGAATTAGTTATTATAACACGATCAAAATTGTTACACAGCTTTACCAAGCCTTTGATATTTACAGCATGACAAACTATAATCTCGAATTTAGAGTCTGGATATCTCTCTTTAAGAACTTTGAGCTCCCCAAGGAATGTTCCTCCAGCGTCACACAAATCATCAATAAAAGTAAAGGTCGGACAATAACAATTAACCTCTCTTCCAATGGAAAACTCCTTAATCTTACCAGTTTCCAAATCTCTCACCTTATTGAACACAATATGTCCCCAATTATTAGAGAGAATTTTGTACCTCTGGTAAGCTCCAGCGTCTGGGAACACAATATTAGATTGAACATCCAGATGCGATTCAAAGTTAAACTTTTGAGGATAACATCTAGTTCCTAACAATCCCTTAGTTCTTTCCGAATGGGGTTCCAAAATCATAACATAACGATAGTTCATAGTATTCAAGATACTACAAACCACCTTTAGAGAAAATGGGCGGTTAAAGTCCATTACTCTATCCATACGCATGGACATTAGATAGGTAATAAACAAATCCCACTCAATCTCTTGTCTATCAAGAATGTCTCCGACTTGAGTTAGAATAAATAATTCTTCAGCAGAAGTAATTCTACATATAACCTTTACTGAATCTTTCCTATCAAATTCGTCAGGAAAACTTATCTGAGGTTCTCCGTCAGGAAATCTAGTGAGATTATACTTAATCTCACTCTTGTCCAAGTTAATTAAGTTTAATAATTTCATCTACAACATATTTTAAAATTTCGTAACTTTCTTCCAAGCCCGCTCTATCATCCAATAGGATATTATAATAAGGCTTATAAGATTTAGGTAATACAGAGCTTTGATTTATCTGTAGCTCTCCATCTGGAGCTAATCCAAGCATATCATAGACTATGGTAGACTTTCTATGTGATTCACTAATATCTTCATCACAAGTAAATAATACCAGTTCAAATCCTAGTCTAGCACATCTTTTTAGCAGCTCAATAACACAACTATAGTCTCCTCCATTATTATGGTAGTCAAAAATAGTGTTATCATAATCGAAAGCGACTATTAGCTTTCCATATTTCTTGTACTCTTCTAATAGTCGCTTCTTGCAAGCCTCTTTTCCAAATGGATGGTTAAAACTTTCCATAAAGCCCTTCATTAATCCGCTGTCTAATTTCTTTAAGAGTGTACTCCTTTTTAAGGACGCCATCTTCGAACACAGTCTCTAAGCAGCCTCCGCTTTCTACCTCAGGAGTTACCTGGTCTTCAGCATAGTAAACGCCATTAACGTCCTGATAGACAGCAATTAGACCTTTAAGAGAATTTTTAGTTCCATCATCTGTTTTAGGATGTTTGAATATTTCTTTCAATTCTCCATTAACTACACAAGCAGTAGCTTTGATTGCAAAGCCTAAGCTATCTCTACTTGCATACTGATATGAAAATGAACCTACTCCTAGAACAAGATTGCAAGCTGCCATATGAGCATTCTCAAGTCGCATATAGATTTGTTTCTGACGTTCTAGTGTAATAGAATCGCCATATAACAAGCCTATTTTTGTACTAGGATAACGATAATCCCTAGAAGTAGTATTCCAGCCGAATATTTTACCAAGCATATAATAAGCGCCATAGTATTGACCTTCTGAAACTTCTACATACTCAGCATCATCGTTAAATGGGGCATAGCAACAATAATACTTACCCTCTTTCATCCTGGTATGGAAGTGGGGATTAGTTCTCAGCCCACAAATAATATCAACAGGGTCTCCGCTATCTGGACGAATAACTACACGTCCATCACGAGCCATAATATCCTTCTTTAATTTGGGAAGGAAGTTTTCAATAACATTCCAGAAGTCCCAAGTATCAGAAACTATAGAAACGAACCCAGATGGATACAATTCGTTAATTAATCGCTTAAAGGTTTGAAGTTCATCCTCTTCTCCGCCAGCACACATTACAGAATGTTCTGTAGCTGGAACAGTGGCAGCAATTAATTCATTGTCAGAATTTGCACCATAATATTCTTCTAGAGCAGCAATAGCTGGAATGGTCTCACTTCCAACAAACGAAATCATATGTGCCATACCAGAAATGATAGCGGCCTCTAAACCAGCCATTCCTCTCATGGAGAAGTCGTGACACAAGAAATCCAGATTTACATCTTCTGGAAATCCAGTATGTACTGCGTGTCTTTTAAGTTCCTTCTTATAGAGTCTTGCTCTAGTAGCAGAGGTACAAGGCATCCACAGAGTACAACTAATCAAAGTCTCTAGATAATTAGTTAACCAGAAGAACTCTGACTTTGTATTAGTAATAGTCATCATGGGAACTCTAATAGGACACACTGAACCTTCTGGCAACGCTTTAATGCGAATGGGAAGATAACCCAAATCATATAGAGCTTCAATATGTCTGTATCCTACAGACTCAATTCCCACGAAATTATGGACTCTCCGATAAAACATTTCTATAGCCTTTTCTTTAGGTAATCCAAAGAAATTCTGATTAAATTCATCAATCAGATACTTCTTAATTAAATATTGGATTCCGAATACTACAGAACCTTCAGTGGCTTCTGGAAAGTATTTGTTGCTTCTGGGAGTCCAATTACTGTAAACTTGTTCAGTACCTTCTGGGTACATTCTGTGGTGGCCCAATTTATAGCCATCTGTTGCATTAATTATTTCCATTCTAAAAATTATTTTAATAACTAATTGTTAATAAACTTTTCATGCCTTTACCACTAGCTAAATTCTTAAAACACTGAGTGATAAATTCCTTCGTTTCTGGATGGATAGCCCTAGGAGAATTTATATACTTAATCCACCAGTTATATTCTCCTTGAAAACTATTACCGTTGTATACTTTACCAGCAGCCAGATAATCGCATACCAATTCTAGAGCATACTCTTTAGGCATCTTCACTGGAACACCGCCAATGTCTAGCTTAGTTACCCAGTATTCATAATGGTGTGGATTTCTTCCTCTGTGATGTAAATAAGACCTAGAATATCCTAGAATTTCTTTTTCCTTGTTTAAGGGAGATGTGTTATCATCGTAAAATTTTACAGAACGAGAGAACTCATACCATCCGAATTTAGATAAGTCGTGCAAGACACCCTGTTTGTATAGACCTAACTGAAAACAGTAATAAGCTACCCAAAACTTATGTCTAAGTATTCGCCTAAGGTGTTTCAGTGTTATACACATACATTTAAGAATTTCCATATCTTCTTCACTATTCTAGTTAGAAAATTATTTCCTCTTAGATTGAACTTATGTGTATATCCAGACAACTTATCTGGATTCCACACAGCGTGAACTATATAGAATAAATATCCTACCGTGTATAACATAATGTTCAGTACTGGGATAAATCCTAGAATTAGTATTACTAAAACTAGCCACACTGGAACTTTAAGGTCATAGTCTTCTTCTATAAGTGCCACACTTCTGCTATACCCATTGTAGTAAACGGTTACATGGGTATCTTTCCAGATAAGCACCGTGATGATTACCATCACAGTGCATATTACTAGATACATCATTTGTTATTAGCTACGTCTTTAAATAAGGTGGGAACCTGACCATAAGTAGGAAGTTTTCCGTCCCACTTCTTAATCATATCCTGTTGAACTATGAGAACTGACAAAGATGCTGAAATTTTTCTATTATATTCAGCTTCTGCATCACCCTTAATCTTAAGAGCTTCTGCTTCTCCTTGTGCAGCCGCCACTTTCTTTTTAGCTTCGGCCTCAATAGTCTTAACTTCATTCTCTGCCTTCAAAGCCTGTTGAATTGCAGCATTCTTAGCATCAATAGAATTGACTAGCGTCTGTGGATATTGAAGACCAGAAGTCATTTGTTCAAGCTGAAAATTCTCAGCCAAGAGTTCCTTTGACAGTCTATCTTCTATAGACTTCTCAAACTCCTCACGTTTACTTACTAGTTCATCAGTAGTATAGTTATTTAGCTGAATACGAAAAGCATTCTTTACGTAATTGTACAAAGTAGTGTTAATTACCTCTACAATATCTTCCTTTCTATACTTCTTAAATACTTCTGGTGATTTCCCGTCAACAATCTTCAAAGAAATTGTAGGGTCTACAGTAAATGATGACCCATCTTTAGCATTAATACTGAAAGGAGGATAGTCCACAGTCTGTACGAATGTAGGATATTCATATACAGCCGTAGTAACAGGATTGTACCATACCGCACCAGTAACAAGAGACACATCGTCTACTCCTTTACCATCTCCGTATAGATTTACCTTGATGCCTTCATAACCAGCATCAATTCTCTCATAGCCACAACTAGATAAGCCAAACACTAAAGTTAATACACACAAAATCTTAATAATTGTCTTCATTTTCCTTATTTAAATAATGTTTCTTAATATATTTGAATATCCTATAAACTAAACTTGGGATTGCCACTAGTAATAGTAACAACCCCAAGATATTTGCAGCATACAATGATTCGGATAATAACCATAAGCTGATGTTGTAAATTACAACGATTAATAGAACGGCAACAAATGCCTTAATTAAGTTTTTCTCGACCATAGAATAATATATTCTCTATTGCCGCTTTTATTATACCATAGTAGTACATTATCCTCTGTAATATCTACATACGGGTCATAATAAATATACGCGGCAAACATTATGCACACAATTATAAACGCAATCATGATTTATCGAGTTTTAATAGACCCAGGTCTGGTAGTTGCAGCCTGAAAGTCTTTTCCTTGTTTATCCCACCATGCTTGCTTTGCTTTTAACCAAGCTACTTTTTTCTTATACTTCATTGTTCGGAAATTATTACGATACGATTAAATTCATTATCTCCAAATTCAGTGGTAATTCCGCATCCCTTAACAACCAATTTATCCTCTGGAGCACCATAGCTAATCAGAGCCTTCTTCATAGATTCTGCCCTAGCTACAGCAAGGTTATTATTAAACTCTTCTGGACCTTCTTCCGAAGCATATCCCTCAATTACATAAGTTTTTCCACTATTAGAAATATAGGAAGCTAGTTCTGAGACAGCCACATTGGAAGTTTTAGAAATCTCTGAAGAATTTTGAAGGAATTGAATTTTTGGAGTCAAAAGCTCTACTTTAGTAATTTCGATTGTGTCTGTCTTAACAATTTCTACTGGTTTACGAGCCATAAGTTCCTCATTCTTGGCTCTCAACTCATTAATAGAAGCGTTTAGGCTTTCAACCTCGGCATCACTATACAACTTCATAATTGGAAAGTCCCCTTTGCTAGACTTAAAGCGATAGGTAGCACCAATATAGACGTTAAACTCATGATTCAGAGGAGAAGTCTTGGGAAGTAACATATACTCAGGAGTAACATTTAATGCCCATCTATTAGAGATATTAAAGTTACATCTAACGGCTCCACGGGCGGATACATTATTATAGACATCTCCATAAGTATGATACCAACCAGCACCAACGATTAGTATAGGCTCAAACAGACGCCTATCTCCGTTATATCCACATATCAGGTTAGTAAGATTGGTAGTAACGTTAGCTGTCAAATTATGTGAATCAAAGAATGTTTTATTTCCTTGGTTCATTCCAGCCATCATGTCTAACTCCAAGCCAAAGATAGGAGTAATCTCCTTACCAATAGCAATGTTTACTAGTACATCATTTGGTTCTGCCCAACTTCTATGGTTATCCCAAATAGTAGTTCCAACATTACCAGAAATATACCAGTTATCCTTCATACTTCCAGTCTCAACAACTTGTGCGCTAGCAAATGCACACATTAAACACAAACAAATAATACTAAAAATTCTCTTCATAATTAAATTAATTAAATTAATCCCACCAAGTTCTCATACGTTCAAACTTAAGTTTATTGTACAAGTACCAGGCTTTTTCTCTTCTTAAATGGTCTTGAAGAATAGGTTTACTCAAATCAAGATCAGCAGCTTGAGGCCAGAATCGTTTCCAGTTCTTAATGTTTATGTGCCTATCCACGAATCCTTCAGACCCAGGTCTGAAATCGCAATGATAGGCAGAATCTATCTCTAGAACAATATCTAAAAGTCCTAGTGCGAGTTTTAGATTCTTTTCAACAACTTCATTACCTTTAGCAATTCTAGATACCTTGAAGTATTCATACATTCTAATTAAAGCTTGTTTCTCTAGGGAGAGAACAAAACCATAATCAAACGGATAGAACTTCATAGCCTCTTTAATGAGTCTCTTGTTTTTGTTCTTTCTTAGTTTCATATTCTTGACTTGCTTCAACTGCTAATTTATCTGCTAAATTGTTCATTTCAGAAAAGAAATCGGAATTTGAAGTGTGTCCCTTAACCCAACAAAATTTTATGTCAGGACAAAACTGGCTTGCCTTAGCAAAAACTTTGTCATATAAGTTCCACAACTCTACATTCTTTTTTCTTTTCCATCCTTTTGTAGCACATCCTATTACATACTGAGAATCTGAATAGATGGTAAGAGATTCTATCTTACGACTTACTGCATTAAGAGCATATATTACAGCTAACAACTCACATTTGTTGTTAGTAGTATTTGGAATCATCTTGCTAAATTCATAGGATTTTTTCCCATCAATTACGAATACAGCTCCTACTCCTCCTGTATTTCTAGATGAACTAAAAGCTCCGTCAGTAAAGACCTCTAAATTACTCATTCTGAGTATTAGTCCTGAGATTAGTTCCTAGTAGTATTGCTATCTTTAGCAGGTCGTCTTGGTTATCACAAAATATATTATCTAAAATATAGTTTGCGTAATCACTTATTCTAACTCTCTTTCCTATAGCTCCATACTTCTCATTAAGCCACTTAATTTGTGGAATAAAGTCTTCCAAATTATCTCCAAGATGCCTCAAGGCTTTTCTAATAGAGACTGGAAACCACATTTTTTCTTTTATCCAATCTAAGTGACAATAACCAAAAGCAAAAGCTCTACTCAAATCCTTCTGAATGAATTCATCTAGCTCGAAATTTCTCTCATGCCTTCCTAATTCCTCAAAATCATCTTTTAAATCTAAACAGAACACTTCATTGAACTCAATCATCGCTCCAAGATTCTATAACACCAATCAACTCTAGCATACCATATCTACACATAGCCTTAAATGGCCCAGTAGATATAGAAACAAATGTTGATTTACTGTTTCTATAATTTCTTATTACTTGCGTAAGTAAGTCTCTAGCTAGTGCTCTTAGGTCAGAAATAGATGGAACTCTGTACTCTCCAGGACTTATATACATCCTCCAAGGAGACTTTCCTACACATTTCCCATCATCGTCATATGTTCTATGACTCTTGTCCCAACTCATATATTCTAGAACCTTATCAAAGTCAAAGTTCTTCATGATGTAGTCACACTGAACATCAAGAGGTGGGGCATCACTAAAATTTCTTGTCTTCTTTACTTTCATTTTTATAACATTCAACGAGGCGTTGCAGATTGGGAAGTTTGTCAGATCTCACACTGACAATTAAACCTCCTCTCCGCAGATTGTAACTCAATTTGATTCCGCAATGATTAAGAATTTCGATAAACTCTTTCAATGCGTTACCTTTCAATACATTTCTATAGACTAGCTTCTGACCATCTTGATAACCTTCACGGTAGTATTCATTCGCAACATCGGAAATAAGCCATCGTCTAATGGGTGAAACCTTTTCTAGGAGTTCACTAACTCTAGTTGCGATGAAATCCATACTTACTGAATACTATCGTTAGATACTATAGAATCGACAGCAGTTGTGTCTACAACATTCTCAACGACTACAACAGAGTCCTCTGCAGTTGCTGGTTGAGTCTTGTGTGTGCAAGCCGACATAGCGGCAACTAACACAAAAAGCAATAGTAACTTCTTCATTTTAATAATTTTTAATTAGTTAAACATTTTATCTATCAAAAAAAGAGTGGTTCCAGTATCTGTGCTTCTCAGATACTTTCCCCACTCCTATCACTCCGAAGAGCTTGTACCGTTATTAGGTCGGCCAACCTCCCTCTTCATCTTGTTGAGAATTTGGGATAATAGTCACCAAGTTTAAAGATTACTTGTAACTGAAGCAAATGCTGAAACCCTTAACAGGGCCTCGTAACTCCTCCAACAACTTGGTTGGTGAGCTATAGTAGGAAGCTAACACGCAGGCAAAGATGAAATCAAAGTCAAAGACCTGGTCACACTAGCGAAGACTAAGACAAAGACTCTCAATAAGAGAGTAATTTCAAGATTTTTGTGAGACCAGTGAATGTGTAAGTCAGAAATCCTTAGATTTCCAAATAAAGATTCATATATTATTCCTAACGTATATATATAAATTGTTAGCTTCCTACAGAAAATTCCTCTAATTACTTAGAGGAAGGATCGCCTTGTTTCCTAATCTCTTCGAAAATTCCTAGGAGATTCGTTGGCAAGGTAATCTTTAGTTGAGAAATGCGCTCCTGTTCAGATGTCCTCCAGTTATTGAACTGACTTCTAAACTCTTGCATTTTAGAATTATATCTCTCATAGTCAGCCTTAAATTCTGCCACTCTGTCTTGATATTCCCTTTCTCTAGTCATATCAAGTTTATTTACAGTCTCTTTAAGTTCTGCCTTCATAGCGTTTAGTTCTTTTTCATAAGAACGATACGTATCTTGAAGAGACATAAACATCGTATCAACGTCCTCTACCTTAATAGTAGGGTCTTGGTAATAGAGAATTAAGTCTCTACCAGTTCCTTCCCTGTAGATTGGGCAGTTTTCAGCAGCATGAACATCTTTTCTAGCTTTGCTAAAAGCTCCTTTTGGGTGAATATATTTCCCATAAGTAGAAGCAAACGCTTCAAGTCTTAGGTACTTGTTTCTCTTATTGGCATCCCATGAATCCATTACCTCTTTCTCATCCGCCTTAATAGGTGAATCAGGATATTGAGGTTGTTCTGGAATCTCGACATTGTTTTCTCTAGCCCATTTTTCAATAGAGTAAGCAGTAGTACAGGAAATCAATTCCTCCTTTTTCTTAATAGCCTCTCGCACCCAAGCACAGAAGCTATTCATTTCCGCAGACTTTTCTAAGTCATCCTTAATAAAGTCTAAGGAAGTTTGACCTACTGTCATTAGTTGCTTCTCTCCACCTCCTATGGAGGCTACAGATATTTGATAGAACTTCACACTATTCAGACGCTCAGTAGCAGCCTGAATCATTTCCTGCGCAACATTAGCATAATAGTTAGCAGATGTAGAAGTCAATCCTTCGCTTCCAAAAAATACACTTTCTTTCATTTTGTTAACTTATCAATTACATTTACTATAGATTCTTCTCCAGCTATGAAACCAGCTCTATGAGCGTTCATAATAAGTTTCTTCAAACTTTCTAGCTCCTCTTTTGACTTAAGAGTATTGCTAGTATAAATCTCTACTAGTTCTTTTATGTATCTTTCCATATCAAAACATTTTATAGTACCCGAAGTGGGACTCGAACCCACACGCCCTCAATGGGCATCAGAGCTTAAATCTGACGTGTCTACCAATTCCACCATCCGGGCATATGGTAGCTATTCTCACGAACCGCTACCGAGAGATAATCCTAAAGTATCATTTTTCTAATCTTCTTACTAGATTAGTCTCCGAATTGTTAAATTCAAAGTTAAAAACTGTTAACTTACTTAAACTGTAGACAGGTGTTAATAAACTTATCAACATCAGTTCCACAATCAATATAGTTAGGGGTAACTTTTTCAAAGTATCTTAGATTAGCTTCTGTGCCTATTAACCCAAGCTCTTCAAAATCGTAACCCTCTCCATGAATATCAAAGGGTAGTCCAGGACTGAATGTCAACCAGGCTACTCCTTCAAATTCGCAACAAATACAAACTGTCAACCCACTTTCTCTTAGTCTGTCTAAGATTTGTGGACTGACAGTCTTTAATACCACATGCTTACCCAAGTTCGGCAAGTCTCCGTTTGATTTCATCTTCAGATAAGCTTTCCAATTTCTCAGATTGTTTCTTAGCTAACAGTTCCGTTAGGCGGGCCTTCTCAACAGCCTTATTCTTAGCCGCTTCTCTGTCAGCTTTCTCCTTCAGCTTATCGGTTATAATCTCCTTCACAATATTGAACTTTAACTCAAGTTCAGTATTGCTGGGAGCATCATTAGTTATAAATGATTTTCTTGGACTTTTAGCTAGTTCCTCATCGTAAGAAACAGCTAATTTATCCAATACTGGCAGGCTCAAGTCCCACAAATCTTCTACACTCAGATTACCTTTACTAGTTGCAAAGCGCAACTTCATTTTTGATGCTTGTTTAAACATAATTAGAAAACGATTTTAAATGATTTATTATCAACTTTTACAACAACATCATTGTGTGATGTGCTAGAAAATCCCAATCCACTTAATTGGTCGTCACTGTACTCAGCTTTCGCTCTAGAACCTAGTGCTTCAAACACTCTTTTGTGTTCTTTTTCGAGGTCAGCTCTCAAATATTCATTAAAGAAACCTCTAACAGGGTCTGGATTCTTACATCCGTCTATCATAAAGAACAGATGTTTGTTTCCTATTGCGTTACCTCCCCAGTGGTTAGGAGAGAACATAATGCAAGAAACCTTCTGAAATTTCATCGTATCAATTCCCCACTCGTTTGTGGATTTGAAAGATGTAGAACCTTCTTTAATAGTAGGAACTAGAGAGATATTTCCTTGTCTATCTACGCTAATACGGGCAACCTCAACAAATTCCCGATCTGGAACTCTACTTTCGTAGTTAAACTTGTGAAGCTCTCCATTAATTTCGATTTCCATCTCAAAGCCAAAGTCTATATTCTCTCTCTTACAGAAGTTATGCACTCTTACTACATAATCTCCAGGTCTGAGTCTACTAGGATTCGTCCAGATAATATTCTCAACAGCATCCCTAGTTCTTCCGAAACCTGCGTTCATATCAACATCAAGAGTTCCTCCAGTAGTACCAGTTTCGCTTCCATAATAGATTTCTCTTCCACCAGGTTCGGTTACATGAAGGTCAAGGTCATCATAGTTAAACCAGTGAAGAGAGCATCTCATGAAACCGTCTACATTTCCACCAGCAGCCTTTACCTTCTCCTTGAAGGAATCGGCTACAGAACCATTATAAACCCAAGCAAAGTTGTTATTCCACTTAAACAACTGTCCAGCATCCGGATTTTCAGGAGCAGTCAGAGTAACAAAGTTGGGAATATGTCTGTTCTCTACCAAGATAGAAACCTCCTTAGCTCCTGGAAGTACATTCTTGACAAAGGCATCAGCAGAAACTTCTTGGGCTTTGGTAAACTCTTTTGGATTTACTGTAGAAGTCTCAGAGAGCATATCAAACATTCCTCCCTTCATCTTTGCTCTAGTATCTCTATTTACGAATAGAACATCATTCACAGAAATATCTTCTACGTGAGCGTGACGACGAGGAAGTGCATCAGTAAGACCCAGCTCTTCTACCTTCTTCTGAGCAGCTTCAATTTGCTTCTTAGTAATAAGAGCAGTAGGTCTCTTATAGTTAGCAGGAGCCATGATGTTTTCATATGCTCTTACGGCTCTCTCCAAATCTACACCATTACTTAGGTCAATAAGTAAAGTTCCCATAGCCGTATTTCTAATCTTAGCTATAGGAGACTTAAAGTTTAACCAGCAATAGTTAGTTCTTACTTCTGGACTCAGAGTTTGAGCAGTAACTAGTGTTCTTCTAAATTCCTCCAAACTCTTCAAGAACTCTGCACCTCTATAGAGATTATTTCCTTCTATAAGCTCAATAACAGTTTCAACTGCCTCTAGCTTAAGCTCGCTGATGGAGCGTTCAAATACCCCGGCTCTTGCTCTAACATCTCCTCTGTAACCAGCAGCAGAGTCAAAACCATGAACTCGTTTGTTGAACTTGAAGTTATTCGGAATAGTTACATACAGATGCGTCCAAGTCCTAGTTGTTCCATCAGGAAGTAGTTGAACATTATGGTCACAACCATGAAATTCGTTCACATCTTGAATAAAGACGTCTCCTATTCCAGCTGCCTTAACTAATTTAGCTAAAGCCTGTGCTGTTTTCTCATATCCAGGAGTGTGCACATCATCCCAGAATGTTTTAACCTTATACGTTTGAGGGTCAATCGCTACAACTTTACCATAATGCCGGATAAAAGATTTACAGGCATTGCAGTTATGGTCTTGTCTAATAGTTTCGTCCTCAAACGACAGAAGATAGCCCATCCAAAGGAGGTCTTTATCAACATTAGCAACAAACAGATTTTCTGCAATCATATTATTGAAAGCAGCTTCTACATCTTTCTTAAAATTCTTAAATTCCACTTTAAATCTATTAAGTGTTCAACTTTTTGTTCATTTCTCCTTCTAAATTCCTAAGAGTTTCTATACTCTCTTCATAGAACTTATCCTTACCTAATTCACAGACTTTGTAATTGGATAATATTTGCTGGAATCGCAAATGCGGACTGCATTCTATGATTTGAGCTAGTCTAGTTAAAATCTTAAAGTTAGCTTGTTTTCTAAGCTTAATAGCCTTTTCAATCTGGGCTTCCATACTTGTTAATAATATCTAACTCTAATTCTTTAACTTTACTCTCATATAGAGAATCTTCAGCATATCCAATCCTATCTAGGAACCTATAATAGTCCTCTTCTGGATCGTACCTACTTAGAATAAATTGCTTATAAGCAAATACACAGCTTATCCAACTGTCAAACTTGAAATAGGACATCGTTCTTGAATTATACAATCCGAACAAATTATTGTTGTCCTTACAAAGTTTAGACTTGAAGTTACCAGATTCTAGAATAGCCTGAGCTGTTATGATAGCAGGACTTGGGAAATCATAGTGTTTAAGAGTATTATACAATACTTCCTCATTCACCTCCTCCATCAAATAGAATGGATGTTCCGGCATCAGCATAATTTTCTCCTCTGGAAACCTCGCAGAATGTATCCAGTGGTGCAAGGAATAACCAGTTGCAAATCCGAATACAATACTAATCATTAAAATAATTAAAACTCTCTTTTTCATATCTCAATAGAATTAATAAATCTTGCATCATTACATAGTTGATAAACAACTTTATCAAGTTCTGGGACATAGACTATATAATAGTAATCAAAGAATTGGTTATTATCTTCGAACCCTATAATTATCCCTTTATGTCCACTATCTACCACACAGTCTCTAAATAAATATTTTGAAATATCTTGGCGGATGTCATCGTGGCCTGCCTGTAAAGCTGATATACCCCAGTAGGAAGTATTTGTACCCCTAACTTCCTTTCCTAATAAGTCCTTATCGTATGAAATCTCAGTAATCATGATGTTTTCTCAGGCTTATCCTTTTCTATGTTAACTACTATCATAAGCTCGGAATTAGGATTCTCACGATTCTTCGCCTTCCTGGCATCTTCTTCGGTATCATACTGACCTATAATGAATGGGATATTATTTCTGCACTTAATCAGGTAGTATTCCTTCATTTTTCAATTCCAAAATAACTCTTTAATAATTCTATATTCCCTTCCTTAAGATGTCTTATAATAGCTTTTCTCTCCTTTTCATAGAGAATAATCTTGCTTTCTAAGATATTTATCTTATGGTTGAAATTATTTTCATATTCTTCCAGAGCTTCGGCAATGACTTTAATCGCAGTACAATCCTTCATCATACTCTTCGTTATAATAGTCCTCGCTTCCACTATCATCTCCGATAGGATTCTCCCAGCCATACTTTTCCGCAGTAGCCTTAAATAATGGCAAATACATAGCATAGTTATCCTCTGGATAATCCTCCAAGCCTTCCTCAAGAACTCTATTCCATCTAAGAACTACAGCAAACATCAGACTTGCAGAAATACCTCTCTTGTCAAGGGCTTTTTCAAATCCGAACTCTACATCTTCTTTAAGTTGGGAAAGAATATTCTCTCTAGTCCACTCTTTGGGTTCAGGATAAGGTTCATCACTATTCCACTTAAAACCTATTTTCTCTAACTGTTCCTGTGTCAGAAATTGAGCTAATCTAACTCCAAATCTATCGTCAAGAAATACAGACCATTCTTCGTAATTGTTTACGATTTCATCTAATGTTTTCATTATAATTCAGACAAATAAATGTTTTGAGGATATTCGTTAAATACTAGTAGAGTTACTGGACAAATCCAAACTCTATCGTTATAATTCTTACTTTTACACAAGTAAGTAGCTCCATTCTCATCTTCTTCAATCTTAGATAGAACAATCTTAGCTACAGAAGGGTCAACCATCTGCAACCTAACAAATCTATCATCAAGAGAATCAAGAAGATTATCAGCCCCGCCAACCATAGCTAGCTCTCCTGGGTCTCCATCGAAATCTGGCCACCAATAAAACCAGACTCCTCCCACTTTTACAAATTCAAATGTTTTTCGCATTAAACACAAATTAAATTAAACAAAAAATACCCCAACAACTTTCGCTGCTGGGGTACATAGTAACGCCAACGGGATTCGAACCCGTATGGCAGGCGTGAAAAGCCTAAATCCTAACCATTAGATGATGGCGCTATCCTACTGCACAATCAAGCTATAAGCTTCTTGCAACAGTTTAATAGTTGGAACCATACGGTTATCAACAACTATTATTTTATAAATGTTCAGAATTTCTTTGTAGGTTAAAGATGTACAAGTTAGAAATATCTGCACATCTTCGTTTACAGAACCATTTGACGATCCTAAATCTACTTTAATCATACTGGGTAATGTCCCAATCTGAGAAATATCCCAAGTAGATTTAGTTCTCCTGAAAACTTCCCGCTGTTTGGAAGTAAGTTGCTTTTCTTTCAATCTAGACTCAATAATAGTACCATCAAACGTTAACGAACCTCCATCGGTATTACTATTATTTAATGCTAGCTGAATCTTCTGAACTGCAGAGTCTTTAGGTTTTGGCTTAAGTTGCACTCCTTCCTTCAAGCCCTTAATAATCTGCAATGAAGGAATAAAGTCTTTTATTTGAGTTGCATTCCATACAAGAAATTTTCCAGGACTATCCTTAACAGTAACTATATACTTAGTCCCTCCGTTCAATGGGATAATTACTTGTAAGTCTGCATCACTCATTTTACTTAAATGGTCTGATACTCTAACTTTGACGTTTCCAATGACAAAGTAGCGAGAAACAGTGGTTTCAGCTTCGATAATCTCGGAAGCTGTTGCTAATAAATACTTTTCTAATCTAGTCATAAATAATTAATCTATTAAATTACCAAAGATCCCCCACTCGGATTCGAACCGAGGTCTCGAGATTACAAATCACGTGTTCTAACCAACTAAACTACAGGGGAATAAATGCCGAGACTGGGGGATTCGAACCCCAACCTTCACAGTGCCGAGAGTACCAGACTCGAACTGGTGACCTTCGCATAGACAGTGCACTATTCTACCACTGAACTAACCCTCGGTGTAACTGGATTACTCCAGACTAATTAAACCCTTCTCTAACATAATATGGTGATTCGGACATAACCATACTAAATTATTCTCGTTGTTAATCTCCTTAATAAGAGTGTCTTCGTCAAATTCTAATATTCCTTTAAGATGATGTACTTCAAGTATTGCATCAAATTCATGATTATGACAATATTGACATACTTTCTCACGTTCGGAACTTTCTAATACTCTACGAGCATTAGTCCTTATTTCTTGACATTTAGATGATAAGTACTTCTGCCCAGATGTATAATAACCTAATGTTTTGTTACCAATTCCATTAAGTTCTTCCCAGCAACTACGACACATTTCTGAATCTTTATGCTTAGGTTTACCACATCTAGGACATATCTTGTTTTCATCGTGCTTTATCCTACCTCTATTATTGTAAGAAGCAGCACACGAATGACTACAAAACTGTTTCTTCCTCACATCTGCGACCCTCTGATTATCTAGTACTTCGATTACCTTACCACATTCCTTACAGTGGTTAGGATTCTCATAATACAATTTAAGAGATTGTTCTCGATTCACAGATAAGTTTAATTAATTTTAATGACAGTGTGATATGCAAGCCATTACACCACAGCCTCGAAAATGCAGGTATTTATCTCGTTACACCTGCGAGTCCGGCAACCCTTTCTTATATACCGCGTGAGCTGGCGGTTTTGTAGGGCTAATCAGACTTGAACTGATAACCTCCACATTATCAGTGTGGTGCTCTAACCAGTTGAGCTATAGCCCTATTATGTGGACCTAACGGGAGTCGAACCCGTGTCCAAACAACCCTCGTTACAAGGATAACGTGCGTCTCATTTTTATTACATCAGCTAGGGAGTTCTAGCATTTAGGTAGTTTTATAAGTCTTACAAGAGTCCATACTAAGTATTTCTCTAGATGCTTATCTACAAGCTACCAAACTATAGGGCTGACCGAAGTCAACGTTCCACCACTCCATTTACGTTGGAGAACGGGATGATACTTTAGAGATTCGTCACATCTCATGGAACACATCTTCCATCTGTTTTATGACGTAGGAGATTCAGTCTTACTAACTCTTAGAGTGTTCTGATTAAGAGTATATTACTAGGATTAGAGCCTAGCTCTCCATTATATCAATATACTCAACCTCTTCTGTTTCTAGGTCTCTCCCGTAACCCGACTTAGTTAATAGTGTCTACCAACAAGCCAGCAGCTTAGGCTGCCATTCTTACAGGTGCAATTTCTGCAGTTATTTGTTTTCTTCGTTTAAAGAGATTGCGCTCTACACGTCCTTATAATTCGTAATCGCCTGTCAAATCCAAGTAGGCCCATGTTCCCGTCAATTAGACGGGAGTTTACATTGTTTAATTATTTCCTTAGTAATTACGTTATTAGCTTCTCTAGATAACTTATTCAGTTTCTCTAGGTCAAACTCGCTAGATTGAAACTTGAATTGAATCCAAGTTGGCTCGCTTGGTCTATAATCTAACCAAGATTCACAGTCATCGGTTCCAAGAACTTCTCGTACCATAGCTAAAATACGTTCACCAGCAGCTTTAGTTTTTACGAATCCAGATAAATCATATCCAACACCTCTAGAACTCCAGTATTCTCCTTCCTCTAGACGAATGTCTTTTGGTTTCCAATGCCAAGGAGAAATACCTTTTCTAGGATGGTCTATTCTTATAGCTTCTTCCTTTACCCATTCAGAGTTTGGGTCAGACGGATTCTCTGGATAAGCTCCATACAAACACTTCATAGTAGGATTATCGCTCCTTACTTCAAAATGTATACCACAGTGCCTACAAGTACCAGAAGTTAAACCTCCTCCAGATACACAACTACCTTTAATGGCATCACAACCACAGTTGGGACAACCCCATTTTAGGTATTCGTCATAAAGTATTGATAACATTATTTATTGAGTTTAAATTCCACTTCTTTTAGAACAACATACATTTTACCATCCTCTTTCTGTTCAACAGAATTATTAGCTTGTAAAAAACTAATTATAAACTCCATAGGAATATGGTAACTATCAGTAACGAGCATACCACCATCAATATGATAGCGTTCTTTTCTTTCTAATCTAGTGGGATTACCGTTTATAGTAATCTCACCAGAATATTCATTATCCTTATCTGGTTTTATTCCTTTTATATAAATAGAACATCCAGAATCAGCTAGATAAACTTGTTGTATTACACTCATAACTTAGGAACATCAGAACGATTATCATGATAACCTTCGTCTCCAACAAGTTGAGCCAGACAACCATGCATATAAGGAACAAGCTCAGGTTTCTCCTTATAACACCTGTATAGCATCCAACTCATGGAATTTCCACTATGTCCTTTGTCGTAGTACGGAAGTTTGTCTTTGATAGCCTCAATCAGCTCAAATAAGCTAGGATATTTCTCATAGAAGGCTTTACATTCCTCCAGACTCATTTCTTTGAAAAACTCAGAAAATGATAGAGCTTGCTTTATACAAGCCATTTCATAATCGAATAGGTCATTTTCTTCAAATGTACCATTACCAGCTTCAATGAATAAACGATTGAAACGTTCAATTCTCTCCTGAAATTCTTTCGGAAGAGATTCCTTCGTAAGATTCTTGAAATCCATAATCTAATTTTAATTGTTAAAAATAACTTAGTAGCGGGATTCGAACCGACGACCTTCAGGTTATGAGCCTGACTAGCTACCTCTGCTATCATCCCGCGATATTACAAATGCTTTTTAATTAGTTTACAATGATTATACTCTCCTCCCCATCTAATAGGAAACTCTTTTTCCTTAGCCTCTTTATACTTCTCTGCCTGTTTCTTGTCTAAGAAGATTTGGCAATCAGTTTCATAATTTTGAGGAGCATTAGCTGGGTGATAATTTACTACATATACTTTCATAATTTTTTAAATAAAGTTTGTGGACACGCAGGGACTCGAACCCTATCTTCCGGTGTGCAAAACCAGCGCTCTAGCCATTTGAGCTAACGGCCCATTTTTGGGATTTTCTTTTTAATTGGTGACATACCCATAAATTTCCACTGTTAAGATTCCACAACTTAACAACACCAGATAAGTTTTTTTTTGTTTGAATCATGTTCTAGTAGCATAAGTCCGCAACCATGCTACTCTCTCAGTTCATCGACTATCGTGTCAGAAAAGGTCTCTATGATTCCGCAGGGACTGGCTTTAACCCCGAATGGATTTTTACCTTGCCAGGATATTATTACGTTTCTAGCACTCTGAATTGATTTAGCCTGTTTAATCTTATAATCACGAACTACTTCTTTCATATAAGAGTTAAATTCCTTCATGTCTTTCCATGAAATCTCATTAGCTAGTTTTGGAGTTTGAAACATTTTGTACTTTTCTAATAGGTCTTTCATTTCTCTCTTTAGTTTTCAAAGCATTTTCACACGCTTGTTTCTTCATTACATATGGACAATCACAATTTCCACTGTAGTACCAACAACAATAATCACACTGATGCATAATCTAATATAAGGTCAATAGCTGGGGCACATGGACTCGAACCATGATTCTTTGATTAACAGTCAAAAGTTCTGACCTTTGAACTATACCCCAATAGTTAATTTTCTCCACGGGTGTAGATAAGTACCCTTTGGTACTTACCTTTTAGTAGTATCTTTACTCTAGACCTCTATAAGGAGGCGGAATAGTTCCAGAAACTAACCATGTATAGCTCTTAGAACTCTGTTCAAAATACCACTTAGCAGCTTTCTTCACAACATTAATTACTTTCTTCATAACATCAAAGTTTAAAATTGTTAATAATTAATCTAATTCAGAGCCACAAAAGGAGTTTAGTTGCGGAGGTAGGATTATTTCCAAATAAATTTATATGCAGTTTTCAATTTCCCTTTTACACATAAACTAATCTTCTAGCGAACACCTCCATTATAAGTTTTAGCATAACCATTGTCTACTAACCAGTGTGCAGCATCGGCTATACTGTTCCAAGTCCTGATAAAATTATTATTTAAATCATACTGAGATATTGATACAGGTTGCTTGCAACTTCCCAAATAAAATTTGTTCTTTGGTATATTGTTTATATTTATTACTTTAGAAACTGTATCAACAGAACATTGCATTTTGGCGGAAACTTCAATCATTGTCATTCCGCTAGTATATAAAGATATTATTTCTTTATAATCGAATAAGATAGCTCCATCGCCTCCCATAGTAGCATTATAGCCATTTGAGTATGTGTCTAGCTTATCTATAAATTGAATTTCATAAGAAGCTAATTCCTCATCATCACATTCATACAGCTACTCAACTATAAAGTTCTCAACACCATACTTATTCATGGCATCATATAAAGGTCTTTTGTTGCATCTTTCTTTCTAAAAGTCATAACAATGTTCCTTCCAGCGCTCTTCTATAGAAGTAGTAGTTTTTCCTACGTATCGCTTGCTATTAATTAAATTTGTAATGCAATAAATATATGCCATATTTTTAAATTTAAAATTAGAATCCGTGGAGGGATTCGAACCCTCATTAAAGATTTCTCTTTTCAGTTTTGCAGACTGATGGCTAAACCATTCACCCACACGGATATTAAGATTTAAAGTACTTCTCTCTAAATGGGATATTAAATAATGAATCATTAATATCCTTATCAGTTATTTCCCTATCTAGAGCCTTCTCCGCACATTCGCTACAGATAAACACATGGTGGTCTGGATAATAATCTTTACCTCCCCCTTTGTAATAAGAGGAGAATTTCTTTGCAGCTTCTTTTTCAAAATTGGTTAGCTTAAAGTAATTTATTATCTTGTTCCAAACCTCATCAATAAACATTGGAGAGTTATGGTCTCCATAATAAAATTCTTTATTACATACTGTACACTTTATTTTCATAAAACTTAAATTTTGAGTAGGTAATGAGAATCGAACTCACATCCTCGGCATGGCAAGCCGATGCACTAACCGTTGTGCTATACCTACAAATGTGCAGATAGAGAGACTCGAACTCTCCCCTTCAGATTGGAAGTCTGACGTGCTCAAACCATTAACACCACATCTGCATAAGGAGAGTTATACGATACTCTCCTAAACGCTATCTTAGGATAGTAATTCCTGCGCCTCAATCTCGCCGATTATTTTAGTAACCGCAATCTTGAACGGATTTCCCTTAATTTTGTCAAACAGATGTACATCACGTACCTCATCAACCTTGTCAGGAACATTCACCTTTCTTTTCCCTCTCTCTATGGTCTTCCAAGTGATGACTTCGCACCGTTTCACGTCATAAACGCTATCGTTGCGGTCTACGTAGACCTTGAAGAAGTTCTTCTTATGCTTCACAATCTCAACTCTTTTAAAGTTTTTGATGTTAGCATGAAATTTCAAATCGCATTTTCCATTAGGTAAGAAAATCAATTCTGCCATAATGATACTCCGCATAGTCGGAGATTCAAAGTTAAACTATGTTAATTCCAGTCTTTCGTCTGGCACTCCACCTCGTTTTAACCAATAGCTACTGTTCTTCACTACTTGAGCTAAGCTCTAAACTGGGATAAAGGTATTATTCTATATAAATAAATGGTTTTCCAAATTCTTGCCTGAAAGACTCAAGCCAGCCTTCCATTTCCTCATCACTATCAAAATAGATAGACTCATCATGTCTCTCAGAGAACTCTAGAATAATATGCGGCTTCTGGTATACTATTCCATCCTTGTAGAAGGATGTTCTCTTACTAATTGATTCGAGCATCCCTTTCTCAGAGTAAGTCCCAAAGCATGGGTCTAGAAGATACCAATAATCAATATGCCTTTTCCAGAATAAAAATTTGGTATCCGCTATTCTATGCTTCCATTCTGGATGTTTTCTAGTTTTAAAAACTAGTATCCTCTTTATTAAATTTCCATTAATATATTTATCCATAATTAATCCCAATATTCTGGACAATCATCTGTCGTTAATAATCCTTTCTCGCATAGACCTCCATCATAGAATATACATGATGAGCATGAAAGATTGTCCCTGGACTCATATTCCTGAATACCTTCCTGGATATCTTTCTTAGCCTTATATCTATCTTTTCTATTCTCTTTCTTATATTCGTACTGCATCATCTTACTTCTGTAGGGAGAAGTGCAATTCTTAAGCATTTTGGCATACTTGGAATCATTAAGAAAATCCGTAATTGATTCACAAATTCTCAGTGCTCTATTTCTGAAAATAGGAACATTATACTGAACACTGGCTTTAATTCCGTTTACCGGGATATAGAACTTCCCGCAAGAGTTATAAACTTTTTTAGCTCTAGAAATCCACTTTCTTTTAGAAAGCTCTCTTCTTAATTTTCTGTCCATAGGCAAATAAATTAGTGTAGAATCTGGAGTGGGATTCGAACCCACGAAACACGGTTTTGCAGACCGTTCCCTTAGACCACTCAGGCATCCAGACATAAAGGGGAGACTAGCTCCCCAGTTTTTAGAGTACCAAAGAATCGTATCTTCCTGTACGATACAGAGATGGCTTACTGTTAGGATCTTTAATCCAGTAGTAGTTAATTTCGTTATCGTTCTTAGTAACAATAACATTCAACTTCTTGTCAATAGCGATAATCTCGTCACTGTAGAAGCCGTCTCCCACCTTAAGATTGCTGAACTTGGTAGAAGAGTAGATAAAGTAATACGACAGGTTGTGGAAGTTATGGCGACGATACTCATAGTATTCGTTGAGAGCTTTTCTTTCCTCCATAGTACAGTTATCCTCATCGTTAACAATAGGCTTAGGTATAGGATTATTAAATCTCTCAACAGCCTTGGAGAAGTTCTCAATAGAGAACTTATTCTTGTCTTGCTCAATTTCTCCAGTGTAAGCATAACCTCTGATACAGGAATACTCATACTCATTAGTTACTACATTGAAGAAACTCTTAGCCTTTCTCAAACCTTCAATTCCATGAATGTTAACTTCATTAACTATAGTTTTGAGAATATCAATAGTTGATATGGTCAAAGAATCAATGAAGTCAAGCAAATCTTGACGTGCTTCTGGAACTTCCAAGGCATCGTCTAGATATTCGTTTACAACCTTCAAATCAAGATTTTCAAACTTCTTGACGTAGCGGATTCTAGACGGACGTCCTACCATATTCTCGTTGATAGACATTGCATTAGTAGTCAACAAGAATACCTTACGATACTTAGAGTTATAAACTCCATCCATAATTTGGAGGATTGTAGAATCCGACTCGCTGAAGTTCTTTTCAAACTCGTCTAGGAAGAGAACACAGTCTCCCTCAATGCCAGAGAGAAACTCAATCATAGATTGATTGTGGTCTCCCATATCCTTTACTATAATAACAGGAAGGTTCAATTTGTTAGCTAATTCTTTAGCTGTGACAGTCTTTCCAGTACCTTTTGTACCAGTAAACATGATTCCCAAGTTTCCTTCTGTGTTACTATAAGTTTTGATTACATGGTCTATGAAATCTTCCTGCAGTCCATACATCTTGTACGGAAATACGAACTTGTCTGCATACTTATCCAGGTGATAACCTGTCATTGTCAGACTAATACCGTAAATACCGACCGGAAGAGATTCCGAAACCTTGTAACCTGAGCCTACTTGGGTGTATGTAGACCCGGAACACATCCAAACTTTGTTCATTTCTTTATTTTTAATTGTTATTTAATATGAATGTTTCAGAACATTCAGTTAATTAAAGTTCTCCACTGTCTTTGATAAGTTCTTTAGCCTTATCCATTCCAGCTTCGTAAGCCTCCACAACATACTGTATAGCAGTTTTTGAATCAATTTGATTCATGGAATTGCTACTGTCTACCAATTCTTGGATAATTTCACTTAACTCTTTCATAATCGAATAAAAGTTGTAGGGTAGGAGGGACTCGAACCCTCACACATTTTCTGTACTAGATCCTAAGTCTAGCGCGTCTACCAATTCCGCCACTACCCCAAGGTTACAATTCCCCGTCTCTTATTTTCTCAGCCATAGTACACATCTCTTGATAATACTTGACTACCTTATTGAACAATTCTTCAGGAACTATTGTACACTTTTCACTTCCCTGCCCAGGAAGCCATTGACGATTTATCATTCTCTTCTTTTCAAGACTTATTCTAGTTGTATTGCTATCTATGAAAACTTCATAGAAATCTTCTTTAACATCTTCTCTAAGGGCAGTAATATCTTTAGTTATCTTGAAATAACCAAATGATTGTCTATTGAAGTTTATTTGAAAGCATTTTCCCTCAAAACTTTTTAGAAGTTGATTATTTTCTTCTTCTTTTAGTCTCCTTCTTTCTGCTTCCTCTCTAGCAATATTATCTAAGTATTCACAATACTCTTGAAGAGAACAGCCAGGATGTTTCCTGGCATATTCTTTCATTGGACTTTCTCTTGACCACATTATTTCACTAATTTTATTTCACAACAAATATTGAGTTTGGGAATAGAAATCCACTCGCATATTCCATTGCTATCAACTGGTTTTCCTCCATTGATTGTGCAAATAGTAATATGTGGCTTAGCATTTGCACAAGGCAAGTCTGGTATAGTAACTCTAAAAGCTATTGCTTTGTTAGAGAAACCTATCCCATTTACTTCTACCATCCATGATTCATCAATCTTCTTTACAAGAGAGTCATATATCTCTTTGTCGTTTTGATTTCTGTGGAGCAGAGTACAATGGTCTAGATATAAAGTACTTCCTCTTTGAAGGACCAGATTAGCTATAATAGGATTAGCAAAAATGATTTTCATAAGCTCATTCCTATTATGTTCATTTAAAAACAATCCGAAATACTGATAATTCATAAATTCCAATTTTTAATTCTCTAGTGGACCTAGAGGGCTTTGAACCCCCGACCTCCTGATTATGAGTCAGTTGCTCTGACCTGGCTGAGCTATAGGTCCGATTTAGTCTCACTATCGTAGGACTATAAGCTCCCAACGTCCGACTGGCTACGGAAGGTTATTTACCGGTCTAATAACCTATTCTACTGTTAGTTCCTGTTCGCAGACATATTCAACCAGCAATTCATCATTACCGAATACCATAATCTGCAATACTACAATTTCTGGCCCATCCTTACTTAGTCTTGGTCTACTAGAGAATGCGTATTCTGACATAGAAGACCTAGAATGAAATCTTACGAATTTACTTCTAGGATGAGACCTCTGGATTATTCCGCTACTGGGAGTATTTAGAGATACTTTACTAGTTATCTCCCCAATATTGAAAGAAGTTACGTTAAGCATAAGCACTTATTGATTGACATTTAAATATTATAGTTTTACCGATAATATCATCAGGCTTTATGTTAAACTTAGCAAACTCCTCAACCAGCTCATTCATATCTTCTACAGAATACGTTTCTCCAATAACTCTCATATTATCTAGAGAAGTTTGGAAATTCTTTAGTAGTTCTGTAAGTAAACAGCTATTAATTATCACTTTCATTTTACTATGATTTGCTCTTCAGGTTTTAACTTAGCTGGAGCATCAGAGTGTAATTTACCACATCTTACACACCAACAAACTCCAAATGAATTTTCTCTCACTTTACATCTGCCTTTCTCACAGATTTTAACTACTTTTCTGTAATTCTCCTTATCCATAATTATATAATTTAGAAATACAGCCTTACTACCCCTATGTTCCTAGTTATTCTTTAGCTAGCTTTAGATTATTACTAGGTAATACCGCAACGGATTTATTCAGCTGACTTTACCGCCTCTTGGTATGCAAGGCTAGGTCTCCCTAGCGAAGCTGTATTTAGTTGGGCTACCAGGACTCGAACCTGGACTCTCAGAACCAAAATCTGATGTGACTACCATTACACCATAGCCCAGTTTAGCTTAACTATTCTCTCGAACCGTTAAGCCCATATTTACCATGAAAAACACACAATGCGTGGGACGAGGCAGGATCGAACTGCCGCTATCGTCCTGGATTTTCAGTCCAGCGCTCTACCTACTGAGCTATCGTCCCATGTAATTAGATACTCAAATCTAATACTTTTTGTTCCACCAGTTAGTTAAATCTTGTAAAGAAAACTTAAATTCTTCCTCAAATTTTTCTACCGGAACAGTTTCATCTCCTAATTCTATTGCCCATCTCCAGCAAGCTTCTGTTACGTCAATAGGTTCCTCCATTAGCCAAGTATCATCCATAAGTAAGTCAAGAAATGGCTTATGAAGGGACTTAAATATTTCAATTCTTTCTTCCATAACACATTTTATTAAGCGGAGGCAGCTGGATTCGAACCAGCGGGACCCGAAGGCCCTCCGTCTTAGCAGGACGGTGGTTTAAGCCACTCACCCATACCTCCAAATTGCGAAGGGGCTTTTGTTATACTTTACTATTGAAATTGTAAAGCCCCTTCGCTGTGAATTACTTCACTTCTTCAAACTCAGTTGTTTCAGCTTTCTTTTCCTCCAACTCTTTCTTGCCGAGAACACTTTTCAGTGTATCAGCGAAAGGTATAGAGCGAAGCAAGTCGAACGCAGGATTCAAGTTCTCAGCAGTTTTAGCCATGAAGTTACCAGCGGTATTCTCGTTACCATAAACAGTAACCTGTCCAAGGTGAACGTGTTCAAACATCTGAGCAGATGCTTCTGCAATACCTGTCAACTGGTCAACTGTCTTGTACTGAACCACCATTTCAGGAGTCAAGCCAGATTCAATCATCTTCTGGACTGCCAGAGCAGGAGCCATTTCAATAGCCTGGACTTTATCAGCCTCAGCCATCAAAGATGCTCTCTTACCCTCAGCTTCAGCAAGCAGTTTCTTTCTTGTACCTTCAGCTTCGGCTTCTAGCTGCAACTTTGTAGCATTCGCTTTAGCTTCTGCTTCTTTCAGAATTTCAGCAGCCTTAGCTTCTGCTTCAAGTACAGCTTTCTGCTTAACAGCTTCTGCTTCAATCGTGATACGTTCCTTCTCCTTTTGAGCAGGAACAATCGTCTCAGCATGAAGCTTAGCTTCCATAGCCAATGCAGCTGCTTCGTTTACTTCCAGTTGCTTTTCTTGCTTAGTTTTCTCGATAGTCATTTGAGCTTCTACCTTAGAAGTTCCTGCTACCTTTTCAGCTTCAGCCTTAGCTTTCTCGGCCTCTCCCTTAGCTTTAGAGACTTCAATTGTGGCATTTTGTTCTGCCACTCCTGCAATCTTATCAGCTTCAGCTGCCTTTACACGCTTGTCTGACTCATACTTAGCAACTGCAGCTTCCTGTTCGTTAATTGCCTTTTGCGTCTCAGCTTCCTGTTTTTGTTTAGCCTGAGCAATACGAGTTTGTTTCTCTGCTTCTGCTTCTGCTTTCTTAGAGTCAGCTTCTGCTTTAGCCTTAGCTACATTAGCCTCAGCCAGTGATTCAGACTCTGCTCTGTTAGAATCGGCTTCTGCTTGAGCTTTAGCTATAGCTGAAATTTTCTCAGCTTCTGCTTTAGCTTTCTCTGATTCCGCTGCAGTATTAGCTTTAGCAATATTGGCAGCTTGTTCAGCTTTCTGATTAGCAATACCTGATTGCTTATTCTTCTCAGCTTCTGCAAGTTTGATTTCCTTCTCCTGGTTAATCTCTGCCACACGAACCTCTTGCTCTTGTCTAGTCTGAGCAACAGTAGTTTCACGCTCTTTCTCAGCGTCTGCTACAGCAATTTCACGTTGCTTGTTGGTTTCTGCAATCTGAATATCTCCTTTCTTTTTCTCTTCTGCAATGTCAGCCTGTGCCTGAGCAAGAGCTTTAGTTGCAGCTTTCTGACCTAGATTCTTGATATAGTTTGCATCATCCGAAATATCGGCATTGTTAATGTTGATAATACTGAAACCTACCTTATTCAACTCGGTCTCAATATTCTCCTTAGCTTTGCCGATAAACTTGATTCTGTCAGCGTTAATTTCCTCAATCGTCATCGTAGCCATCAAGCTTCTCACTTCACCAATGAGAATATCCTTGATTTGGTCTGAGATTTCAGAAGTTTTAGCTGTTAAGAATCTACTTGCAGCATTTTGCATTAATGTTTGAGTAGTTCCAATACCAGTGGTCAATGTTACAGGAATAGTTACCTTAATCATTTGACTGGAAACACCAGTAACATTTACTTGAATTTGGATAGGTTTCAAGGACATTTTAGCCCAGTCTTGAATTACTGGCATTACGAATGTACCTCCACCATGAATGATTTTGGATGGCAGAATAACTTCCTCCGACTTTCCAGTCTTCTCGTTAACTACCTTTTTCTTACCAGCCTTACCAAACACAACCAAGATTTCATCACTAGCACACTTACGATACCGTGACAAAAGTCCAATAAAGGTTAAAACTACTAGCAATACAATAACACCTGCTACAATAAGAGTTTCTGTTGTCATCTTTTAAAAATTCTTTTTTTAGTTAAAATAATACTTTCCATTCTCAAATTTAGAGATTACCACACGAGTACCAACCATATATCCCATTTTTTGGACTTCTGGATAGGCTACAATTTCCTCAGAACCTCCATTTACTTCAATAGTAATGAAGAAATGGTTTTCACAAGGAACTGTGATAATTCCAACCCTTCCAATCAAGGCTTCGCCCTCTTCTGGAATAACTTGATGCTGGAGTTTTAAACAAAATTTATATAAGTAGTAAAGTATAACCACGAAAAGAATACCGCATACTAATGCGATTAGATAATCATACCATTCTACAGAATGGGATACGGATTGCTTAACACAAAGCCATCCACTAGCTCCCATTATAAAATGGATTAATCCCTTAAATGAGACAATATCACTCACGTTCATATCTAGTTCTCCATCTAAATCAACATCTAAGTCAGTGTCTCCACCAAACCAAGATAAAATGAATTGAACTAGAAAAATGCCATATGAAATGGCTGCCAAAAGATAATACACTTCACTCATCTCTTACAATATTTACAATCTGGGTCATGAACTACTCCGGAAATCTTATACTGTCCAAATCCTTCAACAAACTTAATGTACTGATGATTCTTGTACTTGAAGTGAACTGCGTTATCAAACGGAATAATCCCGTCTGGAGCGCTCATAGTCACTTTTGACTCTGGTACTGGACCACAGCTATATAGCAACATAAGCCCCAATAAAACAATTACTAATCTTTTCATAATCTAATTTATTAATTAAATAGCACGCCCGCTAGGATTCGAACCTAGGAATAATAGTTTTGGAGACTATCCTCTTAAACCACTTGAGTACGGACGTATTTGCGGAAGGACAGGGATTCGAACCCTGGGGACGCTCATCACGCCCGACGCTTTTCAAGAGCGTTGCAATAAACCTGACTCTGCCACCCTTCCAAAAGCTAGTCTTATGACTAGCCAAAAATCATACAAGAAGCAATATTACACAGAATATAGCTAGAATACACCAGCCTATAGCCTGGATTGCTCCTCAGCCAAATATACAAATCATTGAAGATATAAAGAATACAGCTCCTCCTACTACACTTGTCCAACCTCCAGCATCTTCGTCATTCTTAGATAGCTTTCCTCTACCAGTTAGTAGCATAAACAAGGATATTCCTAATAATATGATACCTATTACAACACCTGCTATCTCTTTGTAAAGTAATTTCCATACTACGATAGTTATTGCTGTTTGTCCCAAATTAGAGTCTGCTATTCTGATGGCGGAATCTTCAACTGCTTTAAGAGTTTCATTAACAGCCACGCCTATTTCCTTACCAAGGTTAGCATACTCAGAAACTTCCTTGATTTCACCCTTTATAGCTTTCTCTGTTGTTATCTTCTCAATTTGAGTTCTAGTATCACTAGGCAACTTATCATAGTCTTCTTGTGATATAGTTATCTGAGAAAAAGCTGCTACGCTCATCCAGAGCATAGCAAGCATAATTACAAGGAACTTTTCATTAGTCAAGCCATTCAAATTCTTCACCCTTGAAATGTCTTGCAAAACAAGCATCGAACACTAGCTTTCCAAACTGGGTTGATACGTATTTGGCAATCTCTTCAGATTTGCACGCAAGCATCCCGACAGAGGAAGAGGCAACGCCGACGCCAACGGAAGAAAAGAAAAAGCCGAGACCTGCAGCGCCGCCAGAAGCCGCGAAGCCGCCCACCAACGCGAATTTCTCGCCCTGATAACGGAAGTGACCAATGACTTCTGCATCCTTCGGAACTGATTTCATTCTAAAGAAGCGAACCCAGGGATACCATATAGTACCAGTTAACAGATTGAACTTGTGACCTTCATTTAGCGCATCCAAGACTGTCTGCAACTTAGCTAGAGAATTTACAGATCTATTGTAGTAAATAGTATCTCTAGTAACACACCCTAGATAGTTTACAGCATCCTCATAGGTTCTTATCCGTCCCATAATGTTTTCTGGAACGATTTCAACATTGCCAGTTTCGGCATTATAGATGGGTTTATAACCATCTGGACATTCAATTTCAATTGTCTTTTTCATTCGTTATAATATTTAATAAAACATGATTAGGGTGTTATAGCGGACTCGAACCGCTGACCTCTACAGCCACAATGTAGCGTTCTGCCAACTGAACTAATAACACCATCTAATCATTTATTTAAACAACGGCAATAACTTTTTACCAAGAATCTTTACCGCTTTCTGTGCATCAGCTACAGTTCTAAAATAAACAATACCTGGATATTTTACGTTTTGATGCATAACGACGTACACTCCTTTTATATCAGTTTCCGTCCTTCCAGATAGAGAAGAACCTTTTCCAAGAAAATAGCCAGTATTACCTTCTGTTTTGATCCATCCTTTATTTAGATAGTTAGCAACTATTTGTAAACTAGCTAGAGAACTGAGTTGTTCTGTCATGCTTGGAGGACATACTAATGTATTCCAAAAACCATAATCTTCTTCAGACTCTACTATCTCCTTAAAGGAAGGAATTAGCATTTCCTCACTAAATGCAGTAAGAGCTAATTTCTTCAAGTCTTCATTACCACTTTCATACCATTCGCGTGCCTGCTCTAAAGTTACTTCAAGATAGGCTTTTGTCTTAATTCTATTCATTTTATTTATTAGTTTTTAATGGACACCAATCTGGAATTAATACCCTTTCGTAAGGTCTTAACATTCCTTCAATTAGTTTATTCTCAGACTCCTTACAGAGCGCTTTCTCGTCGTCATCATTGAACCAGTCATTAGGATCTGGGTCAGGAACAATTAAGCAGTGCGGACATTCTCTACACTGCTTAATTTCTTTTTGAAATACTACACTAGTACCAGATTTCTGGTAAGTATCCTTCTCCGTACTCATAATTTGTCATTTTGTAATTTCTTTAAATTCGTTTATAACTGTTTTTATAAATGGTTTAATATCAAATAATAGTATTACAATAACAAATATAGTATTTATTACTGGTAATGCCATTATTACGAGTCTTCTAACTGTAACAAATCGTTCATTTACTGCCATATAAAGGCCAACTATGTACGTGCTTATTACGTATATAAATGCTGAATATACAAATATCATCATAATATATTGAAACTAGTGTGGGATTGGGAGGACTCGAACCTCCAGTCTCAAAAGAGAGCAGATTTACAGTCTGCGCGGCTACCAATTACCGGTTACAATCCCGAATCGACCTAGTAGAGAACCCTGGTTTCCTCATTTAAATATGACTAACCTATATGCAGTGGGTATACATATTTCTAAAATCCATATCCTAGGTCTCGCTAATAGGGTTTTATTCATAGATAGATTGATAATAATCTATCCAATAGTCTGCCTGCATATCTTCGAAGATTTCTTTGAGTTCTTCATCAGATAGCCCTTCATATTTGTCTTCCATTATATCTTTCTCCTATTAAATAGTCTAAAATATTCGTCAGAATATACGCTGCATAAGTCCTTATACTTTTTTGGCATAGGATAATCAAAGTCATCAAATGCAGACTCTTTAATAAATCCATCATGTAGAGCCATATTTGCTGTGGTAACAGCAATATTACAATTACGCTCCTTTCCCCAGTCAACAATGTTACTCATAACACTATTAAAGTATTCTGTATCATTATCTACTTGGAGATAGATTTCCACTCTGCAAATTGCAGGATTTTTGAATCCTTGTCTAAGAGTTATCTTAGATACGAAATTCAAGTCTAGCAAATCTGCTATTCTATCCTTAGCTACAATTCTAGAAATTCTTATCATCTTTTGGTAAGTTATTTTACATAATTGTGGGATAGGTAGGATTCGAACCTACTAAGCCTAAAGGCAACGGATTTACAGTCCGTCCCAACTCTCCATCGTTGGCGCTATCCCATAAAGCAATTAACAGATTTGTTCTAATTAACATAGCTACTACAATTCTTCCTCTTGGCACCCCCAAGTCCTCTAGTAGCTAATAGCCGCACTAGTGCGTGGTAACAATTTTAAGGGAACTCACCTCTGTTAATTGGAGTAATCAGGGATTCATCTACGTAGGCACCCAATAGACATTATCTATTCTACTAGTGAATGGTGATTACTTCGTCTGGATAGTGTGGCTCGAACACACGACCTCTGCATCCCAAATGCAGCGTTCTACCTACTGAACTATATCCAGGTGTAAGTATGTGTTTCACAACAAATACTCACTGCGTAAGAAAAAGAAAAATTCAAGAAAATTGCCTGTGACTCCGCTGGGATTCGAACCCAGGACCCCCAAATTAAAAGTTTGGTGCTCTAACCAACTGAGCTACGGAGTCATTTTAATGATAAAGTATCCCGTGAAGGATTCGAACCTTCGACCCACAGCTTAGAAGGCTGTTGCTCTATCCAACTGAGCTAACGGGACATCGTGTTCGCTATTATATACAGCGAACTACGTTCTTCTTAGTTAATAATTGTTAAATCTTCTCTTCGGAAATAAGCGCATTACCGCACGTTATTCTGTCAGCATCTTCTTCTTTAGAAGGAACAAATACGATAACATCCCAACCTTCTTCAAGTAAAGGCTGTTCGAATTGACGATAAACATTATAATCAGAGTAGCCAGTTACTTCAAAACCATTCTCAACTGCGGATGCAGTTTCATGAATAGGGGTTATTTTCACAATAAACTTCTCTTTATCGAAAAGTCTAGATAACTCCTTTGCATCCAGAATAGTCTGTGCAGTAACTGGGAAATTCAACGTATACTTTCTACCTTTCGGCATAGGTAAACGACTAGCCATTTCAGAAATAGTAGCTAATGAATGACTTTTGTTGTCAAATAACTCTCTTCTCTGTTCGTCATTAGTAGAATTTATTGAGAATTGAAGACCTGCCTCACCTCCATAGAAATCATTCTTGATTCCACACCAAGTTTGTATGAAGCTCTCTAGTTTTCTATTAGCTCTAGGAAGCATAGTAGAAACTACTGGATGGACAGTCTTAGCTATCAATCCACAACTCTTTACTACTTCTTTTAGAACAATCCCAAATACTAGCACATTATCGTTCCAAGTTGGCTCTCCCATTCTTGCGAAATGCACATTGAATCTGTCAGTATTCCTAACAGTCTCATTCTTGATAATGTTTCTTATTTGCCATTCCATCTCTTCAATAGAAACGTTTCCATGGAATCCAAATTTCGGAACATCACAGAATTTGCATTCCATTGGACATCCTTTCTGAGTGGAAATAGTTGCAACCCACTTCTTACTAAGGTCAACTTCAGTATTAGCTACTCCGTTAATCTCCTTAGTTAATCCTAGGAAATTAGCTTTGATATTGTTCTCTTTTCCATAGTCTCCTACGGTTAGAAATTCAAGTTTATGTTCTGTATCAACATAAATCTTTCCTGTGTGAGTAAGTATTGTCTTCATTGTTCTTCAATTGCCTTCCAAATGATAATTAATATTATGAATACTACTATATAGGTCATGGTACAATCCTCCAATCCAATCTATTCATCACTATTCTGAATTTGTTAGCTTCTGACCAGCTACGGAAAGACCTAACGATCTTCCCATAACTGTCCAACAGATAATATTTCATACTTAACTAGCTCTCCATTAATATGAATTGTACAAAGGATTATATTGCCTACAATAATCATAGTTTCCACCATAATTATCTCACCGTTTATTTCGGTGATTCTTCTCATTATTGCCATAAACTAAATACTTTTTTTGTTAGTGGATAGTTTCCTCTCCACTTTGTTGCATACTTAAATACACGAGAATCGCCTGTACGACGCCAAGTAGATCGAAATAGCGGGAATAAAATCGCCATAACGACAAGTCCAAATACTAGAACAATGAAAGTTAAACCTTTCAGTATATGTTCTAATAACCAAACGGGTAAAGTAATGCCCCATCTAACAATTGCTAATAAATCTTCCATATTAGTTCTCAACTATCAGAGTGTTATGGATTCTCAATTTCTCTTCCGAAATCGGAATTAATTCTCCAAATACTCTTATGTATTTTTGTTCTTTGATTACTAATGATGTGGTAATTTCAGTGATTACCTCGATGTTAGCATTGTGCCATCTCTTTAAATACTGAGAATGTATTCTTCTAGACAATTCGTAGTTGTCTGAAGATGCTATTCTCGCAGCTTTGAATCTTTTTCTCATGGTTTTCTTTTTAATTCGTTAAATCTTTTTCTTGCTAATTTTCCATTCACAAATGTTTCTGTAACTGTTCTGATGCCTTCTATGTGAATGGTATACTCGAAGGCGTGGGTTCCAGTGAGAGTTATCACTCTTCCCCATGAATCTGTAAATCTTGCGCGAACAGTTGAATCGCAGTGTAATCTGTTGAATTTTCTCATTTTCTTTTTCTTTTAATCCTGACTACCTATTTCTAGGTAGTTTCGTCTTAATTTTCAAAGACTCATCAGAGGATCTTCATATAAACCCAATTTATACAATTGCATTATTTCTTCATCTTTACTTTTAGGGTCTAATATAGAAAGACCTTTTCTTATTTTTTCTAATCTTTCTAAATTGTTTTTCCTCGATAAATCGTTCATGCATGTAACTGCACTGAATCCGTAGTCTGTTTCAGTCATTATAAATAGTCCTGTATCTGTGACAACTGTAGAATCAAATATTTTTCCTAAGCAAAAATCTTTGCAGATATTCCTTAGTATATTATCTAGTCCTACAATTTTAAACCTCTCGTTATACCTATCTAAAAAATGACGTGTAAACTCCAGTACTGTAGTATCAGTAGAATAAGCATATATTCTTTTGCCACATTTAGTAAATACCGTATAATTTAAACTATTTCTACTTAGACATTTCCATACTAAATAATATCTGTTATTTCCAACTTTCATCTGAGTTATTTCTCCAAAGTGTGGAAAAGTCATTTGATTTTTCATTTTCAACAGTATTCGCCTTTTCTTTACGGCCATTCTTTCTGCAATTTTATCTATTGAGTCTATATCGCGGTTAAATTCCCTGACAATATCTTTACCTGTCATCGTATCTACAATCATAAATTACTATCTATTAAATTATTAAAAGTGCTGTTTTACTTCTAAGCCAGCAAAGGACTTCCAATTCTCAGTTTAATTCGTATCCAAATTTTCTAAAAGCTTCTACTACTAGAGTCAATGTATGCTTTCCTACATTTCTAACTCTTAGTATATCTCTCTTTGAATACTGTTTAACGAAAGTACTTAGAGTTATGGTTACGTCATTAGTAACAGACCTTAAAGCATTATTTGCCCTAACATCTAGCTCTTCAAATAGAACGTAGATAGGAACATCTATTTGCTCCTTCTTAATTTTCTCTGTCTCGTAGATTACTCCTAGAGAATCTAACATTTTCTTATAGAGCTTAGATTCTTCTGCATTGATAGACTGTTCTTTAATCTTGATAATTTCCATGATAAACATTTTTATTAATTATTACTAGAACTATTAGTTTCAGCTTGAATAGCTTACTTATCTCCTAAACCACGTAAAGGTTGTTCTTATCTTAGGAGTAGAGGCACCGCTGTGCCTCACAATTGTCTCAGAACTTTCCTGTGCCTATAGCCAAATGGCTATTTTCGATTATATAGTGTATAATCTCACAATACTTTGCCTTATCTCTCGATAAGACATCTCTCCAGTATCAAGGAGCATACTGTTTGGTATAAGAGATGCTCTGCATTAGTCTCTGGGCGTACCCATTATAGTCCTTAACAGCAAATAGAGCCTACAAGTAGCTGTAGTCCTCAAATACTAAGTTCCCCACTCCGGGTTTGAACCAGAATCTCCTTCTTTAGAGGAAGGCGCAATGCATTATACTAATGGGGAAAACTCTATCTTGGCAACTAGTATAAGATAGAGAGTTATTCAACTACTTAATTCTCAGTTTCCTATACTGAAAATCAAATAGCTACGTTACTAACGTTCACTAAGAATATAGGTAGCTAATCCATATTCTTGCGACTGAGTTCGAGGTAGGAAATATACCCTTATGAGGTATCCTCTTATCAGCTAGCCTTATTAATCTAGCGGCTTATACCAGGCAACTTCTAATACAATTGTATAACATATAAAAATATGACATACATGGTCTACTGGTATGTCAGCAGTACTTTCATATATTGCTATAAGTGACCAATCTTATAGCTCAATCCTCCTTACTCATGAGATAAGTTTGCGAACTCTCATTTTCATTAATAGCAGTTATTTTCGGATATTGGGCTATCTGCGTAACCCCGCTTTTTGTTGCCTTTTTATAGGCTAATGTTAGAGTAAATAATCATTGTAGTATGAGTTATAAAACTCGTCCTACTGACGATTTTTTGAAAACTGGAAAAAGTAGGAAAATCTGCCTTTGAGTTTGTGGAACATTCTTCTCCTTACTCTCCATATTTTCACGTGAAACATACACGATTTTACTAGAAATGATAGTCTTTCCTATCAGCCAGACATAAAAACTAAAACTACTA